TCAGCGCGTGGCGGTGTAGTAGAAGATGTGGCGGCCGAGCTTGCCGGTTCGCTCGAGCTTGGCCGACCAGAACGGGTTCACGTAATCGGCGTGGTAATGGGTGGAACGCGCGATGTCGCCCTTCCAGGCCCGGCAGCCGCTGTCGCAGCGATAATTGACGGTTGCCACCTGCATCGCCTTCTCGAACGCCTCCTCCTCGCGGATGGTGACGTCGGTCCCGTCGCAGGCAAAGGAGAACTGGCAGGCGTTCCTCATGTGCTGGTTCTGGTACACCACGTCGCACACCGTGTCGGGATAATAGGCGCTGTCGACTCGGTTGAGGATGACGCGCGCCACCGCGTGCTGGCCGGCCGTGCTCTCGCTGCGCGCCTCGAAATAGACGGCGCGCGCCAGGCATTCGATCTCGGCGCGGTAGCTCTTGAAGAGCGGCGCCAGAACCTCCGATTTGGCGGGCAGCGCGTGGGCCTGCGGCATGGCGGCATGCGCAAGGAAACCGGCGGCCGCGGCCGCGCAGAACAGGCTGGATTTCATTGAATTACCCCGGATTGTTGTCCCGCGGGCCTTCTCGGGGACAAATCTGGCGCGAATCTGAAGCCCCAAGGGCGGCATTGCGGCAATCGAGTGATGATTTGATGCGCTGCCCAAGGGGAAGGGCCACGCGCCCGGCGCCGGGAAAAAGAAAACCCGGCTCAGGGGGGAAGCCGGGCTTTCTCGTTGGGATAGCTACGATTGGAGGTCGTGACGTTTCAATGCGCCAAGGGTCGCATCGGTTCCCGCCCGCTGGACGAAGATCTTGCTGTCGGAGAAGTGCTGGTGATTTCAGGGGATTGCTGGCGATCCCGGCAGGACTCGAACCTGCGACCATCGGCTTAGAAGGCCTATTATGACAATTGATTTCATTGAAGAAAAGGGCGCTATGTCACGCCCATGTCGCGGAAAATTAGCTCAGGATTTCCGATAGTCAGCAAAGAGCGCGTCCGCTGCATCGGCCAGTTCCTTCGTATCATCCTTGCGCGGGAAGAGATGCGAGTAGACATCAGCCGTCACCACGATGGATGAATGGCCCATGCGGGCCTGCACGGTTTTCATGTCCAGCCCGAGGCCGCCGGACTCCTTCGGATTGATCAGCCAGCTCGCATAGAAGTGTCTCAGCGCATGCAGGCCGCTATAGCGCGCCGCAAGGATGGCGTTACCGTCGTCATCCACCTTGCCGGTGTCGATCGTCAGGCTGGCCTTCTTCATGGCGGGGATCAGGCCACGCTTGATGATGTTGGAATGCGACTCGGGATTACCTTGGCCATTCGGGAAGACAAGCTCACCGGGCGGGCACGCAAGCTTCCACTCCTTCAGCGTGTTCACCACGACAGGCGGAACCGGCACCGTCCGCTGGCTGGAATGAGACTTCGTTGATCCGATCTGGCCCCATTTGTCGGAGCGCTGGCGCACGTCGATGGTGGCCCTATCGAAGTCGACGTCCTGCCACCTCAAGCCGCGAAGTTCCGATGATCTCAAACCACTGAAGACGGCGGTTAGCAGGAGAGGGCGCCATCGGCCTTCCAGCCCTGCCAGGAAGGCCTTGATCTCGTCGGGCGCGGGTATGTCGACCCCAACCTGAAGAAGCTTCTTGCTGCGCTTCTCCGAGCCGTTGCGGCGGCGGCTCATCTCCTTCACCGCGTTGCGCGTCACGAGGCCGCGCTCCTGCGCATCGGACAGGATGGCGCCAAGGGCGGTGAGCGCCTTCTTGACCATAGCAGCCGACCGGCCTTCCTCGCGCAGCTTATCGGCGAAACCGCGCACGACAGGAACTGTGATCTTGGACAGTTTCTCGTGGCCGATGAACGGCACGACGTGCAGGTCGAGGCGCTGCCGATAGGCTTCGAGCGTCGACCGCTCCAGTTCGGCGGCTTCGCTTGTGGATATCCACAACTTGCCGGCCTTCTCCACCGTCACCGTGTCGCGGTCGGCAACGTGAGTTCCTTCGCGGACTTCGACCTTGGCCGTAGCGGCGAACTGGTCCGCGTCCTTCTTCTTCGTGAAGGTCTTCAGCCGGCGTTTGCCCTTGGTGTCGGTATAGTCGACCACCCAGGCCGATTTCTCGGCGCCCTTGCTGTCGGTCCAGGTGCGCTTGCGGATGCTCATTCGCCATCGTCCCAAGGAGGAGGCGCGTCCGGATCGCCCCAGTTCTCGCGATAGTATTCTTTAAGCCATCTCTCGATCGCGGCGTAGGCAGCTTCTGGCTCAGCGAATTTAACCTCACCGAGACGAAACCACTTGAGTGCCCGCTCCGGCTTTCCTTCTTCCATCGCCCGGATCGCGGCATAAATGGTGTCGCCACCGAACTTCTTCAGCAGCCCGCGATCAAGCTCCCTTTCCAGATCGTCCGTGGCCACACCGTACTTTTGAACGCGCCTCCACCGGACCATTCTGTCGGAGACCTTTTCCCAATCTTCCATCCCTTTTAACGGAAGCCGCTGCACGTATTGATCGGGCTCCAACCCGGATGCCAAACGATCAGACAACTCATCGAGGGCGTCGACCAGCACCTGCCGGTAAGGAATGTTCGAAGCTGCGTGCGCTTTGCTGATCGCCGAATGAACGCTCTCTAGAACGTCTTCGAGCGTCGGCTCAGGCGGATAGTAGGCTTCCAAAGCCGTAACAATCTCCGAATTCATAGATCGCCCGCTTCTCTCGGCCGCCTTCTTTATGCGGTCGCGCATCCCCGCAGGCAATCGGATCATGAACTGATCCTGCTTATCGCTGGGGTATTGGGACTTCTTTGCCATAACGGAAACGTGAACGCCTGTCTGTGGATAGTAGCGAGTTGCTACATTTCGCAGCTTGCCGCAATCGTCGCGAGTCGCTAGGGTTAATATGTAGCGAATTGGTACGATGAACGGAAGGTAAACATGCAACAGCAGGAAGAACTGGTTTGGGGCGCGAACTCCATCGCCAAATTCATTGGGCGAACCGATCGTCAGACGTTTCACATGCTGAACGCCGGCCTGCTCCCAGCCAAGAAAATTGGCGATCGATGGGTAGCGTCAAAAGCAAAGCTGATTGCGGCATTGACCGAAGAGGACGCCGCATGAGCGTCGCCACCAAAAAGAAAGGCCCGGCGAAGGCTGCAACCTTCCCGGACCACGGTTCCACCACACCGGCTAAGGAAATGGCTATGAACAAGCACTTTAGTAGCACTGAAACCGCCCCGGCGGCAACACCGATCATGGAGCTGGCCGCCCGTTTGAGGAACGCCTATCGGAACGGCGAAGCCGCAGAGGGAGAGGCGAGTGACGCGAGAAGGGCCGGCAATCACTCGCTCGAATGGCGTAGAGAAGCTGCGTATAGCCATTTCGATGACAGCCGGATTTCGTGCAGCCATATGCTTTCGATGGAGCGGGCTACAACGATCGAGGATGCGCTGGTCCAGGTCGGCGCGATGGTCAATCTGCTCGATCTGATCAAGGACGGGTATCCCGAAGAACACGAGGACTATCGCGTCAAAAGCGAGTTCCGCGCCATGGAAAGGCTGCTCTTTTCCGTGTTGGCAGTCCTCGACCAACGATCGGAACGGTCCCTGCCGGACTTGGTGTGCACTTCCTTCGCCAACTTCCATCTCAGCCCGTGGGGCAAGATGGATGACGTTTGTGGGCAGGAGGCGGCCCGATGAGCAACCGCATCAAACTGATCAACGCCATCGATACCTTGGCCGATGCCGAGCATCTGGTCGAAGCTACATTAATGGCGGCACAAGCCCTGACCCGTCAGGAAGGCGACGCCATGCAGGCCGTGATCATGGCGGCGCAAAGGAAGATCGAGAAGTGCAAGGCCCTCCTCTACGTCATCCATGAAGGCGGGAAAGGCGGTGATGCATGAATACCATCATCATCACCACCCGATCCGAAAAGCTGTTGGCCGGCGATCTGCTGGATCGTGGCCTCGACAATCTGCGCACCATCCACATGGCGCTCAACCCAGACAACAAGGGCTGGCTGGACGATAAGACCCTACTTGCAATCTGGGCCTCGCTCGATGGCGTCATTCGAGAACTTGAGCCCTTGCGTGAGGCGCTTCAGAACCCGGGTGCCCATCAGGGCGAGGAAGGCGGTGTTGCATGCGACTGATCCGCGCCCTCATCACCTTCTACCATGTCCGCCGTGCCCTCAGGCACTCCCGGCTTTACCGCCACCATCTAGGGAGGGCTCAGGCCCTCTCCGACAGGAGGTCGGCATGATGGAGGACGATCTCGATAATATGGCCGCAAGGCTGAAGGAGGAATGGGGCGTCAAGGAGTGGCGCCCCACCACCCTCGCCAAGGAACACAAGCCAATCGCCGACAAGCTTCTGGGCAAGGACGAAAGCCAGCGTCTTCAGAACTGGCGGGCCAATTCCCGTCCATTCAAACCGAAGAAGCCGATCGTGGTGGCGGAATACTACGAGGTCCCGTCTCGCGAAACGAGCTACGGTTTCTATGGCGGCGGTTGGCGGATCGACATCCGCGTCAACGGCATCATCCACAAGTCGGTTGACGGGCTCGACCGCGTGACGTGCACTAGGCTGATCGCCGGCTGCCAACGGCGGGGCGTCCAGATCAAGCCGATCATCACGGAATGGATGAAACAGCAGCCACCCAAGCCAGAAAACCGCCGCAAGGCCATTCTGGAGGATCTGGGAGGCTTCAGCCTATGAGCGACGACAAGCGCACCAATGCCGCATCGTTCAAGCTGTCGACCTTGGAAACGTGCACGGCCGACCCTTTCACGAAGCCCACCGATGTGACGCTGCTCGTGGCCTACCTCAAATATATGAAGTGGCCAGCGCGCACCGCGTACCTGACTAATCTCAAGGCGCGGATCATGACCGGGGGCAAGAAGGTCGCGCAATCGACCATCACGCGCAGCCGTGCCCGCCTCGTCAAGCACGGCTATCTCCGGAAGGTAATGGACAAGCTCAATGGGGCTGGCATCTACGAGGTGAACAATCCGCGCGCAGAGATCGTGGCAGACCACGTGGCCATCGCCGAAGAGACCTTGAAGGAATGGGATGCCCAACGGAAGGCCGATGCCCGGCGCAGGGTAAGCAAAATGACTACCCCAAAACAGCTAGAGGGTAAGCAGAATGTGCCGGACAGGGTAAGCATAATGCTCGACAATTCCTTAGATCATTCCCTGGATCGAAGGGCACTGAAGAAGGAACCATGCTCAGGGGACGCTTCTCGCCCGTCCTATGGCGAGTTGCCAGAAGACGACCCCCTCGCGCCCTATCCCGTTCCTCATAGTGAAGATGAACTCGCCAGTGCATTGGCAGATTTTCGGGCGCACGGATTTTCGGCGGCAGTCGTGGGCTATTTCCGCATCGAACTTCTTGCGGGCCGATTGACCCCAGCCATGGTCGAACAACAGCGGAGCTTGGCAGCATGACCCAACTCGACCTCTTCGAATGGGCGGCAAATCGTCCGACAGCGAAAATCCTCGACGCCATACCGCGCATTGCGAAGCGAATGTGGGCTGAACGTCTGGACCCTATCGCCGCTCGGGAGGGCACGCTGGTGCCAATGCCGCTGCGCCATACGGAACAAAGGAAGTCGGCATGACCGAGATCGTCCATCCTGGCGTGGGGGCAAAGAAGCATGGGGGCTGGATTGCTGGCGAATTTTTGGGAGGTGCCGCATGACCTATCGCATGCCAGATGAGCTACGTGACCTGCGACAATGGCTGGCCGAGCGGGGAGCGGATGTCGACAACTTCGCGTCGGAGCGCCAAGCCGCGTTTATCGCTCAGAAATTGGCCGACCAGAGGTTCAAGTTTCCCGCCGACCGAACGGCTTCATGCTTCCCGATCCTGAAAAAGATCCAGGCCATCGTATGCCATGGAGCGAAGGCCAGTCGGCCGGTGCCGAAACCCGGCACGATCGAGTTGGATCAGAGCTCGCCGCGCGGGCCGGTCGCTAAGAAGCAGCCTAATCCTCGAACCGAGGGCGCTAACGGGACGCCAGTAAAGGAGCCCGGGCTCGCGATCTATTGCGATGGAGCATGCGAGCCCAATCCCGGGGCAGGGGGCTGGGGCGTCGCCGTCTATCTTGACGGTAAGGAAATCGACAGTCGTTCCGGCGGACTCGCCGAGACCACCAACAACGCCATGGAACTGACCGGCCTTCTGATGTCGCTGTCGTGGCTGGAAGCCGAGCAGCCGAAGGAGCCAGCGCTGATCCTGTGCGACAGTCAGTATGTCGTTCAGGGCATCAATGACTGGGCTCCAAAGTGGAGAGCCAACGGCTGGCGCCGGAAGGGCGGGAAAGCGAAAGCGGAAAACCAGGCAATTGCCAATCTGGACCTTTGGAAGCTGACCATCGCTGCCAGAGAGCGACTGCCGCATGTCGCGATCGGCTGGGTGCGGGGTCACGCCGGGCACGAGGGCAACGAGCGGGCGGACGAGCTCTCTCTCATTGGGCGGGAGGAATCGTTGCCTGAGCCAGAGGCGGACATGATCGAAGATCAGTTGAGGTACGAAATATGAGCAAGGTTACCGACACCGCTATCGGCAGGGAGGCTCAGCAGGACATGCTTCAAGTCATTGATCCCGCCCGCCGCGGGCCCGTCCCTGATGACGACGCGTGGAAGATGGACTGGATGAATGGCGAGGAGATCATCGTGCAAGAACAGCGGGCCATTGCGGTCTACCGTAACCGGGCAAACGGCGTTGTGATTCGTGCCGAGAGAACATGGGATGAGGAAGAGGACGTGTTTGTCGTTCTATCGTCGGAAACCGCAGTTCGTGCGGTGATCGCCCAGCTGCAGCGCGAACTGGAGCAAGTCGGCTGATGACCCTCGAGATAAATCACACCCAGCCCACCGTATCGCATCGCGTCATTTGGACGGCATCCGCAATCGGGCGGCGCATAGGAACGTCGGCCGATTTTGTCCGTGACAAGCTGGCAAAGGCGCCATGCAGTCCTATCAAGCAGATCGGCGGGCGTTACTGCGTCGTAGAGGCCGATCTGATCGAATTCTTCAGGACACGCCAGCGCTAATTCCTATAATAACCCACTCCAACCCATTGTTTCCGCAAGAGATCGTTTGCGCGCGCGCGTATAATCCACCGCATGACATGGTATGCAGTTCGCACCGCGCCCGGTTCCCAAAAACCCAAACGTGAATACGTGGTCCAGTCCACCTCTCTGGGCTGCGATGGTCGGCCGCGCGGGAAAGGTTACAGGATCATCCCCAGCCTCGATCCGAACGTCTCAGCGATCGAACGCGCGCTGACGGACGCTGGCTTTGACCACTACATGCCGGCCGAGAAGCGGTTGGTCCGGGACCGGCGCCATACTCACCTCTGGAAGGTGCGCCGGTTCGCACTCATGGTCGGTTACATCTTCGTCCGAGAGCCAGACTGGGGCGTGCTGAGAGAAACGCCCGGTGTTCTGGGCATCGTGGCATCGCCAAAGGGGGAGCCACTACCTCTACGCCTGGAAGACATCCTGCTGGTTCGCGCCGCCGAGGCGAAGACCGAAGTGGAGTTCGATCGGCAAACCAGAGAAGCCCGCAAGAAGCTGCGGAAGAATGCCAAGTCGGATCCGCGGCTGCAGATGTTGGTCCAGAAGCTGGATATTGCCGGAACCATCTCCATGCCATTGGATAGTGAAGCCGTCCTCGACGTGGCTGCTTGAGTAGCCATCTCGCCTAAATGTCGCCGTCGGTGAGGCGGCTGTCGCGTCCGAGCACAGATTTCTGTACGCTAATCGGAAAAGCATGGGAGAGTTTGATGCTTGTCGCACAACGAGTGAACGATTTCATCACCGGGCTCCGTCCAGATGCCGTTTGCGACAGATGCCTATGTGAGGCCATGAGCTTTAACTCGCATGCCCATGCTGCACAAATTACAGGCGCGCTCGGCACCACCTCGGACTTCGACCGGCGGCAGGGCCAATGCAGTCTGTGCAAGAATGAGAGAACTGTGATTCGCGCCAATCGGACCTGAAGGACAGAATCAGCGCAAACAACTACTACCGCGGCTTGACTTCGTTTCGCATCCGAAACTATATTGAGTTCGGTGATTTGGCGCGACGGGGATACGTCCCGGCGCCCGGCGGAGAGGTTCACCACTCCGCGCTGCGGAGGTTTATGTCCGTCCACTGGTCACCAGAGGCAGACCTTCGCATCATCCAGATCGTACGCCCCGTCCACGCAAGACCGGATCTGCCTGATCTTCCGCTCTGCATCGTCGAACTCGGATTGCAGGTTGTTAAAGCGCCGAACCAAGTCATTGTACTGGCCCCTCAGCCGCTCGCATTCGTCTGCCAACTCTTCAAGCGTCGATTTGCACACGAAGCCACGAAAGTTGCACGTGAAATGGTTGAAGCAGGTCGAGTTGCTGTCGACGACCTTGTCACCATAATCGAGACAGGCCGCGCGTTTGCCCCATGGGCAGGTGAAAGAAGATTGAGCGAAGCCGGGTTGAGTGCCGAGGCTTGGCACAGCACCAAAAGCAAGGAATGCCGCTGCCGCCGCCACTAGCGAAGTTCTAAGTACCTTCATCGGATGCCCCCGCTCTCCGTGGTCAAACCTGTCAGACCTGACCACCATCGCAGCGGCTCGACAACCCCGTTGGGCGGTTTTGATCAGATGACAGGACGCATCGCCAGTCACGCGTATCTCTACAACTCGGCAGCCTGGCGCGGACCCCACGGCCTCCGAAAGCAGGCCCTCCGGCGCGACAAATTCACCTGCCAGCGCTGCGGCTGCATGCTGGTAGCGGGCAGCCCCAACCACCCTCGCGCCGCGACGGTCAATCACCGCATCGCGCACCGTGGCGACGCGGAACTGTTCTTCGACCTAGAGAACGTCGAGAGCGTCTGTAAGACGTGCCACGACGGTCTCATCCAGCGTGAGGAAGAGCGCGGCTATAAGGTTGGATGTGATGGGGAGGGACGGCCGGTTGATCCGGCACATCCTTGGAATTTGGAATAACGCGACTTCCGGCTGGCTAGACTCTGATCAGGTTTCCCGCTTTCATGTAACCGAAAGCAGAATAGGGGGGACTTTGTGAAAAAGGTCGGTCATTATCGCCGCGCTGTTTGGCTTCAGAGCCGGGGTACCACACTCCAGAGCGCGCTCGGACGGGCGATAGCTGCCATACCTGCGCAAACACTTCACGCCTTCGACGTGAATGACGACGAACAGTGCCTTGTGGCCGTGGCGAATTCAGTGGCAGGTTCGGTATTTCTTCATTTAGTCGTTTATGAACAAGGCGCTGGTGCTGCGGTTATTAGTACCCTGACGCGAGCCCGACAGGCGAATGCTAATGAAGAACCGCCGCCGGCCGGGCGCGAGTACATCATTTCCCAAGTCTTTTGCCACGTTCAAGGTAACCACGTCATTTGGACGACGCACAACACGCCTCTGCGCGATGCGTCCATTTACATGCTGTTCGCAGGTTTTTTGGAATCGCTGATTGGAGCCCAGGCCCCAACCCAATTTGGGCTTCGCGCAATACTGGATCAAGCGGCCTACCGACGCGCTTTTCAGCGGGGAATTGAGGAGATAGATCTGGGGCTCGGCGATTTCCGATCCACGCTTGAGCGCCTTGTGAGTGGCGGCAATTTGCCGAGGATGGGGTTCGTAGATCATTTAAGATCGCTGGTGGGAACTACGCCAACACGACAGGAACTCGAAGCGGCTGCCATGGTAGAAGGCAGGCTGACACTTCGCCCAGGCCGCGACTGGAGCCATCCGCAAGTGGCGAGCGTGCTGTCAAAGGTGGCTAGGTCAGTCGTCGCCAACCACAGTGATGAGTTTACAATCCTTACCAAAGATGGGCTGCGTTTGACCCGCGACAAGATGACCGTGCAGCGCGATTACCGGGTCGACGGCAATAAGCGCGTGCTCAATCAGCCTCAAGTACGTCAGTCCCTGCAGCGCATATTCGGTGAACTACAGAATGCCGGAGTGATAACTTGAAACAAAGCGTATCAGTCGAACGTCTGGCTTTCGCGATAGCTGTGATATTAATTTCGGCTGGAGCTTCCTATTTTCTGGCTGAGCCGCTGCGCCTGTCGGAAAAGCCTTCGGAATATATAGCTGTAATTTTCTCGATTTTAGCTGCTGCACTATTTGCGGTAATCGCAATTATTGGGGATCCGAGTATGCTTCTACCTGGAGGCGTGCGAGTGGGTTGGGAGAGCGCGAAGTCAATTCAAGCAAATCTGCAAAAGTTTAATCATCTATTTCTTTTGTACCTTTGCACTCTTGGCCTTCTTGTAATATGTGAGATTGTTAAAAGCGAGAAAGCGGATAGTTTTTATTGGCTTTATTACGTATACACGTTCTTTGCATCGTTCGGTTTTATAGCGTCTCTTGCGCTACCGTATGAGCTTTCGCGGGTCCAAAGCCAGCGGCTCGCTGAGGAAATCGACGCACGATCTCGTGGCGGATCTACATCCTTTTAGCCTCATCAGGTAGGGGCGGCCGCAATCCCTTTTTCGATCGCGCCGGCAACCCGACCCCCACCTCCGAATTCACCGAGACCAGTTTCAGAACAAAAAGTTGAGGCCATCCCGAAGGGATGAGGTGTCATGGATGTGATTGAAGGGACCGGCGCGATCGTTGCGGAGCCGGATTGGCCCTCGCTGTTTTCGGACGTGCTTGAGATTGCAGCTGCGCAGGAGCATTGGCGCGTCATCACGATCGAGCTGAGGGAACGACAGTTGCTTGCCGCGGCCAACGGGCACTCGATCCAGCGGCTCGTCTGCGCCTACGTGATGTTCGATCGCATGTATCGGGAAGTTGCTGAGCAGGGCGTCGTCATGAAGCCCAAGCGCGGGAATCCGAAATCGATCGCCAGGGTTAGCCCCTACTTCACGGCACTGCGGGAAGCAGGATCCGACGCCACGGCCCTTGAAGGCGAGTTGGGACTGTCGCCGCGTCGCCGTGGTGCGGTGACGAAAGCTGAACGCAAGGTCAAGCGAGAACGGGCGGCGGATGCGTATCTCGGCAAGACCGGCAGCAAATGACCCGGCGACGACCTATGCCTGCGATGTCCTCGACGGGAAGGTGGTTGCCGGTGGTTTGGTCAAGGAAGCGTGCAAGCGGCATCTGAGGGATTTGGACACCGGGTCGGCGCGGGGCCTGACCTATGACGCGGATCACGCGAAACACAAATGTGGGTTCTTCCCGGCTGTCCTGACAGTGACGGAAGGCACGGCGGCGGGCCAGCCCTTCCACCTGCTGCCGTGGCACGGCTTCACGGTGGCATCGCTTCACGGCTGGAGACGGTCGGACGGGCTGCGTCGGTTCCGCATGGCATGGCTGGAGACAGGAAAGGGGCAGGCAAAGTCGCCGCTCATGGCCGGCATGGGCGTCGACATGATGGGCTTCGACGGCAAGGAACGTTCGGAGGTCTATGCCATTGCAGGCGACAAAGATCAGGCGAACGTCTTGTTCAAGGACGCTGTTGCCATGTGCCGGTCGACCATTCCCGACTGTGACGAAGGCGACACGCTGGAGGCGCGGGGCACGGTCATCATTCGCGGCGTGGGGGACAATGCATGGAAGATCGAGCACCGGGAGACCGGATCGAAGTTTCAATCCATGGCAAGCGTGGATTCGATATCTGGTCCGCGCCCCTATGCGGTTCTGGCTGACGAGATCCACGAATTCAAATCGTCCTATCCGCTACAGATTTGGAAGGCGGCGATCGACAAGATGAGCGGCGACCCGCTCATGATCCTGGGGACCAACACGCCAGCGTCAAACCAGATCGTCGGGACGGAGTATTCCGAGCTCTTTCAGAAGGTGGTGAGCGGTCAGGCCGAAGATGACAGCCTGTTCGGCTTCATCGCGCGGGTGGACAAGGCGGACTACGACACCGTCTTCGATGATGAGGCGTGCTGGCAGAAGGCTCTACCCGCGCTCGGCGTCACCTATCCGATCGACAATATCCGGAAGCGGGTCATCACAGCCAAGCTGATGTTGACTGAAGCACTGTCTACCAAGCGGCTCTATTTTGGCATCCCGGTGGGAACCGAAGGCTTCTGGATCTCGGAGGAGGCCTGGAATTCAGTTCAGGGCGAGGTGAACGACGCCGAGTTGAAGGGCAGCCCATGCTGGCTGTCGCTGGATCTGTCGAAGAAGAACGATCTCACGGCGCTGTCTGCGTGCTGGCGCAAGGACGGGCATCTGTACGTCAAGACTTGGTACTTCACCACGAAGACGGGCATTCACGATCGCTCGCGTGACGACAACGCACCCTATGCCGATTGGGCAGAGAAAGGGGTGATTGAGGCCGTTCCCGGCGCGACGATCGATTACGAGTTCGTCGCGGCCAAGGTGCAGGCGATCAGCGGAGAGCACAATGTTCAGTTCCTGACGTTCGACCCCGCCAAGATCGGCGACTTCATCGACGCCTGTGGCCGGATTGGCTTCGATGTGTGGAAGTTCGAGGGGCCGGACAAGCCGACCGGCGAAGGCCTGATGCTGGTCAGCCATGGCCAGGGCACGCGGGTGGTCTTCCAGGATCGCGCCTTGTGCATGCCTCGCTCGGTTGAGCAACTGGAAGACGTAATCCTGGCAGGGAACATCACGATTGAGGCGAGCCCGGTGACCACGATGTGCGCCGCCAACGCGGCGATCACCTCCGATGCAATGAACAACCGGGCCTTCGACAAGAAGCGCAGCCGGGGAAGGATCGACGGCATGGTCTCGATCGCTCAGGCCGTAGGCGCCTCCAATGCCGATCTGGTGCCGGCATCTCCATCGTCACCATGGGACGATCCCGACTACAAATACGAGGCAGCCTGATGGGCTTTATGAACAGGTTGCTTGGAAGGGAAGAGCGGTCTTCCGTCGAAAACCCGAGCGTGCCGATCTCCTCGCCGAACATAGTCGCCTTCCTCGGTCTCGACGCCATGTCGGCTTCCGGGGAGACGGTGACGATCGACAGCGCGCTTGGCGTTCCAGCCGTGTGGGCGGCCGCGAACTTTCTTCCCGGCACGCTCGCTGGCTTGCCGCTCCACCTCTACAAGCGGACCAGCAGCGGGAGGGAGCGGGCCAGTGGCGGCCTCGCCACCGTGCTGCACGATGCCGTCAATCCTGGCATGTCGTCCTTCGACTGGCGGATCTATATGTTCGGACAGGTCTTCACCGAGGGACGTGGTGTCACGTTCATCGAGCGGAACGCGACCGGCAAGCCCATGAACCTGTGGCCGCTCGATCCGGGCGGTGTGACCGTCAAGCGGAAGAATGGCCAGAAGGTCTACGAATACCGCGACGGACAGTCACGGAAGGTTGTCTACGAAGCGAGCGAAGTCATCGACATCCCGTTCATGCTCAAGCGGGACATGCTGGGGCACCGCTCGCCAATCCTGACGAACAAGGACGTGGTCGGTCTGGCGCAGGCCGTCACCAGGTACGGATCGAAATTCTTTCAGAACGGCGGTGTGCCGCCCTTTGCGATTACCGGCCCGTTCCAGTCGGCGGGAGCACTGCAGCGATCTGCGGATGATCTGGCTGCGGCCGTCCAGAAGGCTGCGAAGGAAAATCGCCTGGCGCTTTCGCTCCCGCCTGGCCATGACATCAAACAGCTTGGCGTCGATCCGGAGAAGTCGCAACTCGTCGAGCTGCAGCGCTTTATCATCGAGCAGATCGCGCGCATCTACTCCCTGCCGCCCGTGTTCCTCCAGGACCTGACGCACGGCACCTTTTCCAACACTGAGCAGCAGGATCTGCATCTGGTCAAACACACCATCAAGCGATGGGTGGAGCAATTCGAGCAGGAATTGAACCTGAAGCTCTTCGGGCGGAACAACAATCGCCAGTACGCCGAGATGAACGTCGACGGCCTTCTGCGCGGCGATTTCAAAGCGCGAATGGAGGGTTACGCCAAGGGCATCCAGAACGCGATTCTCAAGCCCAACGAGGTGCGCCGGCGCGAAAACCTTCCCGACGATCCCGAGGGCGACAAGCTGCTGGTCCAGGGCGCGACGGTGCCTCTTGGTAGCCAGCCCAACCAGACCCAACCTCCCGCAGGAGATGACGATGACGCGTGAAATCCGCGGCGGCATTCCCGCCGAAATCCGGGACGAGGATGACGGCATCCGGGTCTCCGGCTACGCCGCCGTGTTCAACGAGGAGGCGGACATTGCCGGCCTGTTCCGTGAGATCATCACTCCCGGCGCGTTCAGGGAAGCGATCGGTCGCGACGACGTGCCCTTTCTGATCCAGCATTCGGGGCTGCCACTGGCGCGCAGCAAGTCGGGCACCCTGACGCTGATCGAAGACAGCAAGGGCCTCCGCATGGAGACGGTGCTCGATCCAGATGATCCTGATGTTCAGCGCATCGTGCCGAAAATGAAGCGAGGCGACCTGTCCAAGATGAGCTTCGCCTTCAAGGCCAAACGGCAGAAGTGGGACGACACGCAGGATCCGCCGCTGCGAAAGGTTGAGGAGGTCGAATTGCTGGATGTGTCCATCGTCACGATGCCCGCTTACGACGGAACCGAGATCGGGCTTCGAAGCCTGAAGCAGCACCGTGAACAGGTGCGCAGGACCGAGAATTTCCATGCGGCGCAGAAACGCGTCCGCATGAAAATGGACCTTGCTCTTCGGGAGCGAGAGAACGGCTGACAGCTGCCTGCTGCGGCCTATTCATCACCAACCCAGATCAGGAGACTACCATGTCCGTACAGCTCAAGGAGCTGCGCGAGCAGCAGGCACGTATTGCCACAAACGCTCGCGCGAAGTTCGAAGAGATCAAGGACGACACGCCGGCTGAGCGTGCCGCCGAGATCGAACGCGAGTTCGATGCCATGATGGCCGAGTACGACAAGCTCGGCGAGAAGATCGAGCGAATGAAGAAGCTCGAAGAGGCAGAGGCCCGCGCCAACGAGGGCGATCCGCGCCGTCCGCGCGGCGATGACGGCGAAGCGCGCGGCAACGGCGGTGACGAGACGCCGCCGGAGTACAAGGACGTCTTCGCAAAGGCGATCCGCTTCGGCGCTGCATCGCTGTCGGGCGAGGAGCGCTCGATCCTGCTGCAGGGTCGTGCCGATGTGCCTGAAGAGGTGCGCGCTCAGGCCACGACCACAGACGCCGCAGGTGGCTACACTGTTCCGGAAGGATTTTCCGGCGAGATTGACAAGGCCATGGCCGCCTGGGGTCCGATGTGGGACGCCGACATCGTTCGCGAGTTGGTCACCTCCAGCGGTAATCATCTGCCGTGGCCGACTGTCGACGACACCAGCCAGAACGGCGAACTGAAGGACGAGAACGATCCGGCGACGGATGACGGCTCTGGCGATGTCGTGTTCGGGGAAAAGGCGCTCGATGCCTATGTGTACGATACCAAGATCGTCCGCATTCCCTACGAACTGCTTCAGGACTCGGCCTTCGATGTCGAGGCGCTGATGAACGACTTGTTCGGGGAGCGTCTTGGGCGCAGGGCGAATGCCGTGCTCACGACCGGTACCGGAACCAATCAGCCGCACGGCATTGTGACGGCCTCCTCGCTGGGCAAGACGGCAGCATCGGCGACGGCCATTACTTCGGATGAGATCATCGACCTGCTGCATTCGGTCGATCCGGCCTATCGCTCCTCGCCGCGATGCCGCTGGCAGTTCAGCGACACCACGCTTGCCACCATCCGCAAGCTGAAGGATGGGCAGGGCAACTATCTTTGGCAGATGGGCGACGTCCGTGCCGGCGAGCCCGACCGGCTGCTGGCTCATGCGTATTCCGTCAACCAGGCGATGGCCAGCATCGCGACCGGCACCAAGCCGATCATCTTCGGCGATCACAGCCGCTACGTGGTGCGCAAGGTGCGCGGCTTCACGGTGCTGACCCTGCGTGAGCGGTATGCCGAGAATTTCCAAATCGGCATGGTCGGCTTCAAGCGCTTCGACGGGGAGCTACTCAACACGGCAGCCGTCAAGCACATGATCATGGCCTGAAAATTCGGCTTTGCAAGGCGGGCGGCTTCGGCCGCCCGCTCTCAAAACCGAAGGAGAGCAGCAATGAAAATCCAACTCCTTGTCTCTCGCGCCGGTCCTGCCGGCGCATACTCGCCCGGCGACGTGATCGAAGTCTCTGATGTCGAGGCCAAGCGCATGTTCGAGGCCGATCCTCCGCAAGCTGTACCGGTGCGGGACGGGGTATCGCCGGAGTTCGCGGCGTTCGACCGCAACGGGGACGGTCGCCCGGGCGGCGCAAATCGTCCCAATCGCAAGAGCGGCAAGAAGATCTGATCATGTGGAATGGTGTTTCCATCGTTCAAAAGCCGACCGGTGAACTGCTCACGCTCGCCAAGCTGAAGTCGCGGCTTCGGGTGGACCATGATGACGACGACGATCTGCTGACCGATCTGCTGAAGGGTGCCATTGCACGCATCGACGGCCCGAACGGTATCGGCTTTGCCATGATGGAGCAGGCCTGGCGCAAGTCCATGGATGCCTTTCCACACACGATCATCCTGCCAGGCGCGCCCATCAAGAGCGTCACATCAATCACCTATGTCGATCCTGCCGGGGAGCAGCAGACGCTCGATCATGATGCCTATCGTGTCGACGTGGATTGCGAGCCAGTGCGCATCGTGCCAGCGGTCGGCAAGTTCTGGCCTGCCACACATCATGTCATCGGGGCCGTGAAGGTGAATTACGTGCTCGGCGAGGTCGATGCCGCGAATGTGGCGCCGGACCTGATCGATGCTGTCTGCCTTCTGGTTGGCCACCGATACGAGAACCGCGAAGCCGTCAATGTCGGCAACATCGTGTCCGAATTTCCACTTGGGTTCGAGGCAATCGTCGCAGAGCATCGCCGCGGGAAGGTGCTAGCCTGATGGGCGCGGGGGAGCTGCGGCATCGGCTGGCGTTCGATCGGCGCGAGGCAGTCGATGACGGCTACGGTAACACGGTCGGCGAACAGTGGGTCGAGCAGTTCGATCGCGCGGCCGGGCTCACCTATGAGCGGGGCAACGAAGCTGTGATGGCGGCGCGGCTCGAAGGGCGCTCGATCATCCGGGTGAAGCTGCGCAAGGACAGCCAGACATGTGCCATCACGACGGACTGGCGGGCGCGCGACGTCCGCAGCGGCGAGTGGACGAACGATGATCCGTCGGTCTGGACCGGCACGGTCTATGCCATCAGTGACGTTGATGCCGTGACCGACCGCAAGTGGGTCTGGCTCAGGATCGAGGAAGGGCAGCCGGCCTAGGGCGCATCCTGAACCGTCGTCGGTCTACATGAAACCGAATGCAGGCCCACCATCGTCATCGGCACCTCATCGTATCCGGCTGTGCCCGGAGCCAACAAGCGTACACGGCCACGGGCTAGCGTCAGGGCCTCACCCGCTTCGTTTCGATAGGTGCACTCGAACATAATACGGTCGATGGCGCAGTCGGAGCGGTTCTCGGCCCTGACCAGGGTGATGGTCCGGTCACCCTCGCGGCGAACATTTTCGATTTCCAGCGGGAACATCGCGGCCGTCGCGACGCATCCTCCAACGAAGAGCATTTCGATCATGGCAAAAGTCCAGGGTCTCGATCGGTTGAAGCGCAAGCTAACACAATCGATCCCGCAGCGCGCGAAGGCCGTCACCCGGCAGGCGATGGAGAAGAGCGCCGAGGAGATCGTCAAGTCCATGCGGCAGCTCGTGCCGGTGAAGACGGGGCGGCTGCGCGACAGCATCGGATGGACCTGGGGCGATGCGCCGGAGGGTGCCGTCGTCGTCGGCTCATCGGCCCCGGTCGGCGCCGGCACCATGAAGATCACGATCTATGCCGGGATCCGCGGCAACAACAATTACGACCAGGGCTTCTATGTGCGGTTCATCGAATTCGGAACACAGGCCATGGCGGCGCAGCCCTTCTTCTTCCCGGCCTATCGGCTGAACAAGAAGCGATCAGCCAACCGTATCAAGCGGGCCATCCGCAAGGGCGTGAAGGAGGCGATGCAAGGATGAGTGCCTCGGCCGAACTGCAGAAGCTGATCCTGGACACGCTCACGGCTGACACGGAAGTGATGGCGGAGGTGAATGGCATCTACGACCGGGTGCCGGAAAAGCCGTGGGGGACGGCCAACCAGTATATCAGCTTCGGGCCTTCCGACGTGGTCGAGGACGATGCCGAATGCATCGTCGGCGGGGAGCACACATTTCAGATCGACTGCTGGTCGCGGCGCGTCGGCATGGTGCATTGCCGGCGACTGGTCGACCGGGTGAAGGCGGCGCTGCACGAGAAGGATCTTGAACTCGCGGAAAACGCGCTGGTGCAGATCCGCGTGACCTTCCGGCGCATCCTTGGCGATCCCGACCCGCTGACCACGCATGGCGTAGTGACGGTGCAGGCGCTGATCGAGGAGACGGATTGATGGCACAAACGAACCTGACGCTCACGGTGCGGCTACGCTGGTGGGTCCGGCCCTACATATGGTTGCTTCAGGCTTTTATCTGGACGGCAGCGCTGGTGCTTGATGAGGATGACGACCGCCTCGACGAATTCCTCTCCAAGCAGGGCTGCTTCATCGGACGCCATGGCCTGAAGTTCTTCAGCGAAAGCGGCGAGGCCGTCTGATGCCCTGGGCGATCTTTCACCGGCAGTTCAATTTCGATTTTCGCCCGGCGCGGGCGGTCTGCATCACCGTGAAGCCTAAGCCGGTGCCGCAGCAGTTTCCGGGGCCCATCATCGATGCCGCCGTCAAGGCCGGCGCGGCCGAGCGGGCGAAGAGCCCGACGGCGCAACAGAAACGCGCATTCCAGCGCGCCCCGGGCGGGAACACGCCCATCACCTGAGAGCGGGCATGACGCCCTTTCAACCCGGCTGGTGGCTCACCGGCCTCTTCCCGCATGGAGAGAACTATCATGGCACGTGCAAAGACTGCCAATTTTGAAGAAATGGTGCTCGAGGTCGAGTTCGATCCCGTCTCCGATGAAGGCGTCTTCACGCCGATCTGCGGCATGATCGACGTCACGATCAACCGCACCTCCAATGTGGATACGTCCGAAGTCCCCGACTGCGACGACGAGAGCCTACCACTGTCGATCGAGAAGCAGGTGCGAAGCCAGGAGGTGAGCATATCGGCCACGGGCTCCTGGGCTCTGCAAAGCCACCAGAAGATGATGAACTGGTGGCGGACGAGCGCGACACTCAACGCGCGCATTCGGAACAAGAAGGTCGAGGCGGAAGGCGAGACCGGCGACATCTATGAGGAGAGCGGGCCGGCCCTGCTGGTGAACCTCAACAATGGCCGCACTAAGGGCACGAAGGTAACCGCCGAGATCGATATCCAATTCGATGGCGTGCCGGACGTGACCACGAAGCCGGCACCCTGATGCGCGGCCTCGATCTGACCTGGGCGGGCGGGGAGCACAGCTTCCTGCTCACCATCGAACTCCTGCGTGCGCTGCAGGACAAGTGCGATGCCGGGCCGCCGCTGGTGCTCAAGCGGCTGTCGGCCAATCTCTGGACCGTCGACGACGTGATCCAGCCCATCCGGCTCGGCCTCGAAGGCGGCGGGATGGACAAGGAAGAGGCGCGGCGTCTCGTCAAGAAGCATGTCGAGGACGAGCCGCTGCAGCTTTCCGTGATGACCGCGCAGGCCGTGATGATGGCCGCGCTCTACGGCATGGAAGACGATCCGGTGGGGGAGTCGGAAGCGGGGGAGGCGAAGCCGGGCCGGCGCCGCTCCCGCGCGAAAAATGGCGCTTCTCCGGCTTCTACGCCTGGACCGGCATTTTCGGCTGCGACATCGGCCGAATGAGCATCTGGGAATTCCTCGCCGCGCGCGACGGCTACCTTCTTTCCAAGGGCGACAAGGCCAAGGGGCGCGAGATCGACGAGGATCGTCTCGCCCAGCTCGGCATAGCGGGGTTCTGACATGGCACAGGATTCGGAACGCCTCGTCGTCGCGCTCGAGGCGCGGGTGACGCAGTTCGAGCGCGAGCTGGCCAGGGCCGAGCGGACGGCGAACCGGCAGGCGACCGCGATCCAGAACCGCTTCAACGCGGCCAACCGCAACGTGCAGGGCGGCATGCAGCGGCTGGCCGGCACGGTGCGCATGATCGAAGGCCCGCTGGGGGGCGTGGCCGGCCGGTTCACCAACTTCAACCAGCAGCTGCGCGAGGTGGGGCCTGCTGCAGCAATTGCCGTGGCGGGTGTCGCCGGCCTGACGATCGCGGCGCAGCGGCTCTATGCCTATGCGCGGTCGACCGTCTCGGAACTGTCGGCGCTGGCCAAGGCGGCTGATCGGGTGGGGCTGGCTACCGACGACTTCCAGCGGCTGCAGTTCGGTTTCAAGCTTGCTGGCGTCGAGGCCAACGAATTCGAATCCTCCATGGAGCAGTTTTCGCGGCGTATCGGCGAGGCCGCAACGAATGGCGGTCGCCTGGCAGACATTCTCGAGGCGAATGGCGTTTTGCTTCGTGACAACGAGGGGCGCATTCGCCCCATCAATGAGCTGTTGCGCGAATACGCGGAACTGATACGCCGCGCCGGCTCGGACCAAGAGAGGCTTGTGCTTGCGCAGGAGGGCTTCGGCCGCGCAGGTCTGGATTTTGTCAATGCGCTTCGCAAGGGTGAGGCTGCGCTCGATGACATGGCAGACGCCGCGAATGAGGCGGGTGGCGTTATCGACGAAGAGCTGTTGCGCAAGGCTGAAAAGTTTGACGACCGGTGGGAATCCGGTTGGCGCAGCTTCTCCGTACACGCCAAGACCAGGATCATGGAGGTGCTGGTCGAGCTGGATAAGCTCTCACAGCACTCGATCTGGCGGCAGCTGGCCGCGCTGGCTACCTTCTCGCCACTTGGCGCGGCGCTTGGCAACCCGACGATAGCCGGTCTGCTTGATGCCCCCAACGAAGTATCCAGCGCGCAGCGCCGCATCGATCAATTGCGCGAGATGCAGCGCAATGCCGAAGATTTGGGCTTTGAGGCGGGCGAAACGGCGGCGGCGATCGAGGAGGCTGAAAGGCATCTCGACAGGCTGATCCGGGCCTATACGTCCGGCTTGCACGGTGTATCCGCTCCAACACGCGCCGCGCCGGCATCGCCCGACGAACCCGAAACCATACTGCCGACAAAGCCGGAGCGCGCTAGCCGCACGCCGCGGGACCGCGCTGCAGAGCAGGCGCTGCGCGAGGCGGAGGCCGTCGCCAAGCTGGTCGAGAACCTCGAACACGAGCTGGCCATTCTCGGCCTGAGCGATGTCGAGCGGGCCAAGGCCAATGCGCTGCGGCAGGCCGGGGCGGCGGCCACGGACGAGCAGCGCGAGAAGATCGGCCAGCTGATCGAGGCCATCCATGCCGAGCGCGACGCGATGCAGCAGGCGGCCGAGATGGCGCAGTTCTTCCAGCAGCAGGCGGAATCCGCTTTCGACGCGCTGCTGCCGAAGATCGAGACCGGCAACCAGGCGCTCGACAATCTGCTCAACACGCTGATCAAGGTCGTGGCGCAGGCGGCGCTTTTCGGTAAAGGGCCGCTGGCGGGGCTCTTCGGGGGCGGGCTCTTCGGGGGCGGCATGAATTTGGGTGCGGGCCCGTGGGGCGCAAGCCTGCCTGGCTACGCCAAGGGCACGGCGAATACCGGCGGGCGCCGCGGCGAAGTGCGCGGCGNCGTGCATGGTGAGGAAGCGGTGATCCCCTTGCCCAATGGCGGCAAGGTTCCCGTCGACGTGCGTATGCCGCCATCAACCGTGCAGGATTCCGGCGGCTCACGTCAGATCACGCTGCGGGTGATCGGCGAAGAAGGCCCGATGTTCCGTCCGACGATCCAGGCGGAGAGCCGGGACATGGCGGTGAATGTCGTCAAGGCCAATGACAAGGCCCGCAACAAATACTGGCAGAGCGGCGGTGTGCCCAAATGAGCATCGAGATCCTCGATCTTCCCTGCGTCGGGCTCGAGACGCTGCGCTTCGACCCAATCGTGCCGAAGAGCGTGAACCGGATGATCGGGCGGCGCACCGAAGGACGGCGCTATGGCACGCCCTACTGGGTGGCGGAATATCTTTCACCCTCCCAGAAGCTGGGCAGCTTCGGCGAGGTCGACGCCTTTCTCGCGCGGCTGGAAAGCGGGGCCGTCTTTCGCGCCTGCGACACGAGCCGGCAGCGGCCGATCGCCTATGCCGGCGCGCCGCTTTCGGGCACGCGCGCCGGCGGCGGTGCCTTCGATGGCAGGGGCCACCTGTCGGCCATCGCCAACCCGCACACGATCACGGTGCAGCAGCTTCCCGCCGCCTTCCAGCTGCGGCCGGGCGATGCCGTGGAGCTGCGCATGTCGGCGTTGGTCACGAGCCTGCACCGGATCACCGCCGAAGCCCAGGCGAACGGTTCGGGCACGGTGACGCTGGCCGTGCATCCGGCGATCGACACCCAGAACATCACGGCCGGGGGCACGCTGCGCGCCCGGTTCGAGCGGCCCTCCTGCATCATGCAGCTGGCCGGCTTCGAGGCGCCGCGCCGCCGCGGTGGCCGTTCGCAATCCTTCTCCGCCCAGGAGGTGTTCTTCTATGAGCCCTGATCCTGCCGTCGAAGCCGCGCTGGAAAGCGGGCAGATCGTCACGCTCGACCTGATCCGGTTCGAGCTGCCGGGCGGCCCGTTCGGCTATCACATGGGCGGCCGGCCCTATCCCCATAACGGGCTCGTCTACAAGCCGAACCGCTGGCTTTCCATGGGCGAGATGCGGGGCGATCTGGGTGTGGCGGTCTCAACGCGCGAGCTGGTGTTTTCGAACGTGCCGGTCGACGATCCAGATGACGCGATCGCCAAGATCGAAGAGTTCTCCTATCTCAACGCGCCGGTCATCATCACGCATCTGCTGGGCGAGCCGGACAGCAACAATGTCCTCGGCATCCTCGCCTCGCATCTCTACGAGATCAATCAGGTCTTATTCGAGGACGGGGCGGCGGGCGCCAATGGCGAGCGCACCCTGACCATGACGGTGGAACTCGAGCCGCCCGGCCGATCGGCGCGCGGCGCGACCCATGTGCGCCGAGCGCAAGCCGAGCAGCAATTCGACAATGACCCGACCGACACCGGGCTGGAGTACGTGAACGTGGCCTCGCAATGGCCGCGCGAGTGGGGGCAGGTCTACCGATGACCCGCTTCGAGATCGCCAATCCCGTCATCGAACGGGAGATGACGAAGCCCTATCGCTATGGCGAGAGCGACTGCTTCTTCCTCGGCTGCCGGGTGGCGGATGCGTTCGACAAGAGCCGGCGCCTGGGCCCGGACAATTATCGCGCCTACAAGACGCTGTTCGGCGCGCAGAAGGCGCTGAGGAAGCGCGGTTTCTCGTCCCTGGTCGATTTCTTCGACGCGCATCTGGAGCGCATCGGCGCCAGCCAGTGCCGGTTCGGCGACCTGGCCATCATGGATCTTCCCGATGGCGAGCATGTCGCTGTGTTCACCGGCCAGCGGTTCATGACGAAGACGCCCAAGGGGCGCTCGCATCACGACCTTTCGGCCGTCAAGGCTGCCTTCCGCACCTAGCAGGTTTCATCCATGGCGATTTTCACGGCGATCGGCACAGCCATCGCGGGAGCGCTCTTTGCTGGCTCGGCGCTTGCCGCATCGCTTATCACGGGTGCTCTGGCATTCGGCGCGCAACTGCTGGTTTCCTATTTCAACCGGCCGAAGAAGCGCGCCTATTCCGCCCATCAGGATGAGGTCCAGATCGGCGGCCGCGTGCCGGTGCAGGCGCTGTATGGCAAGGGCGCCACCAAGGGCCACCACGCCTATTACGCCAAATACGGATCCGGCAACAAATTCAACGCCGACATCTTCATCCTGTCGAACGGCTGGTGCGACGGGATGGAGCCGGAGGTCTATTTCTACGGCGAGAAGTTCGACCTGATCGAGCGCACGCCCTATGCCAACGAGGTCGCGCGCTACGAGACGCAGAAGTTCGGCAACAACCTGACTTTCCGCTTCTTCGACGGGCGCCCCGGCCAGCAGGCCGACAGCCGCCTCGTGGCGAACACGGCCAATCTGGAGGCATCCTGGAAGAACACGTCGCGGCTCACTGGCCTGTGCTATGTCGTGGTCGAGCGGGAATATGACGAGCGCTTCGAGAAGGGCCCGCCCGACTTCACCTTCGTGCTTCGCGGGATCAAGGAATACGATCCGCGCTACGATTCGACGGTTGTCGGGGGCGACGGCCCGCAGCGCCTCGACGATCCCGCCACGCATGTGTGGACCGAGAACCCGGCCGTTCATCGCCTCAACTACCAGCTCGGCCTGCGCGGCCTGATCTCCAACCGGACGCTGGTCGGCGAAGGAAAGACGCTCGGGCAACTGGACCTCAACTCCTATTTCGCCGCGATGAACGTGTGCGACACGCTTCGGAACGGCAAGCCGACCTATGCCTGCTCGCTGTTTGCCAACGGCGACGACGACCACACGGAGGTGCTGAAGGAATTCGACGACGCCATGGCCGGCTACGGCATGAACCGCCGTGGGCTGTCGGGCGTGATCGTCGGGGCGCCGCAGACGCCGGCCGAACCTCTGACAGACGCCGACATCGATATGGAGCGGCCGAAGCAGATCCAGCACCGCAAGAGCGCCTTCGACCTCTACAACCATCTGTCGGGCCAGTTCACGAGCCAGGAGGCGCAGTGGGGCGCGGAAAGCCTGACGCCGATTTACGTCAATGCCGACATCGCGGCAGACGGGCGCACGCGGCAGACCTCCAACGACTTCCTACAGGTCACCGATCCGGACACTGCGCAGTATCTGCTTCAGATCCGCTATCGCCAGCAGCGCAAGGGCGGCTCGGCGACCGTGCCGGTTTCGCGCCGCTATGGGTTCAAAAGGCTTGAGGGCGAGTGGATCCCCTATGCCGGCAAGACGTGGCTGATCACGGGATGGCAGGTTGACGAGGATCTTCGGATAACGCTGACGCTGGCTGAGACCGGCTCGGATGTCTATTCGAGCGCCGGCATCGAGCCGGGGCCTATCGTGATCGCGCAGCCATCGCCGATCAATCCGTCGCTGCTTTCGACGGTGCAGAATTTTGGCGCCGCTGGCGGCTACATTACCAACGAAGCCGGCCACGATGTGCCGTCGATCTATGTGACGTGGACGCCGCCGGAAGACCCCAGCATCACGCAGGTCAGGTTCGAATATCTGATCGACGACGGCAATGGCAATCTGAGCGCCACCACGCTCATGCGGGATGCCATGGCTGCGCCCGAGGCCGGCGAGTACTACATCACGCGCGGCGTGCTGGGCGAGCGTCCCTATGCGGTGCGCGCCACGATCACGACGGTTCCCGACCGGGTAAAGACGTTCACTCCATGGGTGACGACAGCGACTTCGACAGGCAGGTTCCGCTATCCCATCGATATCGACGATCTGAAGGAGGATTTCCGCGATCTCGTCGATTGGATCGAGGACACCGGCTTCGGGCTGCCGGACGGCATCGCCACCAATGCGCAGGCGATCGTCGACGAGGCGCAGGCGCGGCAGGATGCGGTGCAGGCCGAAGCGCAGGAGCGCATCGAAGACGCGGCCCGCACCTTCGCACGGCTGAGGCAGGAGGCAGAGGAACAGGGTCGCATCGCGCTGCTGCTGGCCGAACAGGATTTTGCCAATTACAGCGACCGGGAATCGCTCCGGCGCGAGGTGAGGCTGGCCGAGGACCGCAGCGAGGCGGCCTTCACCGAGGCAATCACCGTCGCCATCGGGCCGGGGAGCGCGCTTGCGACACAGCTGGTCACGCTGGAATCCCAAGTCGGAGACAATGCGGCGGCCATATCAAACGAGAGCACGGCGCGTGTTTCTCAGTTCGATGCTCTGGCCAACCAGATCACGCTACTTTCGGCGGGATCGAACAGCGCGTTCGACTATCGCCGGATATGGCGTTTCGTGGAGGGGATCGAGGGTTGGTCGGGCAACGGCACACCTACCTTCTCGCTCGGCTATGTGCGCCCCGCCAACCACGCGTCCGACCCCTATATCGTCTCGCCGGACGAACTCGGCATCAACGCGAACCAGTACCGGCAGGTGCGCTTTCGCATCAGGGTCACCGGCACGCCGACCTTTGGCGGGTTTGTGTGGTGGCGGCGCCCGGAAGACGCGACATGGGAGACGGCACGCCGGGTCTCCTTTGTCGATCCGGTCCCCGACGCGGAAGGGTTTGCCAACGTCACGGTCAACATGCCGTGGCAAGACACCGTCAATCGGATCAGGATCGATCTGACCGAAGCCCAGACCGCGACGGACTTCGTCGAGTATGAGTGGATCGCGATCGGCCGGGCATCGCCGGGGGCATCGGAGGCCGCCCTTCTGGCCGAGCAGGTGGCGCGGATCGCGCAGGGCGAGGCGCTGGCGGCCGACATCACGACGATCTTCGGCTCGGTCAACGCGCTGGACGGCACCGTTGCTGGCAACGTGACCGCGATCAGCGAGCTTTCCGGCAGGGTCCAGACCGTCGAAGGCAACGTGACGCAGATTAATGCGTCACTCAACAACATCCTCAACGTCCAGCTGCCTGGCAAAGCCGACCAGACGGTGGTCGACGATCTCTATGCCGAGGTCGAGGGCCTGGGTGGCGGTGGCATCGTGGTGCAGGGGCAGACGATCCGGTCGCTGCGCGCGCAGCTCAACAATCTGGCTCTGCTCGCCGCCGATCAGGACTTCGCAAACAAGCTCGACAAGCGCGACCTGCAAAAGATCGTGGTCGACGTCAGCCAGCAGATTTTCAGCAGGGTCGAGGTCAACGAACAGCAGATCGGCATCCAGGCCGGGCTCATCAACCAGATCAATATTGCGCTGGGCGACTATGCCAAGCTGACGGTCACGGATGCGCTGACGTCTCGGGTGACGCTGACGGAGAACTCCATCGTCAGCCAGGGCTCGGCGATCACCTCGATCCAGAACGAGCTGCCTGGCAAGGCCAGCGTGACGGCGCTGAATGCGATCGACACGCGGGTCGAGACCGTGGAGGGGCAGACAAGCGCGCAAGCCACCTCCATCCAGGACCTGTTCGTCTCACTCGGCGGGTCGACCAACCAGACGCGGATCAAGATGGAGGCGCTGTCGGGGCCTTCGGGCTATTCCCGTCTCGGCTTCATCGGCAAGACGGCGGGCTTCGCAGAGCGATTGGCATCGGCATTTCTGGACGTGCCGAACAACGCGGCGCTGCCGACCCGTTGGCTGTTCTCGGTCGACGAATTCATCGTCCTGTCGGGCGGCAACACCCGCAAGCCCTTTGTCTTTACAGACGGTGCGCTGTGGTTGGACGAAGTAAACGTCAACTGGGCCAACATTGTTGGCGCGAATATCGCTTGGGCGGATATTCAGACAGCAGTCGTCGGAAACCTTACCGTACAAGACGCGATGATCCCAGCCAATCTGATCACCTCCTCGGGCTCAGGGATGTTCGGCCCGGCCGCATGGCCGAACATAGGGATCAGCGGAAACTGGGGGGACTGGATAACTTTCGCCACCTTCGTCCTCAACAGCCCTTCATCCAAGCCGATCCTATGCTTTCCGGATATCGATGCGCAAACCGTTGCTGATACGGCCGGCGGGGCCGGTTGCGGCATCCATATCCAGATCCTGCGCAACGGCGTTGTTCTGCGGGAATGGTTACAAACGCGCGGCGGCAACTCCGGCATCCTGCGAATTACCGACTCTGGTGCATTCGCTTCGCCGGACGGCTATCCAGCGGGAAACCAGACCATTGTCTTGCGCGCTCGCGCGTACCGGTCAGGCACACCGTCATCAGCCACAATTCACAGAATGTCCCTCGTCGCGCAGGTCGCGCGACACTGATCGATCAGGAGAACCCATGTCGACCGACCCGCAAACCCCACCCGAACAGCCACAGGAGCAGCAGATCGCGATTGATGCTGTCGCGGCCTATTTCCAGAAGCGCATGAACGCGGCCGAACAGGACGCGCTGATCCTCGCCGCGCGCAACCGCGATCTGATCGACATCGTGCGCCGGCAGCAGGCGTTGCTCCAGCAGCAGGAAGAAGCCCTCGGCGAAGAACTCGCTGACGCGGCGCCACAGAAGAAGACCAAGCCCAAGGGCTGAACCCTCCACAATTCATGACTGCAACAACCCTGCTCATCGGCGGGGCGATGGCGCACATCCAAAGGTGATCCATGAGCCTGGTATCCTACCACTCCCAAGGCACGGCGAGCGTCAATAACGGCCAGACGGCCGTGACGTTCTCCGGTGCCTCACTCGTGTCGGCCGGCATACAGCCGGGCGACTACTTCTTCGCTCAGGGGCTCATGATGCCCATTGCCGCAGTGGGCGGACAGAACGCCGCCACGCTGGTTTCGGGCTGGCCTGGCACTAATCTGTCGGGCGGCAACTATCAGATCGTGCCTGCGGCGGAAGGCGCCCGCGTGGCGCTGTCGGCCCGTCTGGTGCTAGAAAAACTGACCAACGGCAATGTGGAGGCGTTGGTGGGCCTGAACCTAATAGCCGACCGACTGCCCTACGCATCAGGGGCGGGGCAGTTGGCCCTCACGCCATTCACTACGCAGGCTCGGCAGCTTCTCGACGACACATCTTTCGCAGCGATGCGGACGACGCTGGGAGTAAGTGCGCAGGAGGTTGGCACTTTCACGCCGGGACTGGAAGGCATCACGACCCCCGGAACGCCGACATACACGGCGCAAGACGGCAACTATCTCAAAATAGGAAATCGTGTTCTCGCGAGCTTTCTGCTCACCGTTACAAGCCTTGGGGGTGCGACTGGAGCGCTCCGCGTGACAGGTCTTCCCTTCAGCCGTGCCTCCGGGAATGGACGTCGATATTCAATGTCGATCCCTTTCTGGCAGGGCATCAATCTGGGTTCTGGGTCCTCGACGCTGTTTGGCTTCTTTCAGGACGGTGGAAGCGTCGTGCGACTTATCAAGCACACGGCGACAACGGGGTCGACTGCCGTCTCACATACCGACGTGAGCGGGGCGGTCGTTCTCTACGCGACAATAACCTACGAGGCATCATCATGACCTTTGACGAGATCCAGCTCGATGCCACCGGCGTCATGATCCGTTGGAAGAAGCCGGACGGCGGCTTCCATCGGGAAGTGCGAGGGCCGAACGATCCAACGGATGACCTGCCTGTGGAGGTCGCAGGGCAGATAGGGTCCTTCTGGACCCCCGCGCGAAAGGCTGCCTACAACGCTGCATACTATCCCGAAGAGCCGGCGCCGACACCCGAAGAGATCGTCGAGCGGTTTCGCACGGCCATCGAGGCGCATGTCGACGAAGTGGCCCGCCAGCGCCAGTATTCCGGGGCGGTGTCGATATCGACCTATGTCAGTTCGACCAACCCGGCATGGGCGGCAGAGGCACAAGGCTTCATTGTCTGGCGCGATGCGGTCTGGGTCTATGCCTTTACCGAACTCGCGAAGGTGGAGGCCGGCGATCGCGCGGTGCCAGAGGTGGGGGATTTTCTCGCCGAGCTTCCGGCGATGGAGTGGCCAGATTAGTTGACGGCGGTCGTCCGCAGCTTGGCCGCGACGTTCAGGCCAATGATTGCGGCCAGCTCTCGCGCGGCCCTGGCTTCCGCTTCACGCTCTGCTCGGACGCGAGCAAATTCCTGGCCGCTGAGGTCGAAGTTGGCCATGGTCTGCGCGCGACCGACGGTGATCTGCTCCCCGGTATGGACATTCACAACGGAATAAAGGGCGTTCATGGTGAGGATTGATGATGTCGGCCTGTCCAAGCGCTCCGAGACCGACGCCGTGGCCGGAATTCGCGCCGCCCCTTGAACCGTGGTGGTGACCGAAAAATCAAGATGATAGCGCGGCTCGGTCGGTTGGGCCGCCCCCCCATAGAGCATGAAGGCCAGCTCGTTCCTAACCAACTGATGAGATCGGTCGGACGGCTGTGAGATGTAGACAGCGGCCAGTTCCGGCGCCGCCTCGCGATACTCTGCAATGGAGCTTGTGAGCCCGCCATAGAGCGGCTGAACAGTGCAGCCAGCCAGCACGAGGCATGATGTAAGGCCAAGGGCCACGAGTGCTTTCATCGGGCATCTCCTTCGTGCCGTTCGATAGCCGCTTTCGAGGGGCTTCGCAACCAACACTAATCCCAAAGGAAACCCCCATGTCACTTCGCATTCTCGATGCGGGGCGCCTTGCGCGTGTCCCGATGACAGGCATTCGCGGCCACTGGACGGGCGGCGGCCACAAGGCCAATGCCAAGGATCTCCAGCACTATAACGTGCTGACCGAAGGCGACGGCGCTATCCAGTATGGCGTCGACATCGCGCTCAACCGGACCAACCCGGCGACGGGCCGTCTCTTCGATGGCTATGCCGCCCATACGCTGAACAACAACACCAACAATATCGGCCAGACCATGTGCGGCATGCTCGGCGCGCGCGAGGCGCCCTGGCACCCCGGCACCCAGCCGTTGACGCTGGTGCAGTGGAACCGCTTCGTGATGGCGACGGCCGACCTGGCGGAAGTCTTCAAGATCCCTGTCACACGCAAGACGATCCTTTTTCATGCCGAGGTGCAGCCGACGCTTGGCATCGCGCAGCGCGGCAAGTGGGACGTGGTGCGGCTGCCCTTCGACGAGAGCGTGCGGGGCGCACACGCCATCGGCGACAAATGGCGCGACGAGGTGCTTTCGGCGCTGCGGGGCAACGGGCCGTCGGAACCACTGCCGGTGCGCGAGCCGCTGCCGGCCGGCTTCGAGGGGGGCACGGCGATCACGATGGCACGGCCGCATCTGAATTTCCGCCGCGGGCCGGGGGTGATCCACGAGCGCATCGGCGACGGTCTGCCGCCCGGCGTAACGCTGACGGTGTTCGAGGCACAAAGCGACTGGCTGAAGGTCCGCACGCCCAACGGGCACGACGGCTGGGTCCATGGCGGCTATGTGCAGATGATCGACACGGCGCCGGCCGAAGGTGCGGGCAGCGTGCCCGATCCGATCCACACGCAGTTCGCCGCGGTTCGCTCCTTTCTGGACCAGGTCGAAGCAAACCTGCCCGCCGATCGCGACACGCTATCGCGCATGCTGCGCAACATGGCGAGCGACCTCGAGACCTATAGCTGACACCAAAGGAGACCATCATGAATGAATTTCTCTGGGATCTCTGGCTGATCCTGCAACCGATCGTGCTTCTCTTCGTCTCCACCGTGGGGCCGGTGCTGGTGGCGTGGCTCGCCTACCGCCTCACCCAGGTTCTGAAGATCGAGGACGAGGCCGCGCGCCGCGACATCGAGGCGAAGCTGCGCGACGCGCTGCACCAATCGGCCATGAACGCGGCCAAGGTGGCGCTGGCCAGGCTGGGGCCGGATGCGAAGACGGCCGAGCTGGTGAGCGAGGCGATCTCCTATGTGCAGGCGAAGAACTCCGAGGCGGTGAAGAGCTTCGGGCTGGGGCCGAACGAGCTGACCGACATCGTGCTGTCCAAGGTGCCGGAGGCGATGAAGCTGGTGGGGGCTGCGCGCGGGATCCTGGGGCGCTGAGGCAAGGGGTCGGTCATGATCATTCTTCGCATGCGTGATGGCATCATTGCGCATTTCCCCTCGCGCGTGTCGGAATGGATCATGACGGCCGCCATCCTCGGCTGGTACGGCGTCCTGTCGGCCGATCCAGGCACGTTCGAAACGTCCCGCTCCTTCACCGTGCTGGCCTATTACGGCAGCGAGAAAGCCTGGGCGATGCTCTGCCTGCTGGTCGGTCTGGTCCGGCTCGCTGCGCTGGTCGTCAACGGCACCTTCCGGAGCTTTCGATACTCGCCGCATATGCGTGGCTTTGCCTCGATCGTGGCCTGCATCTTCTGGGGGCAGATCACCCTGGGCGTGATCATCGCCTGGACAATGGGCGGCGCCGGCACGGGCGTCGTGGCCTACGGCACCTTCATGATCATCGAGATGTGGAACCTGTTCAGGGCTTGGGCCGATGTCGGGGCAACACGGAAGGCAGGGTGAATGCTTGGCATACCGATTGAACACCTCATCCCGGTCGCCAACTTCATCGGCCTTGCCGTTCTGGGCCTCCTGGCCTGGATGGGGCAGCGATGGGGGCAGCGCCAGACGGCAAGAGAAGGTTCGACGATGGAGATTGCCGGCGCTCTCGTCGACAGCTCATCCATCCGAGAACTGACGGCCGCGGTATCGGCCCACACGGCAGAATGCGCCGCGCTGCGCCAGGAGAACGAACGCGCCCGCAAGCTCGGTTATGAAATTATCGAGACCCTGGGTGGCCTGACACGGGAACTTTCCGAGATCCGGAGCGAGATGCGCATGAAGCGGCGGTGATGACATCCGGCCACCGAAAGCTCCGAAGCCCGCTCGCCCGGCAGGGCTTCCTACCGTTTTTTTCCGCATCTGCCGTTCAAGGCCCGGCCACCGAAGTGACCGGGCGGGCATGCTTGTGTGGGTGTGTGTGGCGGTCAACGGCCGATGCTCAAGCCTCCCACACTGGCATCGATGCCGCCGTTACCGATACTCACGCCGATACCACCTTCACCACCCAATCCGGCGTTGATGCCACTATCATTTCCACTTCCGGCACCGGTGCCTCCTCCGCCGACATCTGCATTTATGCCGCCGGTGTTGCCGGTGGCGGCATCCTCTCCTACACCGATGCTGATGCCACCCGTGTTTCCGGAGGCGGATCCCGTGCCAACGCCAGCATTGACACCTCCGGTGTTGCCAGACCCGGCGTCGGTTCCAACGCCAGCGTTGATACCGCTGGTATTGCCGGATCCCGCACCGGTCCCGGCTCCAACGTTGATGCCGCCGGTATTGCCGGATCCCGCATCGGACCCTACTCCGACGTTGATACCGCCGGTGTTGTTCTGTCCGCCGCCGCCGACACCCACGTTGACACCGCCTCCGGTAGAGGGCGAGCCGGGCTGCCCGGGGACTGCAGGTTGCCCTGGAACGCCGGGCTGACTTGGTACCGCGGGTTGACCTGGGACACCAATCGTGGCGGTTCTTGCTTGAGCGTTCGGTAAACAGGCTCCATCAGCCACGGCCTGAAGTTGAGCCTGGCTGAGGGCGCTTGCGGGCAGTTCGCAGATATTCGCCTGCGCAGGACCCGTCATAATCAGGCTGCTGGCGCCAAGAGCGAATGCTGATGCAAGCATCAAGGTGAGGCTGGATTTTGCTTTTGCCATGGTTCTCTCTCCCATTGGTTTTCCTCCCCACAAGGAACAATGGTTGGAAGGACTGAATGGTTCAGAACCCGCATCAACTTAGAGTTAATCATTTTTCTGCGGAGAAAGATGACCAAGCCTCTGAATGCTGCCGATGAGTAATCATGAATCTGTTGCGAGATAGCCTGCGGCAAGCAAGGTAAGCTCGGCCGGCGGCTGCTCAAGGTCGGCGGGTGGCTGCTCTCGGCAATGGCCGGCGCGGAAGCCCAAACGCAGCGAGATCTCCAGCGCCATCAGCAAGAACAGCAAGCTCAGCAGGAGCGGGCTCGGTTGCAGCTTGAAGAGGATCGGCGCCAGGAAGCACGCCGCCAACAGCTTGAACGCGACCTCCGCCAGCAAGAAGCCAATCAGGCAAGGGTTCGGGCTCAAACCTCCCGGGACAGCAACATGCCGGATCGTCATATCGGACGGCCTCCGCCAGATCAAAATGGAAAGCCTGCCGTCTGGTGCGAAGGTTTAGGTATGTGGGGTTGGGGACCGTACAATTCGCCCGAAGAGGCCTATAATCTGCCCGGGTGGTGCGGCGACTCGAGTTGTTCGGGCATGTTTCGCCGAGTTTTCATCGAAAAGTGCGGGCACGCGCCGCGTTAGGCCGGAAGTGCCTCTTCCACTCCGGCGTCAAGCGGAAGTTGCTCCACAACGACAGTGCCCAAATCGAAATGCTTGTCAGCAGATTCATAGATCTTTTGGTCTTCGGTGGCCTCCGTTCGTCGATCTGCATCCTGTCGTAGCAAGGGGAACAGGGTGTGTGATGGATCTTCTCGCCGACCCGGTTGATGACGTCCTTTATGGGGAAGCCGGGCAGCAGTGACGCCTCCGCCGCTCTATCCGAGCGACAACTGCGGGCCACAAAACCGGCACGGCTGCAATCAGCGGCTTCATAAGAGCAACTCTCCTCCTAATCGTCCCGCAACGGCAGTAATGCAATCAGGAAGTGTAGCCGACGTCTTTCCGCAGCGACTTTAGACGCCTCGCTCGGAGATAAGCAGCATCGTCACCGCATCCCGCCGCGGCCAAGCCGGAAACTTTTTAGTCCGACGTTTCGAATGCGAGATTTCCAGCGAAGCACCTCTCAACTTCTTCTCCTTATGGTGCCCCCATTAATCGGCAAGGGGTCGGGGATGAAAACTTGGCTACAGGGTGTTGCCGCTGCCTTTGTTTGCGCGGCGCAAGTGACTCTCGCGCATGCGGCGCAAACGGGCACAATTGCTCACGCCCAAAACATGATCTGGGTGTGTGACGACGAGCGGGCGCTCGCGCGCATCATGTTTGGTGGTTCGGCAGATGCGATGCTTGTCGAAGCGGCACGATCGGGAGGTTGTTTTCGGTTGGCTGCTGGCACCGCCATTCAGGTTCACGGCGCAAATGGCCGCATCGGGTTTGGCAGCATTTTTGGCTACCCCAAGCCCATCTACTACCCCGTGCCCGGCGTGGTCTTAGGTAGTGTAGGGGAGAGCCCCACTTTTGTCGCCCCGGCGGTCAAGGCAAACCCGCGTGCCGCTCGGCGAACCCCGCGTGACGTATGCGCCGCCGGCATTACGGCATACTTCTTCTTGGGAGCAGAACCCAGACACGAGCGAACAATTGGCGACACCCACCATTTTCGCAGTTCCTCCAACAACGCGTATCTGTGTTCGGTAGAGCTCGATCTGATCATGATGAGCTGGCACGATGATGCTCGGCTTCGGCATGCCTCGGTCACCTATGAGATTGACGGGACGGGTGACCTGATTGTGCAGACCGACACTGGCGCGCGCCGATTTCCCTAGTGTTTCGCCAAATGGCTGGGAGAGAGTAGTCCTGTGTAAGTCGACCCGCGAGAAGCCGGCTGGCTAGTAGTCGCGAATGGGATTGGGGTGCTGAGGCTAGCACCACATCATCAATGTGACTTCAAGAACGCGCCTACACCCTTAATCCAGCTTCTAATGGCGCCGAAGTCTCTGGATCCGGTGCCGAGTGAGGGTGTCCAATTGGGCTGCGGCGGGACGTCTCTTGCGCCCCTGGACGTCATCAAGTTCGGGGGAAGGGGAGGGCTCATAGGCCTCAACAGCTATGCCAGTTTCTACCGAAAGCACGTCTTCGATCCGAATCCGGAGAAGCTTCTCGCCCAATCTGAACGCCCGCAATTCTCCCCGTTCGATCATGTTGCGAACGTGTTGTTCGGAACAGTGCCACCGCTCGGCGAGCGTAGCGGGCGTGAATACGTCTGGCTGCCATCCGGTCATAGACGTATCCTTCTCCGACCTTCCTTGGAATTCGTGGCGAAGGCCCTCTTGCCCGCTGAGGTTAGCGTAAGAGTCGTCGGGCGTCTTTCTTCAAGGGTTCCGATGAAGCCTCGAATGACCAAGCGTTCCAAGGTAGCAGGTCCTGCAAATTCCAGGGTCGAGGCAGATTGGGGTTCATCAGCGCGCTGCAGAAGCTGTTCCATTACCCGCGTCTCCCGGTGGTCCAACGCACTCCCCGGAAGGTCCCGCTTCCATTCGGTCAAGACTTTCGCGTGCCGTGCCGATCTCTGTGGGTCGCTTTCGTGGCGGCCGCTTCGGCTCACTTCGAGATCGGACCGGCTTAGTGCTTCGCCCTTGCTCGGCAATGGTCGCCGGGGGAGAAGCGACCAATCATCGAGCATCTGGTCGAAATAATTCTCGTCTTTCCGCTGGCTCTCAGCGCAGGCCCGTTCCTCGGGAACCAAACGAACGAAGACGTCACCGAGTTGAATGACCGGAGCGTATCCGGCCTTCTGGGCGCCCTTGCAGAGCGCGGTCACCTGGCGCGCGGTGATGTCCAGCTTTCGGGTCATCGATGTCGTTGACGTTTGGCCTCAGCCAAGCGAGCCCGCACCAGTTCTAGGTCCGTATTTTGAACCCGCTCCGTTGGCCCTGGCTTCCGAAGCGGCCCGGCGAGTGAGCCGCTGCGTTGTCGCGGCTGGGGCTGGCTGGCTGCCAGGAGTGCCTGGACATCATCCTGACTGAGCAGCATTCTCTTTCCAATTATGCGACATGCTCCGATCTGGCGGGCCAGCCAGCGAACCGTTCGTGCGGAACACCCCGTTGTACTGGCAAACTCTTCAGGGCTTATCAGCTTCGGAATAATGGGTGGATCACTCAAAGGACAGGCTCCCGCAACAAGCCGTTCCCGCCCTTCTTGCCATTGCGCCAACGACGATATTCGCCCAGCGTTTGAAACTCCTCGGGTACCCGGTCAGCATTGGAGGCCAAAATGTCTCGATCCGATACCCCGACATAGACTTCCACGAGGTCGCCATCGAAGCTCACTTTGGAGACTGGCAGGCCGGCCGATCGAACGGCCTTGACCAATCTAGCAACCTCGTCGTGCGATATCCGGGCTTTTCGTCTCGTCATTCGCTTAGCGTAGCTGGAGCGGCCGCCATTCCACCAGACGCGAGTCTGGCGCCGTCATGTGGATAATGGGGATAGCCGTCGTTGTTCTGTCGGCCATGTCGCCCTCGGCCCTATTCCCAGTAGTTCCTTTTCTCTGGCGGCTCGCCTTCCGGATCATGAAGATCATCCGGCTCAGGAAAGAGGTTCTGATCCAGCAGCGCTCGCTGGACTGCTGCGGCAGTCGTACGCTGGATAAGGAGTGCTAGCCGCTCTCTAGCCCACCCAAGCATACGCTCGTATTCCGGCATGCCGTCCTCTCCCTGCGGGACAAGACCGATGGTAGCGCGGAGATCCTCCACCTCACGGCGATCGTTCGCAAGAGAGGTGAGGAATCTATGTCGGGCCTCCTCCCTAAATTTGCGCTTGACAGCGAGTTCGCGACGGAAGGCCAGATGCTGCTTCCGCTCTCGCTCCACGCGATCTATTTCGTCCTGCTCCTTCTGGACTGCCAGATGTATCCGATAGTTTTCGACGATCTGTTCGATCCGGTGTTCGACCTTCTTTTCATCCTCATCGACCCAGTTCTTTCGGACGCCTTGCGCGCGGCCGACAATCTGGAACGCCAAACGGCCCACGAAAACGTTCTCGTGGCTTTTCCACTGATAGCTACGTCCAGACGCGCCCACATAGGTTTGTTCTCTGACAGTCCGCTTTTTGGGGCTGGTAAGAATAAAGTCGACCGCAGTTGAGCCTTGTACGAACTGCACACGGCTTCCAGCGCCTGAAAAGGTGACCCCGTGCGGCTCCAGTTTGTGTGCAAGAGCACTCAGAAAGGACACCACGCGTGGCAGGCTGTCGCGGTGGATGTGCACCCATTTGACATCGATCGCGCCCTCCCGGTCTGCTTCCGCAGTCCGTAGTTCCTCTGCGAATGACCTGAGTGAGGAATGGAGCGGGCGAGGACGCTGCGGGATCGGCGCCGGCTCTTGGTATGGGCTTGTGCTCTTCTTTTGAAGCTCGGCCTTCTCCTGCTTCAGACGCTGCCTCGCCGCCTTTGTGGCGGTCACCGCCACCGCCGCTCTCGGATTCGCGACCGGGTCCACACCGCCGATGTGCACGGTCTCTATCGCGGGGTTTTCAATGAGCCACAAAGGCGTCTTGTTGACCGTCTGGCCGGATTCCACTCTGGCCCAATATCCACGGCCGGGAACGGGAATTTGATGAGCCTGGCAGATTTTGGCCAAGCCTCTGTCGGAAAGCCCGAACTGCTGGGCCAGTGTCGAGATCGGCGTCGTCCAGACGAGATCGTAGAGTTCCCGTCTTGAGAAGCTTCGCTTCAAAACCGATTTCCTCTCACGCCAAACGCATCGAATATCAGTCGCACCCGCTATCCGTACACCGTGCGGTGTACCAATCCCGGCGGTCCGGGGAACGGTAGGTGCAGGCGATGAGATATTCATCGCGATACTCGACGTCGACCAGATGCCAGCCGGCTCCGTCACGCTCCTCACATAGTACGTAGTGGTGCTGGGGTGCGCGTTCACAGCCAGCGAGGCCGACGGCAGCAGCGCAGATGCCCCAAATACGAACGGACGTTGCAACTCGATGAAAGTGGCGCCGACAGGGCTGGTCTACCAGTTGCATGCTTCACGCAAGGGCTGGATGACCTCCTCAATGCCGGAAATGTTGAACTCACCAGAGACGGCACTCTCTGAGAATGGCGTTGCCCGCACATACAGCTTCTGTCCTCCGAACAATTCTCGCAGCCAAGGAATTGAGGCAGACCCTCCCCAAAGCCCAAGAACGGAATGATCGTTCGATTCACGGAAATTTCGATGCCGAGCCGCCTTTTCATCGACGCGATAGTCGACACGTCCCTTACCTTGGATGTCGGACATGAAATGCTCTGCGAAGCTGATATAGGCGTTGGTACGATTCTCTCGGCAGATAATCGTCAGCGTCAGCGGCTTCCTCCGTCCGTAACGGTCTTGGTGGACATCGTTGGACCTGAGCGCCAGCTGGACGCTAGCACTGTCATCGAGCTGTGACGTGCCCCGCCTTACGTCCCAATGAGCCAACCGCACTGCCTCTGCAGCACGACGAGCACCTTCCTCTGCGTGCAGGTCCAGTTCAGAATCTTCTGCCGATGCATCTACCTCAGCCGCCGCCGGCCGTTCAGTCTGCAACCTCGGTTGGGTCGAAGAAGTCTGCGTTTCCTGGCCCGTGCCGATAATGACGGCGATCATCCCTACAAAAGTAACTGCCAATAGGAGGAACGAGCCCCTTGCAAGCCGCGCGCCCCTGGCCCTGGTGCTGGGCAGCACAAGTAGAAGTGTGCCGATCGCCAAGCCTACCAGGCTGAGCAGTATGCCAGCGGCTAGCACTGCAGACATCGTTTCCCCCTCCACATCCCGGTTGCATCGTGACGCAACCGGAAGACGAGGGCAAGCCAGAGATAAACGCGGACTCGAATCAGGCTGGGATCATCAGCAGCATCGAAACGATGCACGTTCCGATCGTGGTCCCAACCCCCAGCTTAACCTTGGTGTCATTGTCCCAGCGGGGGCATTCCCAAGGACCGTCTGCGGCTCTGGTAAGTGCTATGCGAATGTTACTCATGGTCGCGTCTCCTTGGGAAAGACAACGACAAGGCCGGAAAGAGGTTCACAGAATTCATAGATGACTGGGCTTGCCGGGAGAAGGCGAGGCCGGCAACGCAGGGGGCTTCTAGAGGAGACGGCCTCGCCACGGTCCCTTTCAGGTCCGCCTCAGAAGAATGCAGAGATCGTGCTTGGAGTCGAGCATGTTGCATTCCATGTTGCATGGAACTGCCGCGCACCAGCGGAAACCCTTGGAAACCAAGGGAAGTCAGTTGCAACATGATGCAACATGAACAGGGTAGGGCGGACGGGCTAAGCCATTGAAAAGACTGGCGATCCCGGCAGGACTCGAACCTGCGACCATCGGCTTAGAAGGCCGGTGCTCTATCCAGCTGAGCTACGGGACCGCTGCGGCGCGGCGCGGCGCCGGTCAGTGCGTCCAGGGGACCTTGCGGTCATAGCGGAAATTCTCCGCATAGGAAATCACGCGCCGGCTGGTCTTCTTCGGCTTCTCGACACGGTAGGCGATGCCGTTCTTCTCGGCATAGGCGATCGCCGCTTCCTCCGTGTCGAAGCGCAGCCGGATCTGGCGCTTCATGTCTCCAGACGAGGTGTAGCCCATCAGGGGCTCGATGCTGCGCGGCTGGGAGGGCTCGAATTCGAGCACCCACTGGCCGGTGCGTGCGGTTCCGGATTGCATGGCGGTCCTTGTCGGGCTGTAGATACGGGCGGACATTCTGTGCTCGTCTCCTCGGCGGATGGTCGGAGCGGCAGGATTTGAACCTGCGACCCTCTGGTCCCAAACCAGATGCGCTACCAGGCTGCGCTACGCTCCGAGCGGCCCGAAGGCCTTGGTGCGTATAGGGTTAGGGCGGCGCGGGCGCAAGCCCGGTAATCGAGAAAAACGGAACAAACGGCAGACAGTGGCACCAAGCGGTGCAGAAAGTGCCACAGAAGTCCCACGGGACGTTCCCTCATTGTTTCGCCCGCCGCGCCGGTCGGGCGGGCCTCGGCCGCGCCGCGGCTTCCATGCCGGCGCGCAGGTCGTCCTTGGTCACGTGGGCGTAGCGCGAGGTGGTGGCGATGTCCGTGTGGCCAAGCAGCTGCTGGGCCATCTTGAGGTTGCCGGTCGCCCGCACGAGCCTGGTGGCGGCCGTGTGGCGCGTATCGTGAAAGCGGAAGTCCTTCACGCCGGCGCGGTCGCGCGCGCGGCGCCATTCCGTCTTGAAGCCTTCCATGGTGATCGGCTGGCGCGCGCCGCGCCTGGCGCCGGGGCGCGGGCGCTTGGCGACATAGGTGAAGACGGACTGGGCGTGATGGTCCTTGAGCGACCACAGCAGGTCATGCATGGCATCCGTCATGGGCAGGGTGCGCGAGCGGTCGCCCTTGCCGGTCACCGTGAATTCGCGGTTGAAGAAATCGACATCGTGCCAGGTGAGGCCCACGATCTCCTCGCGCCGGCAGCCGCTGAGAAGTGCGAATCGGAGGGCCGGGGCATAGTCGCCGCGAATCGCCGCCATGATGGCCGCCTCCTCGTCGGGGCTGGCTTCGCGCACGCGTTCCTGCGGCTCCTTCAGCACATGGTCCTTCCACTCGATCTCGTGCACGGCCTGTTTCCAGGTGCGCCTGGCGCGGCGCAGGATGGCGCGCAGCGGCTCGCAGACGGACCGGTTGACCGTGGCGGCCGAGAGTTCGCCCACGCGGACGCGCTTGCCCTTCCTGTCGGTGCGCCATTTGCCCTCGCCGCGGCGCCGCGCGACCAGGCGGGCAACCATGGCGTCATCGATGTCGGCGAGCTGGGTGGCGCCGCCGATGTGACGCTCCAGCCAGTCGAGCGCGGCCAGCGTCTCGTCGGCATTGACATGGTGGCAGCCGACCTCCTGCCAGTAGAGGGCGGCGGCGGCCTTGAAGGGCAGGGGTTTTGTGGTGTCGAACTGCAGCGCCTTTACGCGCCGCTTCTCCTCGTCTTCGAACCGTTCCGCATCGCGGCGCGTCGTGCATCCAGTCGAGCCTGAAAATCGCTGGCGTCGATAACGGAAGTCGAACGTGTAGACCGTCTGGCCGGGGCGCTTGTAGACCGACATTTGCGGGCCTCCCTGAAAGCTGCGAGGTCTTCGGGATCGTAGCGCCGTGTCTCGCGCTTCGTGCCCAGGCCGATATTGACGTAGCGGATGGCGCCGGCCTCGGTCAGGCGCCGCAGCTGGGTATCCGAGATGCCGAGTTCGGAGGCTGCCTGATCCGGCGTCAAGAGCGGCATGGCGTCAATCCCCCTTGTCCACAGCTTCCGTGGTCGCGCTGTCGCGCCCGGCCTCGCTCCGGAGCGGGTGGTCGACGTCGGCCGATGCTCCCGCCGATGCCTGGAGGGCAGACGTCATGCCGGCGATGGCGCGGCGCAGCTCGTCCGACTTGCGGATGGTCTCCTGTGAGACGAGGCCGCCATTGCCGCCCTGGAAGCCTGTCGGCAAAGCGATTCCGTTAACGTCGAAAGAGATCGCGTCGACGACGTCCTTCGCTGCCAAGAGAAGCCGGGCGAGGGTGGGATCGTCATGCATCGTCGTTTCCCTTCCCGCGTGGGGCGGCTCGGTGGGTTGTTTGGACGCCTGTTGAAGCGGAAATCCGGCTTTCGGCAATGCGGGTCGCAAGACTTTTGCGTGGCTTTGCCGCATTGGCCTGGTCGACCACATAGGCCACGTCCTTGGCTGTCCTGGCGGCGACGAGCTTGGCGGTGATGGCGGGCTGCAACGGATCGATCGCGAGCACCGAGGGCTTGCCGCAGGACGGGCAGTCGACGGTCAGATAGCGATGGCAGTCATGGTTGAAGCCGTCCGAGCCGGTCATCACGAAGCGCGGGATCGGCCAGTGGGCCAGAAGATCGCCGAGCGACACGGACGCCTCGTCCATATAGGCGCCGCAATGCGGACAATCGGGCGTGTCGCGCTCGGTCAGGAGCCCGGTCGTCATGCGGGGTTTCACGGGCGCCACTCCCAAAAACCCTGAGCCCCTTTGGCGGGCTGGTAGGGTTCGAGCGTTTCGATCTCCGTCAGCGGCCAAGCCCAGTTGCTGTGCTGGTGGCGATCGCTGTCGTTGAGCCTTGCGCCGAATTCCTCGACGATCTCAAAGGCCGGCCGGGGCTCTCCCAGGATGGCGGTGCCGAGTATCGAGGACAGCGGCAGGATGCCGGGTGAGCTGTAGGCGCCCTCCAGCAGGGGCATTGCGATCTCCGGCATGAGCCCGGTCGTCCACGCGTCCTCCGATCGAAGGCTGATGATCAGGTCGGCGATCTCGGCCTTGCGGACAGGCCGCGCGCCCGCGTGGATGGCGATCCGCTTGCCCCGAAGCGATCGCGGCGCCGGCCAGCCTCGGAATTCATATGGCTTCGCGCCGGCCATGATCAGCGAGGCCCATGGCTGCCAGATGGTGAGCGCCTTCATGGCCGCCGCTCCGTCATTTCCCGCTGTTGGTCCTCCGAAGTAGCGAAGTTGGCTTCGACAAGCCTCCGGTATTCAGCCTCGACTGTCGCTTTGCACGTCTCCACGGATGGCGTCCGGCGGTAGGCCGCGGACCAGAACGGTTCGCAGTAGCCGTCTCCGTCGCCCATTTCGATAATGGAAAGCCGGCCAAAGGGGGTGTCTGCGATATGGGCACAAAGGTCGTCGCTGGTTTTCCACTCAAGCGGCTTGAAGCGCAGATCGGCCATCAGCACACCTCTTCGAAATAGCTATTCAGGATCTCGTTGGTGAACGGCGGGGCATCCGCCATGGCGGCCGCCTGCTCGGGCTCACCTTCGCCGCCACAACAGACCTGTTCCATCTGCTCGTCGGACAGCGTTGCGAGCCACGCATCGACCGGCTTGATCTCATGTTCCGGCTGCGTTGCGAGCCAACGCGCCATCTCGCGTTCCTGCTGCTGCTGCGAGCGGAAGCGGTTGATGCCTCCGTTGTCGAGGGCGATCAAAAGCGCGGCGCGGGCGATGCCGGGATAAGTGGTCTTTGGATCAACCATTGCGCGCCTCCAGGCCGCAGGCCTTGAGCGCACGGAAAAGAAGATCGTAGACGCCACGCTGTGTACGATGATGGCCTTGGACGAGCGCGGTTACACCTTCCTCGTCACTTCCCGCTATGGCCCCATTGATGCGCCGGTCATCGCTGGTGAGCTTCCCCTTGCGCCATGCTTCGCGAAGCGCGCCACGGAACGGTGGCGTCTTCTTGAGGGCGACGGCATAGTCGGCAGTGCCGTCCAGATATGTCGCGACGTTGGCGATCTCCATGAGGCCGATCGTGCGGGCCTTGGTCTCATCGCCGCCGGGCAGCAGTTCGAAGGTTATGCGGACCATCACCAGCCCCATTCGTTCGGGTTTTCGAGGAAGTCGTGCCGCCCGCGCGGTTTGCGGCGGCGCGTATGCTTCGAGCGCCTCAGCAGCAGGAAGGCGAGGATGCCGCCGGCAAGGGAGGCGGCGCCGATGAACAGGAGGAGTTCCATCGTCAGATCCTCATCGGCATGATGACGAAGAGCGGGTCGGGATCGGCACCCCGCACGAGTGCCGCCGCGCCGCCGTCTGCCAGTTCGAAGACGATCTCGGGGCCGGCGACCCGGCCGGCCACCTCGAGCGCGTAGCGGCCGTTGAAGCCGATGGTCACGGGCTCGCCCGTCGCGGCCTTCACCGACACCTCGTCGCGGGCGTCGCCCGAATCGGGGTTGACGCATTCGAGCGCGGCTTCTGTCTCCGCGAAGGCGATGCGCACCGCACGGGCCCGGTCGGCCGTGATCGTGGTCACCCGGTCGAGCGCGGCCACGAAGGTCTCGCGCGCCAGCGTGAAGCTGTTGGCGTTGCCGGTCGGGATGACGCGGGCATAATCCGGAAAGGTGCCGTCGATCAGCTTCGAGGTCAGCGTCACCTTGCCGATGGTGAGGCGGATCTTGGCGTCGGAAATCTCGATCTCGACCGTCGCCTCGTCGGCGCCGGCCAGAAGCGCGATCGCCTCGGCCACGGTCTTGCGCGGCAGGATGATGCCCGGCATGCCCGCCGCGCCGTCGGGCGCCGCCATCTCGCGCCGGGCCAGGCGGTGGCCGTCGGTTGCCACGGAGCGCAGCCGGGTCGACGCCACATCCTCCACGACATGCAGATAGATGCCGTTCAGATAGTAGCGCGTCTCCTCGTTCGACATCGCGAACTGGCAGGTTTCCAGAAGCGGGGCGAAATCGCGCGCGGCGACCGCGAAGCGGTGCGAGAAGCCGTCCGCCTGCATCTCGGGGAAATCCTCGGGCGGCAGGCAGTGCAGCGTGGCGCGGGTGCGCCCGGCCGAGACCTTGACCTGGCCGCCTTCCAGCTTGAAGGCGATCTCGGCCTTTTCCGGCAGCTTCTTCACGAAGTCGCGCAGGAGGGTGGCCGGCAGGGTCACCGCCAGATCGGCGCCGGTGGCCGCCAGCGGGGCATCCGCCTGCATCTCGATGTCGAGATCGGTGGCGGTCACCACCAGCCGGTCGCCCTCGGCCACCAGGCGCAAGTTCGACAGGATCGGAATCGTGTTGCGCCGCTCGACGATGCGGTGCGCCCGGTCGAGCACCGGGGCGAGATCGCCCCGGTCTATCGTGAACTGCGCCTGGGCGGCCATCAGCGTTCGCCTTCCGGCTTGCCCTCATAGGTGGGCAGGCCGGTGTTTTCGCGAGCATCGAAAAGCGTGTGGCGGACATGCTCCGTGATGGCGAGGTCGGGCCGGTAGATCTGATAGAACCACATCACCTTGCCCTCGCGCACCCGGTAGCGCAGGCGCACCGGCACGCGGATCTTGTCGCCCATGAAGAAGGGCGCGATGTCGAGGATGAAGATGCCGGGCACCTTCAGCTTCTGGCCCGCCCCGTCATTGTGGGTTTCGTCGAACTGGATGGAGCCTTCGCCGGTCTGCAGCGTGGTGTGGGCCTTCACGCTCGACGCGACGGCCACCGTCAGCCCGCGCGACAGCTCCACAACCTGGGCAGGCGTGGCGACTGTCGTCTGGAACTGATGCTCGAGCTGCGTCTTCTCCACATCCGTCGGCGCCGAAAGCTCGGCCACCCGGTCTTCGAGGAACCAGGCAAAGTCCTGCTGCGACATGGCCTGGCCGTTCTGGCCGATCCATGCCTGCCATTCCTCCGACAGCGGGAAATCGTAACGGATGCGGTGTTGGCAGAAATCCGCCTGGCCGCCATTCTCTTCCGCGTGGTGATAGTCGATCACGGCGGTGAGGGACGGTTTCTGCCAGGCCGCATCGGCGAAGATGGCGGAATGTTCCGTCCTGTGACGGTTCACCAGGGCGCAGAACGCGTCGAAGGTCTGGGCCTGCGCCGTGCCGGCCTTGCGCTTCGGGAAGAGGCGGTATTCCTCCAAATGGCGCTGCACCGATTCGACGGCGGGGTGCTCGCCGCGTTTCAGCGCGATCGGGACCGATACCGGCAGGCCGGTCAGCCCGTCCGTGACGATCGTGGCGAGTTCGACGCCCTTGGCCTCGGCGCCAAGTGTCGCGGCCGTTTCGAGGTCGAGGGGAAAGGTGGAAAGTTCCGGCAGTTTCTCGCCTGCCGTGGCGTCGGTTTTCGCGGCCATGCTGGCCTCCTATCGGTTCGGGGGTGGTCAGGAAGTCTGGCGGGCCTCGCGGGGCCCGGCGAACATGTCGGTCTGCTGCGGGTGCTCGGTCGACAGCGAGCCGTCGTCGAGAACCCAGTAGAAGGAAGAGCCGCGCATCGGCTTGGGCCGCTTGGACGCAATGTCGGCCGTAATCACGGCGGTGCCGTTCTCGACCTCGATCTCGAGCTTGAGCGTGACCGAGCCCTTGACCTTGCTCTTCGGCCGGTCGCCGGAAAGCTCCTTGAGCTTGGCCAGCGTCTCGGTGATTTCTCGGCTCAGCTCGGCCGCGGCCTCGCCGCCCTCGAGCGCACCGATGATGGTCTGGGAATCTCTGATGCGTTTCATGCTCACCTCCATTCGGGTGCAAAGGGGATTTCGTCGTCGAGATCGCGGCCGCCCGTGGCGCCGGGTGGCGGGTCGGCCTGGCCGGGATCGCGCGTGCGCGTCTGGCCGTAATCGTCGGGGTCGGGATTGCCGCGCCCGCCGCCGGGCGAGCCGAGCATTTCCAGCTGGCCGCGGAACTTCTGCAGCACGATCTCCGTCGTGGTGCGCTTCTGCCCGGACTGGTCTTCCCAGCCGCGCGTGGCGATCTGGCCTTCGAGGTAGACCTTCATCCCCTTCTTGAGGAATTGCTCGGCGACCTTGGCGAGGTTTTCGTTGAAGATCACGACGCGATGCCACTCGGTGCGCTCGCGCCGCTCGCCGGTCTGCTTGTCACGCCACGTCTCGGACGTGGCGAGCGAGAAGGTGGCCACCGGGTCGCCGTTGGGCGTGCGGCGGATCTCGGGATCGCCACCCAGATTGCCGACGAGGATCGCCTTGTTGACGGAGCCGGCCATCAGGCCTGTCCTCGCGCAGCCGGGCCATGGCTGATGAAATGGATCTGACCCGCCGCCAGTTGGCGCCGTCGCCGCGCCTTCTCGCGCTCGCCCTGATGGGGCATGCGGTTTCTAGTTGCGGATGCCGTGGCGGTTCTTCGTGGCCGGCGTTTTTTCGGCTTGGCTTTCCTCGGCAATGCCGAGCCGAATTCCTCGACGGCGACGCTGGCTGCACGCGCGCTGCCGGCGAAACCGGCCAGCGCGGCCATCGCGGCGGCGGATATGATGGGCATGCGATTGCTGAACATCAGACTTCTTCCCCCTTCAGAACCTTGACCTTGGTGATGGCCACGCCGGGGTGATCCCGCTTGGCGTCGCCGCGGGCGATGGCGGCATTGGGGGCGGTGACGTTCACCGTCGTGCCGTCGGCGAAATGGATGCGGAAGGCCACGAGGCCCTTGCCCTGTTTCATGATGGGTCTCCTGCTGGGGTTGCCGCCTGCTCGAGTTCGGCGATCTGCCTTTCGGCCTCGGCGATCAGCTGGGCGCGGCAGCCGGCCAGCCAGTTTGCGTGCGGGATGCATTCCATCGCGCTGTTGAGGTCGGCGCCGATGACGATGCGGACCGGATCGCCCGCCTGAAGCCGCGCCAGCAGCGCGCGATAGCCCTGAAGCTGCGTCTGCCGCACAATCTCTGTGGCCGATGCCGAGAGTTCTTCGGTCTTCACGACAGCCGCTCCGCGATGCCGAGATAGCGGTCGAGGCGCGTCAGCCAGGCTTCCTCGGCCCGCATCGCGCCCCAGGCGCGGATCGCGCCGGTGAGTTTCGGCGGCGGCAGGTCGCCCGCGCCGACATGTTCGCCGGCTCTGGGGCCGAACAGGGCCAGTGCCTCGGCGCGCAGCATGCGCTCGTCCATGTTGCGTACGATCGCCTGGTAGCCGGGCACCCGGTCGGGCGGGGCTAGGCCGGCGCGCGTGTAGATCACGCGGTCGATGGCCAGCTTCGCGGTGTGGATCGCGCTGGCCAGACGCTGCCTGCCACGTGCGCCGAGCAGCCGGCCGATCAGATCGGCCGTGGGCCGGGGCACGTCGCCCAAAAGCGCTTCATGCGCGTCGTGCAGCAGGAAATAGCCGGCCGCCACCGGGTCGCCGGTCTCGGAAAACACTGCGTCGGCGCCCATCACGCAGTGCTGGCTGACCGAAAAGGCGGGGCCTGACGGGCGCGCATTGAACCGCGCTATCTTGGAAAGGCCAGCCGCGATTTCCGGCCAGACGATGTCGTCGAGCCGCAGCTTCGCCAGGTCGAGCACCGAGCCGTCGGGGCGGAAGGAGGGAACGGCTTCTGCCGCAGCCTTCTTGCGCGGGGCGGGCGGAACGAGCGTGCCGGAATGAAGTGCCATCAGACGAGCCTCGCGGCGAGCTGAAGGTCGAGCTCGTGCAGCCGGATGACCAGAAGCACGCCGGCGGTGGCGACGGCGAGGCATGCAGCCACCGCGAGCATCATGCGCGGCGCGTAGCCCGAAAAGGCCTCGGCCGCCGCCTGGCGGTTCATCTCGATGATTTGCAGCGAGGAGGGGAAGTCCGACATCAGCTCGCTCCGCCGACATGACGCACCGAGCGCTGGCGGGCGAGGCTGGCCGCGGCTTCCCAGTGCGCGTCGATCTCGGCCAGCGAATAGCCTTCGAGGAAAAGCGCGCCGCGCTCCACATTGCGCCCGGCAAAGGCCAGTTCGCGCATCGTCTCGGCCATCCTCGTCGTCACGCACGCGCCGCCGGCTGCGGCAAGGGCGGTCGAAAAACCGGCAAGGCTGCGATCAGGGGCTTGCGGCGGGGTGGGTCGAAAAGCGATCATGGAAATGGCCTCCGTTGCGATCGGCCACAAAATGGCGTAATAGGCCAAATCATGTCAAGCCATAAAATGGCCATTCACGCCATTGATGTGGCGCGGCCCCTGTGTGGAGGTTGGAATGAGACGATTGGTGCTGGTGCTGGCCCTGTCGGTTGCCGCGTCATCTGCCCAGGGCGGCGCGCTTGTCGGCCAGTGGTGCGACCGGCCGCTCGAGGCCATGGCGTCGCTCGACAGCGTGATGCGTATCGAGATCCGCGAAAGCGGTCCGGTGCTGGTTGATCTGTTTCGCGGCAGCGCGCGCGAAGTCGATCTGCGAGACCAAGGCGAGGGGGTCTTTGTCGAGGCGGGCGGCGACGGCTATCGCATCGCCGGCGCGGATCTCGAGCTGTTCGACGAGATGGGCGTCATCCGCACGGCGTCCCGGATGGATGACGATGCGGCGGAAGAGGAGTGCTGGCGATGATGGACGTCAATCTCTCGGCCCTTTGGGCTAGGCTCGCCGACCGCTACGAGTTTGGCTCTCGCTGGCATAACCTGAGCGCGCTGGGAACTTCGCCTGCGGTTCGCGTCTCAGTTCTGATGCCGGTCGCAGGTTATCTTCTCCTCCTCAATGAACAATTCGTCGAGCTTGCGGGGCAAATCAGCGAAGATTTCCAGCTGATCATAACTGACGTGCCTTGGCGGCTATTGCTGCTTTTCTATGGAAGCTTCTTGGTGGGTTTTGCTACCATTTTATTCGGGATGTTTTGCCCCTACGTCCCAAAGAGGTACCGCTCAGCGGTGGATTTTGTCGCCCATGAACAGACGTTCTTTACAATCTCCTCTCATAAGACCTATTTGATAGAGACGTTTGAAGAAATATATGAACCGTTGCCCGGCGGCCTGAAGAAGGATCACGTCCTCCAAGGTGCGAATCGGATAAGGTCGGTATCTGAAATCGAGCAACTGACCTTGTATTGGCATGTGCGCAACATGCAATCGCCCGCTTGGCGGCGAGCTATCCGCATTTTGTATGACGTCGGCTTTTTCATTCTGGCAATACCAGCCGCAGCTACGTTAGCTGGCGTTACTTGGTATGTCGTCAAACTAATTTATAGAATGATAGTTTAAACCCCGAACAACTCGTTCATGGTCAGCACCTTGTGGATGTCGATCACCGTGTCGAGCTTCAGCTGCACCTGGGCTTCCGGGTTCAGCTTGCCGATGACGATCATGGTCGGCGTCTTCTTCAGATAGTGGCCGATCGAGGCCTCGATCGGCTCATTGGCGCCGACGCGCACCTGGACGATGACCGTGTCGCCGATTCGCGGCGGGCGGCCGGGATGCACGAAGCGAAGATCGCCGGCATTGTGTTCCGGCGCCATGGATGACCCTTCCACGTAAAGCGCATAGGCCTTCTTCGCGCCCGTCAGCGCGGGCGGGCGGCGCACCCAGTCGACGATGTTCGCCTCGTCCATCTGAAAGGCGCCGCGCAGATGCGAGCCAGCGGCCGTGCCCAGCACGGGCACGTCGTTGGGCATGTCCTGCGGGGCAGGCACCGGCACCGCGGCCGGGCGGAACGAATCGCTGCCGATGCCCGGCTGCCGGGCTATTTCGCGCTCGCGATGCGCATCGTGCATGTCGTGCGGAACGATCCCCGGCATGTCTTCCGGGGATGCCAGGATGTCGTCGACGCTGACGCCCAGCGCTTTTGCCAGCGGCAGGAGCCACCGTTCGTTCAGCCGCATCCGGCCCCGCTCCAGCTTGTTGATGGTCGAGGGGTCGGTGCCGACCATCTCGCCCAGCTGCTCGAGCGTGATCTCCCGCGCGCGGCGGATCGCGCGCAGCGAATTCGGGGCTTTGGGAGCGGATTCGGTCATGGCGGCGATCATGGCCGAAACCGCCATTTTCCGCCATGGCGCAATAGGCCATAAAATGGCTTGACAATAATTGGCCCATATGGCCATTTTTGTGCCATGGAACTCAGACACTGGCGATTGGCGGCGGGAAAGTCACAGGGCGAATGCGCGATGTCGCTGGGGCTCGATGGGGGCGCGCGTTCCTTCCAGCGCATCGAGACCGGCCAGAACAAGGCCGATGCCGACCTGGTCGAGCGCATCGCGGCGCTCACCGAAGGCGCGGTTGCCGCCCAGGACATGCACGCCACGCGGCTCGACTGGCTCAGGGCGAACCGGCCGGAACGGTTTCTGGAACTGGGGGAGGCAGCAGAATGAGCAGTGAGGCTTGCCGTTACGCGCCCTGGGGTCGCGAGAAGCTCGTGCAGCAGGACATCGCGCCTGGTGTCGATCCCCGTCCGGGTATCGACCTGCGCCTGCCCGAAACCGTCTGGCCGCTGCTGATCCTGGCTGCCGCCCATGATGGTGTCTCCCCTGCCAAACTCGTCGAGCAGCTCGTGTGTGCGCGCTGCGAGATGATCGGCCTCTCCGCTCTCTACGCCGAACATGATCGCGCGCTCACGTCGCGTCACGGCAATTCCCGCGCTCATTCTTGCCGGGGCGGCGACCATGGCTGAGCTGCGCGAGACCACGCCGCAGGAACGCCGGGCGCTGTCCATGTCAGTGCGGCGCGCCGCCAAGCTCGGCGGCGGTGCGGCTTCCGTCCAGCACATGACCCGGGTCGGCGAGGCCGATCTGTCGCGTTACGGCGCGCCCGAACAGGATGACAGGCATTGCCCGATCGACGTGGCCGTCGATCTCGACCGCATGGCGGGCGGCCCGGTCGTCGTGGCCGCCATGGCGACGCTGCTGGGCTACCGGCTGGTGGCCGAGGCGCGGCCGGCCAATGGCGATCTGTGCCTGCGCGAGATCGCCCGCATCGGCTCCGAAAGCGCGGAAGTCGTGGCCGCCATCCTGCATGCCATGGCCGACGGCACGCTGTGCGAGGCCGACCGGCGCCGCATCAACATGGAAATCGAGGAAGCCTGCCGCGTGCTGCGCTCCGTCCAGGGGCGGCTCGGCACGATCGGCATCGTCGTCAAGAACAACGCGGGAGGCGACTTCCCATGAGCAGCTGGACGGAGAAGCGGATCAGCCATGCAGCCAGGCTGTGGAACGAGGGGCTTTCCTCGGGCGAGATCGTGGCCGCGTTGGGCGACGTCTCGCGCTCGGCGGTGCTGGGCATCATGAACCGCCACCGCGACCGGTTTCCCCTGCGCGGCCGTGCCGGCCGCTCCGGGCCGAAACCCGGCTCCCCCAGGGCGGCAGCGCCAATCCGCCGCGCCGAAAAGCCGAAGCCGGCACCGCCACGCCCCGTGCCGGCGCCCGATCTCGATTCGGCGCCCTTCCTGCAGGCGGTCGAAGCCGGGCTCTGCCTGTTCTTTGCCGGCCCGCCGCTTTCAGCCTCGGGTCCCGACATGCCGGTCTGCGGCGCGCCGCGCGCTTCCGGACGCTACTGCGCCCACCACGCCCAACGCGCCACGCAGGCCGGGCGGGAATTGCTCGAGGCGGCGGAATGAACGCGCTTCCCGCCTATGCCGATTTCCTGAAAGCCAAGGCGAAGCTTGCCCCGCAGGCCGGGTTCGAGGTCGATCCTGGCGGCGTCAACCCGCTTTTGAAGGAGATGACGCGGGCGATCGTACCTTGGGCCTGCCGGGGCGGGCGCCGCGCGCTCTTCCTGCGTTTTGGGCTGCACAAGACCTCGACGCAGATCGAGATCCTGCGCCAGTGCATGAAGCACGAGGGCGGCCATGCGTTGATCGTGGTGCCGCTCGGCGTGCGCCACGAATTCTTCCTCGAGGCCGAGACACGGCATCCGAACGTCCGGCTCAAGTTCATACGCTCGGCCCTTGAGTTGGAGCCTGCGAATGCGGCGGGCGGCGACCAGGTCGTCATTCACCTGACCAATTACGAGACGGTGCGCGACGGCAAGCTCGACCCGTCGATCTTCACCGCCGCGTCGCTCGACGAGGCGGCCTGCTTGCGCGGCTTCGGCGGCTCGAAAACGTTCCGCGAGTTCATGGCGAAATTCGCCGGCGACGACCGCAAGGCCGGGGTCAAGCGCGAGGGCGTGAAGTACCGCTTCGTGGCCACGGCCATTCCCGACCCGAACGAATTCATCGAACTGCTGGCCTATGCCGCGTTCCTAGGCGTGATGGATGTGGGCGAGGCAAAGACCCGCTTCTTCCGGCGCAATTCGGAAAAGGCCGACAAGCTGACGCTCCACCCTCACAAGGAGGAGGAGTTCTGGCTGTGGGTCGCGAGCTGGGCGCTGTTCGTCCAGAAGCCCTCCGATCTCGGCTATTCCGACGAGGGCTACGACCTGCCGCCGCTCGACATTCGCTGGCACGAGGTTGCCACGGATCATGGCGAGGCGGGTGCCGAGAAGGACGGGCAAAAGAGGCTCTTCGTCTCCACCGCGCTCGGCGTGGTCGAGGCCAGCCGGGAAAAACGGCGCTCGCTCGACGCCCGGATCGCAAAACTCATGGAAATCCGCAGCGAGGATCCCGCCGCGCACCGCATCATCTGGCACGATCTGGAAGACGAGCGGAAGGCGATCGAGAAGGCGATACCCGGCGCAAAAAGCGTGTGGGGCACGCTGAAGGAAGACGAGAAGGAAGCCCGCGTCATCGGTTTCGCGCGCGGCGAGTTCCAGGAGCTGGCGACAAAGCCCGTTCTCAACGGCTCGGGCTGCAATTTCCAGAAACATTGCAGCTGGGCGGTCTATCTCGGCATCGGCTTCAAGTTCCACGATTTCATCCAGTCCGTCTTCCGCATCCAGCGTTTCGGGCAGGAGGGGCAGTGCCGGCTCGACCTCATCCATACCGAAGCCGAGCGGCATATCCGCCGCGAGCTGGAGCGCCGCTGGCGCCAGTTCGAGGAACAGGCCGAGAAGATGGCCGCGATCATCCGCCGCTTCGGCCTGGCCGAGCAGGCGATCGACGGGGCGCTCAAGCGTTCCATGGGCGTCGAGCGGCGCGAAGTCACCGGCCGGAACTACCGGCTCGTGCACAATGACTGCGTGGAAGAGACGAGGGCGATGGAAGACGACAGCGTCGACCTGATCGTCACCTCGATTCCGTTCTCCACGCAATATGAATACACCCCGTCCTTCAACGATTTCGGCCACACGGACGACGACCCGCATTTCTGGGCGCAGATGGACTTTCTGACCCCGCAGCTCCTGCGTGTGCTCAAGCCCGGCCGGGTGGCGGTCATCCACGTGAAGGACCGTATCGTGCCGGGTGGCATCAACGGGCTGGGCTTCCAGACCGTCAGCCCGTTCTCCGACGACTGCGTGGCGCATTTCCGAAAGCACGGTTTTGCCTTCCTGTCGCGCGTCACCATCGCCACCGACGTGGTCCGCGAGAACAACCAGACCTATCGGCTGGGCTGGTCGGAGCAGTGCAAGGACGGGACGCGGATGGGCAACGGCATGCCCGAATATCTGCTGAAATTCAGAAAACCGCCGACCGACCGTTCCAATGGCTATGCCGACACGCCGGTGACCAAGGCCAAGAAGGAATGGGCCGAAGACGAATGGCTCAATGCGGCCGGCTACAGCCGGGGCCGCTGGCAGATCGACGCGCATGGCGTGTGGCGGTCAAGCGGAGACCGTCCGCTTCTGCCTGCCGAGCTGGCCGACCTGGTCGGTCGCGACGGTCGCGACGTCTATCGCGGCTGGAAGGCCTGGGCACTGTCCAATGTCTACGACCATGAGGCGCATGTCGCGCTGACGGAGGCGCTGGACGAAAAACACCGGCTGCCGCCGACCTTCATGATCGCGCCGCCCCATGTCGCCCATCCCGAGATCTGGAGCGACGTGGCGCGCATGCGCACGCTCAACATGATGCAGAAATCGAAGGGGCAGGAGATGCATCTGTGCCCGCTGCAGTTCGACATCGTCGACCGCACGATCCTGCAGCATTCGATGGAAGGGGAGACCGTCTTCGACCCGTTCGGCGGCATCATGACGGTGCCGTGGTGCGCGCTTCACCTCGGCCGCAAGGCCGTGGCCGTCGAACTCAACCCCAGCTATTTCGCCGATGGCTGCGCCTATGCCGAAATCGCTTCGGGCGGGGGCAGGGCGCCGACGCTGTTCGATTATCTCGCCGAAATCAGCCCCGAACAGGCGGAGGCGGCGGAATGAACGTGCCCCCGCGTGTCGACGCCTTCGATCCTGCCATGGTGGATTTCGACGTGTTCGCGCTGTTTCTCGAAGCGCGGCGCATCCATCGCCGCAAGACGGTGCGGCGGGTGGCGCGCGAAAGCGGCATCGAGCCGGACGCCGTCCAGCGCGCCGCGCGCGGCCGCAACCCAGGCGCCTACGAATTCTTCGCGCTGTGCGACTGGATCGGCGAACAGCCGACGCTGTTTCTCAGGGATGCCTCACGCGCCGTACCGCAGGCTTCGCCTGCTGGCACTCCGGCGGGGCGGGCCACGCGGCCCGACGCCCGGTCGGGCTTGCGTGCTTCGGGCGGGGGACACGCGCAATGAGTGGGCTCCAGAACGCGCGCTCGCCCGAGCGGGCCGATTACGACTGGCGCGGCTTTGCCATTCTGGTGCGCGCGCGGCTGTCGGCCGATGGCAGCGGCTATCGGGCGCTGGCCGGCACGATCGGCGTCACCTTCACGGATCTGTCGCGGGCCGCGTCGGGCCAGATGATCGCCGTGCACAAGGTCATCGCCATCTGCGACTGGCTCGGCGTCGACATCCGCCGCTTCTACCTGCCGCCCGAACAGATGCCAGCGAAATCAGGCTGTTGCAGTGCTTCAAACGTGAAACGGACCCCGGCCAGCCGGGCAGCTGAGGAGGATAGCAGGCATGGGTGAACTGACCATCATCACCACGCGGCCCGAGCGGGCGCTCGTCACGCTGTTCGGCCGCCCGCAGCCGCCCGAAGGCGTCTCGGTCGTGACCACCAGCCAGGCGATCGGCAATATTCCTAATGGCAGCCGCTGCTTTGCCATCTGGTTCGAGCCGCGCAAATACCGCTCCTCGGTCGAATGGGCGTGGATCATGCGGCGCGAGCGCGGCGGCGTGGTCGGGCTGGAACTCGAGGATCTGCATGCGTTCGGCCTGTTTGCCCATCACGCGCGCGGTGTTCCGCAGCCGGCGCCCCGAAGCACTTCCATGGGCCATCTTCCCGCCGTCACCTCGGTGCGGGCGGCTGGCGGCGAGGTGTCCGCATGACCGCCTTTGGTGTGATCCCGCGCCCGCGCGGTCCTCGTATTCCCGATCGCTTCGGGCAGGCCTTTCCCGATCCTGCGCGGCTCGAGGCCTTGCCCGACGCCATGCGCCACGAGGCGGGACTTCTGGCGCGCGAGGCCGGGCTTGCCGTGCCGCCCGGCGCGCTGCGAGGGAAGGCGCCCCAGCCGCATGCCCTTGTGCAGGAGAGTTTTGCGGGGGCCGCTCCCATGAAGACGGCGCGCCAGCTGCTCGACGAATTCGTGACCGCACATGTGGTGGCGGCGCCTGGTGCCTGGCTCCCGATCGAGAACGTCCAGGCCGCGCTCTACATCTTCTGTCACGACCAGGGCGAGACGACCCCCTCTGACCGGGCACTGCTCAGCACGCTGATCCGCCACTTCGGGACGCCATCCCGGCCCTCCAAGGGCGCGATCAATGGATTTGGCGACATCGCGCTTTCGGGGGGAAAATCATGACCCTGCTCATCGTCGCGCCCGACCATCTGGCCGCCCGCAAGATCGCCCGCGATCACGGGCTGCTCTGCGAAACAGGCACGGCGGTAGAGGTTGCCGACGACGTGCGCACCATCACGCGGGCCGCCCAGCTGGTCGGCTGGTCGCGCGGCACGCCGGTGATCTTCTTCGACCTCGCGTTCTGGCCGACCAATACCGCCGCTCGGTGCCTCATGGCGGGGCTGCTGTCGGGCATCCAGTCCGGCCGCCTGCGCGTGGCTTCGCCCGACGACATCGCCATGCGGGAAGTGAGGGCGGCGGCATGAAAACCCTGTTCGATACCGTTGCGCCCATGGGCTCTGCCGGCGAGGCGCTGATCGTCGATTCCTTCGCGGGCGGCGGCGGGGCCTCGACGGGTATCGAGATGGCGCTCGGTCGCTCACCCGACATCGCGATCAACCATAATGCCGATGCGCTGGCCATGCACGAGGTCAACCATCCCGCAACGCTGCATCTGTCGAAGAACATCTGGCAGGTCGATCCGCTGGAGGCGGTGGGGCATCGGCGCGTCGGGCTCGCCTGGTTCTCGCCCGACTGCAAGCATTTTTCCAAGGCCAAGGGCGGTCGTCCGGTCAAGCGGTCGATCCGCGATCTGGCCTGGGTCGTGGTGCTGTGGGCGCGGCGCGTGCGGCCGGAAGTCATCATGCTGGAGAACGTCGAGGAATTCCGCGACTGGGGGCCGGTGACGGCGGAAGGCAAGCCCTGCCGCGAGCGCCGCGGCCAGACTTTCGCGCTGTGGACGGCACAGCTGAAGCGGCTCGGCTATCGCATGGAATGGCGCGAGCTTCGCGCCTGCGACTATGGCGCGCCGACCATCCGCAAACGCTTCTTCATGATCGCGCGCCGCGACGGGCGGCCGATCGTCTGGCCGGAGCCGACGCACGGGAAGCCCGACGATCCGGACGTGATCGCGGGGCGCAAGAAGCCCTGGCGGACGGCGGCAGAGATCATCGACTGGTCACTGCCATGCCCTTCGATCTTCGACAGCGCGGCCGAGATCATGGACAAGCATGGGGTCAGGGCGATCCGCCCGCTGGCCGACGCCACGATGAAGCGCATCGCACGCGGGATCGTGCGCTACGTGCTGGAGGCGAAGAAGCCGTTCATCGTGCCGGTGGCGCATGCCGGCGACGCCCGCGTGCACTCAGTCGACGAGCCGGTGCGGACGCAGACGGCTCACAGCCGGAGCGATCATGCAGTGGTCGTGCCGGTCGTCACTTATGGCCAGCATGGTGGCGGCAACAGGTCGGTTGACGCGCCGCTGCACACGGTGACCGCAAGTCCGAAGGACCAGAACGCGGTCATTGCGGCCCATCTGACGAAGTTCCAATCCGGCTCGACCGGATCCGGCCTCGACGAGCCGGCGCCGACGGTGACGGCCAACAGCTACATCAAGAAGCCGGGCGGGGCGGCGCCGATCGGCGTGGTGGCGGCGACCATGGTGCAGACTGGCTATGGCGAGCGGAAGGGTCAGGCGCCCCGCGCACTTGATGTCGACAAGCCGCTTGGCACGCAAGTGGCCGGTGCGGCGAAGCATGCGGTCGTGGCGGCGCACGTGACGTCCTACTATGGCGAAGGCGACGGCGGTCATGATCGCGGCAGGCGGCCGGAAGAGCCGCTGGCGACCGATACGGCGGGCGGCAACCGCCATGGCGTCGTGGCCGCGTTCCTCGCCCAGCACAATACCGGCGTGGTGGGCCATGATGCGCGCAAGCCGGTGGCGACAATCACGACGGGCGGGGCATTCGGTGCCAGTCAGCAGAGCGTCGTGGCGGCGCATCTCTCGTGGTCCTACACCTCGAACACGCGGGGCGGAGAAGGCGATCTGCGCAAGCCTGCCAAGACCATCATGGCGGGCGGGCAGCACGCCGCCCTGATCTCCGGTTTCCTCACCAAGTACTACGGCACCGGGGACGGTTCGGTCGTGACGGACCCGATGCACACCGACACGGTGAAGGACCGCATGGGGCTGGTGACAGTCGACATCGACGGCGAGACCTTCGCCATCGCCGATATCGGCATGCGCATGCTGACGCCGCGCGAGCGGTTCCGGGCGCAAGGGTTCCCCGACAGCTACATCATCGACCGGCGGCCGGACGGCAGCCCGATCACGGCAACCGTGCAGGGCTCGTGCTGTGGCAACAGCGTCTGCCCGCCGCTGGCCGAGGCGCTGGTGAAAGCCAATTGCGGCCACCTGGCGCGTGTGCGGGAGGCGGCGGAATGATCCAGCTGCCAAGGTTCTCCGCCGATGATGCCGAGCGTGCTTTCGATGAATGGGGAGCGAATTGCGGACCGGGTGCCATCGCCGCGATATGCGGTCTCACGCTCGACGAGCTTCGCCCGCACATGGGCGATTTCGAGACCAAGCGCTACACCAATCCGACGCTGATGTGGCAGGTCCTCGCCGGTCTCGGCGTCGCGTTCTCCTATCGCGGGGGCGATCTGGGTCGGGCAAGCTGGCCCCAATACGGGCTGGCGCGGATCCAGTGGGAAGGACCATGGACAGCGCCGGGGGTGCCGATCCGGGCCCGCTATCGACAGACGCACTGGGTCGGCGCTGCCCGTCACCCCGAGCGTGGGGTCGGCATCTTCGACATCAACGCCATCGGCAACGGCACCGGCTGGTGCGCCCTTGCCGACTGGGAGACCACGCTCGTCCCCTTCATCCTGAGTGAATGCGTACCGCGCGCCGACGGCAACTGGCACATCACGCATGCCGTCGAGGTGAAGCGATGAGCTTCATCTGCCCCTGCTGCGGCTCCCCCATTGCCAAGGCTGCGCCGATCGAGGCGCTCGACGCCGCGGCGCTGTCGCCGCAGGAGCGGCGGGTCGTGGTCGCGCTGGCCGGAATCTACCCGCGCAGCGTGGAACGGCGGGCGCTGATCGACACGCTGTATTTCGACGATCCGAATGGCGGTCCCGAATGCGCCAACAATGTGCTGGGCATGGTGCTGGCCAGGCTGCGCAAAAAACTGCCCTCCCATGGCTGGACGATCCCGAAGAACTGCGCCGGCGCCGGCAGCAACAACCGATATCGGCTCGTGGCGGTGTCGGCATGACCGACGAGATCAAGGAATTCATCGAGGATGCGCGTGCCGTGTCGGTCGGGGCCGCGGCGAAGCTGTTGGACCTCGCCTTCAAGGCCGCCGGCGACGAGCATCCACAGCCCTGTCCCGTGTCGGGTGGCAAGGACCGGTTTTCCTTCAACACGCGCAAGAACGCCTGGCACTGCCGCCATTGCGATGTCGGCGGCAAGGATGCGATCGGGCTGGCCGCGCACTGCCTGGAACTCGATCTCAAGAGCCGCGCCGGCTTCCTCGAGGCGTGTTCGGCCGTGCTCGGCCGAGATATCCCCCAGGGCGGCGAGCGCGAGAGCGAGGAAGAGCGCGCCGCGCGCGAGGCCCGCATTGCCGAGCGCCAGCGCCAGGCGGCGCAAGACGAGGAAAAGCGCGCGCGGGCGGGCAACGCGTTTCGCGACAAGGAGCGGGCAAAGGCGCGCGGGATCTACGAGGCGGGCCGCACGATCGGTGCCGATCCGGTGCACTATTATCTATCCATGCGCGCCTGTGGCGTACCTGGCGACAAGTGGATTCGCTACGCGCCGTCGCTGCCCTACTGGCATGGCCAGGACGATCACGGTGCCCCCGTCGCCATCCACGAGGGGCCGGCGATGGTCGCACCTTTCATCAGGTTCGACGCATCGCTTCACGTCGAGCTGATCGGCTGCCACATCACCTGGATCGACCTCGATGCGCCGCCGAAATATCGGCCGCTGCTCTATGGACTGACCAAGGAAGGTCGTCTGGGCGGCCGGCATGATTGGCGCGCGGGCTCCTCGCTGCCGACGCAGATCGATATCGCGGCCGGGCTCTACGAGATCCTGCCGTCCAAGAAGATGCGCGGCACCAAGAAGGGGGGCGTCATCGGCCTTTCCGGGCGGCCGTCGGCGCTGCGCTGGCTGGGGGCGGAAGGCATCGAGAACACGCTGGCCTTTGCCGGCTGGGAAGGGTTTCGCGACGACACGTTCTACTTCGCGGCCGGCGACCTCGGCAACATGGCCGGGCCCGCCGACCCGAAATCCGCCTTTTCCCATCCCGAGCTGACGCGCGAGGATCGGAACGGGCGCGTGCGCCCCGTGCGCGTGCAGGGGCCGGTGCCGCGGCCGGGACGGGAAGGCAACGACGCGGACGCGGACGCGATGATGATCCCCGATCATGTCGACGAGCTGGTGCTGGTCGCCGATGGCGATTCCGAGCGCGTGGCGACGGCGTCCGCCATGGCCCGGGCGCGGGCGCGGCATGCGCGGCCGGGAAGGCTGATCCCGGTGCTGTGGCCGCCGGAGGATGCCGCCGTGATGGCGGCAATGTTGAACTTGCGTGACGGGGCGGACCAGGAATGACCAGGAAAAACGGGGGGATGCCACCCGAAGTCGCATCCATGATGGAGGATGCGCGCCGCCAGGCCGAGCTTGCCCATGGCGCCAAGGCCCCGTCCCCCTTGCCGGGCGGATCGCGGGGCGGCCTGTCGGCGCCCGACCGGCCGATGCCGACTGCCGACGAGCCCGAGCCCGATTTCCAGGAGCTTCTTGCCGCCTGCGCCTTCGAGCCAGAGACCGATATCGGCAATGGGCGGCGCTTTCTCGCGCGCTACGGCCGCAAGGTCATCCATGTCGCGCGCATCGGCTGGCACGGTTTCGACGGCTGCCGCTGGAAGGAGGACGAGGACGGCTCCGTCGTGCGCCCGCTTGCCCAGAAGACGGCCGAGCTGATTTCGGACGAGGCGATGCTGCTCACCGCCACGGAGGAAGAGCAGAAGGCGATCGATGCCGGCAAGAATGCGAAGCTCGAAAAGGGCAAGATGGGGCGGCCGTCCAAGGACTGGGATCCCGACAAGATGGCCCGCTGGATGGAACTCGACGATGCGATCGAGGAAGGCGAGGAAGCGCGCAAGAAGGCCAATGGCCGGCGCTCGGCGCGCCACCGCCATGCCAAGAGTTCGGCCGGATCGTCAAAACTCGACAACATGATGCGCGAGGCGCTGCCGCATGTCGCCATGATGGTGGGCGATCTCAACCGCGATCTTTTTGCCGTCAATTGCCGGTCGGGCACGCTGCGCTTCGCCAGGACCGAGAACCAGGAATCGGACCCTGAGGACCCGACCTTCACCTGGAGCGTGGCGAGCGACCCGCACCGGCCGGGCGATTACATCTCCAAACTGGTCGAACAGCCGTTTTCGCCCGGCTCGGCCGCGCCCGCCTTCGACAATTTTCTCAAGCGCGTCCAGCCCGATCCTGAGATCCGCGCCTTCCTGCAGCGTTTCGCCGGCTACTGCCTGACCGGGCTGACCGTCGAGCAGTGCCTGGTCTTCTTCTACGGGGCGGGGCGCAACGGCAAATCGACCTTCGTCGACCTGCTCTGCGCCATCCTGGGCGACTATGCGGTCACGCTGTCGATCGACAGTTTCGCCGGCGAGACGCGGCGCGGCGGCTCGGAGGCCACGCCCGACCTGGCGCGGCTGCCGGGCGCGCGGCTGGTCGCTGCCTCCGAGCCGGAAATGGGCGTGAAGTTGAAGGATGCGCTGATCAAGACGCTGACGGGCGGCGAGAAGATCGCGGTGCGGCGCCTGCACCAGGACTTCTTCGAGGTCGAGCCGCAGTTCAAGATCATGTTGTCGGGCAACCACAAGCCGCGCATCGACGACACGTCGGACGGCATCTGGCGGCGCGTCTATCTCGTGCCCTGGGAAGTGCAGATCCCGGAAGAGGAGGTCGACCGGAACCTCGCCAAGACGCTGCGCGGCGAGGCCGAGGGCGTGTTCGCCTGGATGGTGCAGGGCGCGCTCGACTATCTGAATTTCGGGCTGCGCCCGCCCGAAAAGGTGCTGGCGGCCACCCGCGAATATCGCGAGGAGAGCGACCCGATCGGGGCCTTCCTGCGCAACGCCTGCCTCGTTACCGGCCGCGAGGAAGACTTTTCCTCGCCCGGCGATCTCCACATCGCCTATGCCAATTGGGCCGCCCGCGAGGGCGCGCCGGAGTTCAAGGGCTCGACCTTCTCGCGCAAGCTGCCCGACTACACGCGGCTGACGTGGCGATCGCCCGACGGCCAGATGAAGATGTTCTGGAAGGCCAAGAGCGGATCGACGCTCTATCGCGGCATCCATGCGCGCGAGGAATTCGTGCGGCCGTCGGGCGCCGATCCCGGCCCGCGTCCGGAGGATTACGGTTTCGATGGCTGACCCTTCTCCCCCTTCCTGGGCCGGAGTGCTGCCCACCGTTGCCGCCTCCCGCCGCCCCGTTCGGGGACGAAGAAAGGGCAGCGAGGGACGGTAGGCGAAGGATTGGGGCGCAAGGGCGGGCCAGAAGGGTGTGGGAAAACAGACGTTTAGGACGCTAGGGACGCTAGGGACGATGATTGTGGGGTTTCCCGTGCACGTGCGCGCGTAAAGGGGAAGGGGCTGGCCTTTAAAAACAGGCGCAATCTTTTCCATGTGTGGCGGAGTTTTATCGTCCCTAGCGTCCCTACCGTCCCTTTCCTTCGGAATTGTGTTTTTCTTTCAATGGTTTGGAGAAATCAAGAATTGGGACGGAAGCGAAGAATTTGGGTCGATAGGGCCGAAACTGGGACGCTGGAGCAAAAATCATGAAGACGATGACCATTGAAGAGCTGGCATCCTGGGCTTTCGTGCACGAGCTGCCGAAAGGCGGCGGCGTGGACGGGCTCGACAACGCCAATTCCGCCTGGCGCATGCTGGAGGCGACCAGCTGGGGCAGGATCAATTCCTTTGCCGAGCTGATGACGCTGGTCGATGGCGGTCGGCGCGACCACGAGAATTTCTTCATCGAGCAGGGCGCGCCGCATGACGATGCGCTGGCGGTGGGCGAGGCGGTGGCCGGGCTGGCGCGCTGCGAGGCGATCATCCCCGAGGGCTGGGCCGCCCTTGCCGACTGGCCCGACACGGGCGGGCTGGCCGAGGCGGCGGTGGCGCGGGTGGCCGAGCGCTACCGGCTTCGCCCGTTTCGCCAGCGCGCCGCCTCGCTGATGTCGCTGGTCATCGGCACGGCGGTGCTGGGCAAGCGGCCCGACTGGTCGGCCCCGGTCAGCAAGGTGCGCATGGTCGAGCGCGGCGGGAGGCCGGCCTGGTTCGTGGAAAAGGCGGTCACCGACGTGTTCGGGCGCCGGAGCCTGATCGAGGTCGACGGGCTGCACCCGCGTTCGCGCCGCCCGGTACGTGGGGCCTATCGCAAATATGAGCTTTCCGACGACCCGACCGGCGACATTCTCTCGCGTCTCGACTGGCAGCTCTGGGTCGCGGCGATGCGTTATCTCGAAGGCAATCTCGCGCTGGCCCTGGTGGCGCATCGCTTCGCGCCGTTCGATGAGCGCATGACGCCCTGGCTTTCGCATGAGGGCGCGGGCGTGCGGCTCTTGGAATTGGCCGGCGCGGCTAAAAATTAGCTGAACCCGCTTGACGCGCGCCGAAAACTTGACGTAGACCTGATCACGGTAAAAAAGAAATCACCCGCCCGGCCAGCCCGCGGCGGGTTTTTCATTGGGGCGATGCCTTGCTGGTCATGGGGTGGCAGAACGGGGAGGGCATTGCCCGCTTCGCCGATGCGCTCCGCTCGCTGGGCGATGCGCGGTTTCGCGCCGTCGGCGCCCGCGTCGTCAACCGGACCGGCGACATGGCGCGCACCAAGGTGCGGCGCACTCTGACCAAGCAGACCGGGCTGAAGCGCAAGACCATCGTCAAGGCGGTCCGCGTCACGCGGGCCAACACCGCCAGCATGGTCTATGTCATGCGGGCCAAGGGCGGCGACGTGTCGCTCAAATACTTCTCGGCTCGCGAGACGGCGCGCGGCGTCAGTGCCGCGCCGTTCGGCAAGCGCAAGATCTTCGCCAGCACCTTCATCAAGGGCGGGCGCTTCCCCACCCGCGTGCCGATCGGCATGGGCGGGCATGTGTTCGCGCGTGCGGGGTCGGGGCGTACGCCGATCGTCAAGCAGAAGTCGGGTGTGTTCATCCCCACCGAGATGGTGACGGGACAGACCCGGGCCGAGTTCGAAGCCTCGGTGCGCACGGTCCTGCCGCAGCGCATGGCCCATGAACTCAGGCGCATGACCGGCGGCGCCTTCAGCTGACCACGGACCCGGCGGCGCGCCGCCGACCCGCCCGCACCGGCTAGGGACCGTTCCCCGCTCCCCGGCCGGACGGTGCGAAAGTGGCCCGGAATCTTGCCAGTCGCAGGGGCTCGAAAGTTGGGTTGTCAGGGTTGTCAGCCATGACGAAAGGGGTTGTCACGCGGTCGCGGGGGCTTGCCGCACAAGGGTTTCGGCCCGGTTGCCAGAGGAATTGGTGAGGCGATGGCCGGCGATCAGCATGTAATGGTCACGCCGGGCGAGGTGGCTGCCCGCGACAAGGTGAGCAAGGCCGCGGTGACCAAGCTGGTGCGCCGCTTCGTCGAACAGCACGGCCTGCCGGTCGAGCGCGACGCCCGCGACCGCGTGGTGCGCTTCTCGCTCGCTCATTACGACCATATCCGCGGCGAGTTCTCGAGCTCGGAGAAGGTAGCGGCCGCGCGGCGCGAGGAACCCGTCGCCACGGCGAAGCCCGTCGGCGGCAGCCAGTCGCGCGACGAGGCGCTTCGCCAGGAAGCCTGGCTGAAGGTCGGCCGCGAGAAGCTTCGCCGCCAGGAAGAGATCGGCCAGCTCCTGCGAGCGGACAAGACCCGCGAGGCCATGACCGTCTGCGGCCGCGAGATCCAGAGCATGGTGGCGCGGCTCCAGAACCGGGCCGACGACATGGCGCTGGCGGTCGGGCGTGAAGGTGTCCACGGGCTGCGCGTCCTGCTTCGGCAGATCAGTTTCGAGCTCAACACCGAGATCGCCAACCGCCTCGAGGAGATCATGACGGGGGCGGCGGAGCAGGATGATCTGGTCGAGGATCACGAGCTGTGACCATTCACGTCGATCCCGGCCATCCCGCCGCGCTGCGGGTGGTGGCGGGCACGCTAGCGGAAGCGATCCGGCCGAAGCCGCCGGTGTCGTTCCGGGCGTGGCTGCCGAAGAACATCGTCCTGGTCGATGGGCCAAAGAAGGGGGAGTTCTGGTCGCTCGAGGATGCGCCCTATCTGGGCGAGATCGCCGACACGCTCAATCCGGAGCACCCGGCCAACCTGGTGACGGTGCGCAAGAGCCAGCAGACGGGCATCTCGATCCTGGCGCTCGCCTGGCAGCTGTTCATCGCCGAGACGGCGCCGGACAATTCGATCTACGGCCTGCCGTCGATCGACTTCCTACAGGACATGAACAGCCAGAAGCTGCAGCCGCTGATCGATGCGTGGCAGAAGGCGACGGGAAAGCAGATCATCTTCCCCGCCCTCAGCCGATCGGGGGCAGGGTCGACCATCTACGAGAAGCGCTTTGCCGGCGGCTCCCTGATGCTGGCGAACGCGAACGTGGCGACGGACCTGTCGGGCAAGACGACACGGTTCGGCGTGAAGGACGAGGTCTCCAAATGGCAGACCCATCCCAACGGGGATGATCCCGAGACACTGTTCTTCGGTCGCTTCACGGCCTTTCGCCGGACCAAGACCTACAAGATCTTCGAGCTGTCGACGCCGGAGATCGACACGGGCGACGAACTGGGCGAGGGTCCGGGCCACTGTCGCATCGACCGGTCCTTTCGCCGATCCGACCAGCGGTTCTGGAATATCGCCTGCGTCGAATGCGGGCACGAGTTCAAGCAGGTGTTCGAAGGCTTCCATCTGGACCGCTCGCACCCGCACAAGAGTTTCTACGGCTGCCCATCCTGCGGCCATGTGATCTCCGAGGCCGAGCGTGTCATCGGCGTGCGCAAGGGGCGATTCCTCGCCACCGCGCATGGCCCGGACCGGCATCCCGGCTTCCATGTCGATGCCTTCGATTCGCTCATGATGAGCTACGAGGCGATCGCCGAGGACGTTATCAACCACGCCAAACCGGGCGGTCTCGGCGACAAGGGCATCCGCAACCTGGTTCTCGGCCTGCCGGCCAAGGAGCGCGGCAACGCACCCGACCACGAGCGGCTCATGGAGCGGCGCGAGGCCTATGCTGAGCTGACGGTGCCGGCCGAGGTGCTGATCGTGACGGCCGGCGCCGACGTCCAGCACAACGGTATCTGGGTCGAGGGTGTTGGGTTCGGGCAGGATCGCCAGAGCTGGGCGCTCGGGGTCCGGTTCTTCGAGGGGCCGACCGATCATCCCGGCATGGGAGCATGGGAGCAACTCGACCGCTTCTACATGACACCGCTCACCGACGTGTTCGGAAATCCGCGCCGCATCGAGGCCCTCGCGGTCGACGGCGGCGACGGTGGGCGAACGAACCAGGTGATGGAATGGTGCCGCCGGCGCCCGAACGCCTACGCCATCAAGGGGCAGGGCGGGCGCGGCGTGCCCGCGATCAGCGTGCCGGCCAAGAAATCGGTCACCAAGCGGGGCAGGCGCAAGCGTTTCGGCGCGGCCATGCTGTGGCCGGTCGGCACATGGGGACTGAAGTCGGAGCTGTTCGCCAATCTGCACAAGCCCGGCCTCGCGGCGGGGGAGGCGACCGATCCGCCCGGCTACTGCCATTTCGGGACGTTTCTGGGGAAGGAATACTTCCTCCAGCTGACAGCCGAGAGTTTCGTCACGGCCGTGGTCAAGGGCCGCTTCAAGGAGGAGTGGGTCCGGCTGCGGACCGACAACCACATCCTCGACTGCCGGATCTACGCCATGGCCATGGCAGAGCTGCTCGGGCTTTCGACGATGACGGACGCCCAATGGGCCGAAATCCGGGCGCGCGTGCAACTGCCCGCGGAGCCCGACCTGCTCATGTCCAGGCCAGCAGCGGCCGAGGCGCCCGCGGTGCCGGCCGAGAAAAAGCAAGACGACGATGCCCGCCGCGAGCGGCGCGAAAGGTGGAAACGGCGCATATGAGCGACAAGGTCAGGACGAGGGTGCGCAGCGTGCCGGCGATCTCGCCCGCCACGCGTCCGACGCCCCGCGGCGCCTATCTGCGCGACACGCGCTCGTCGATCATCTCGACGCGACCGGCCTATCTGCGCGACCATCGCGACGAGGTGCGGGCGGTCTGGCGGCGCACGGCAGGGATTGCTCTCGACCTGATCCAGAACTCGGGGCGCCTGCGCGGCGCCGCCGACCAGGTCATCGCCGACACGGTCGGGGTCGAGCTGGTTCTGAATCCGCAGCCGGACCTGGTCGGGCTCGGCTACTCGGAGAAGGAATCGGCCGACCTGATCCGGCTGATCAAGCGCGAGTGGAAGCGTTATTCGTGGAACCCGCGCGAATGCGACCTTCGCGGCAAGTTCACCGTGCCGCAGATGATCGACATCGCACTACGCTGGGACATGGCCTATGGCGAAGCGATCGGCGTGATGTCCTACATGCCGCGCGCTCAGCGGCAGCGTTACGGCATCGTGGCCGGAACCAAGATGTGCATGGTCTCGCCGACCAAACTCGTTCAGGACACGAACGAGATCGAAGGGATGTTTCAGGGGGTCATCCACGACACGAACCAGCGGCCGATCGCCTATCGCTTCCAGGAGAAGGAAGCGGGCATCATGCGCAAGCGCGATCATCTGGCCTATGACCGTGACGGGCGCCAGGTCGTGGTGCACGTCTTCGATCCGATGGATGCGGACGACGTGCGGGGTATCTCGCGCATTGCGCCCGCGTTCCGGCAGCACATCCAGCACGAGACGCTGGTCGACGCCACGATCCAGACCGCAATCCTGCAGACCGTCTTTGCTGCGGCGCTGACCAGCGAGAAACCGTCGGCGGAAGCCTTCGAGGCGCTGGAGGCGATCGAGGACAAAGATCTGAAGGGCGACTATCTCGACTTCTTCAAGGCGCAGATGGAGCGGGCGGCGGAGAGCGAGATATCGGTCGGCAGCGATCCACGCATCTCTCAACTCGCACCCGGCGAGAAGCTCGAGCTTCTCGCCAGCAGAACGCCCGGGCCGGAGTTCCTGCCCGTCAGCCGGGAGCTCTCCCGGGAGATGGCCCGCGCGATCGGCATTTCCTTCGGCGGGTTCACGATGAACCACGAGAACGCGACCTATTCCTCCGTCAGGATGGAGAATTCGTCGATCTGGCCGGTCGTGGTGCGGCGGCGCGAGCGGCTGGCGGCGCCGATCGCCCAGGCGCACTACGAGAACTGGTTCGACGAGGAAGTCGGGGAAGGGCGCATTCCGGTCAAGGGCGGCTACGCGGCCTTTGCGGCCAACCGCGACAAATTCTCCTGGGCGCTCTGGCAGGGTCCGGCCAAGCCAACGGCCGACGATTTCAAGAGCGCCAAGGCCTCGACCGAGCGCATGCTGAACGGCACCTCGACCGTCGAGGACGAGTGCGGCGAGCTCGGCAAGGATCCCGACGAGGTGTTCGACATGCGGCTTCGCCTGCACAAGCGCTATCTCGCCGAAGGCATGCAGTCGCCTTACGAGCGCCGCCCGGGCCGCGCCGATAGCGGCGAGGAAGACAGCGAGGCGCGCCGCGAGCGCGCGAACGGCTGATGGATACGGTCGAGATCAATGGCGTGCAGGTCGACTTCGACGACCCCTGCGCCGTGGCCAAGGCCCTGCGGAAGGCGGAGCTTGCCATCGTCACCGGCAGCGGCGTCGCAACCACGCGTTTCGGCGACGACGAGGTGCGCTGGCATGCCGGCAACCTTGCGCGGTTGCGCGAGCTGATCAGCCAATATGAGGGCCAGTGCGCCGCCAAGACCGGCAAGCGGGTCCGATTCGCAAAAAGGATGCGGTTCGTCCGCTAGAGATCATGGCAGCTTCATTCGAACGCATCTGCAGCGTGCTTTTCGACACGCCGCATCTCTACCATCCCGGCAAGGCCGAGACGGTGGTGCGCATGCTCGGGCCCCGACTGACCGGCATGCCGATCACCATCGTCAATGGCGAAGGCGGGACCGAGCATGTGGCCTTCGCGAATGGCCGGCCATCGGCGGGCGTGATCGGCGACCGGCTGGGCCGCGCCTATGACCGCGCGGGTCTGGCGCCCTTCCAGATTGTCGACAATGTCGCAGTCATCCCGATCGAGGGCACGCTGGTTCACAAGGGCGCCTGGATCGGGTCGAGTTCCGGGGAAACCTCATATGAGGGGCTTCGCACCCAGATATCGCGGGCGAAGCGCCATCCGGACGTCAAGGGCGTCGTCTTCGAGGTCGACAGCTTCGGCGGTATGGTGAACGGCGCTTTCGAGACGGCGGCGGACATTCGCGACCTGTCACGGGCCAAACCGACCATCTCGATACTGACCGACCATGCCTATTCCGCCGGCTACATGATGGCCAGCCAGGCAAGGCAGATCATCATGCCGCGCTTCGGCGGGGCCGGCTCCATCGGCGTCGTGATCATGCATGCCGATTTCAGCGGTCATCTCGAGCAGGAAGGCATCAAGGTGACCTTCATCCATGCCGGCAAGCACAAAGTCGAGGGCAATGCCTTCGAGCCGCTTCCTGACCGGCTGCGCGCACGCTGGGCGGCGGAAGTCGAAACCATGCGCGGCGCATTCGCCGAGGTGGTGGAAGCGGGCCGTGGCCGGCGCATGTCGAAGAAGGCCGCTCTCGACACGGAAGCCGACACGTTCGATGCGGCCGAAGCCGTGCGCCTCGGCCTCGTGGACGCGATCGGGGACGGGCAGGAGGCCTTCGAGGCCTTCATCAGCGAAGTCAACCGGAGAGCCTGACCATGGCCAGCAGCATGCTTGCCGCGATCCGCGAGGCTACCCTCGCGGACGCGGATACTGTCCTCGACGAGGACGAAACCCGGCGCGCAGGCGCCAGCTCAACCCAAGAGGATGGAGCGATGTCGAAAGACGATACGCCTGCCGGCGGCGCCAAGAATGCCGGCATTTCGCAGGCCGAGCACGATGCGGCAGTTGCCGCCTCGCGCGCGGAAGGAAAGGACGAGGGTGCGCGCGAAGCGACCTCTCGCCTTGTGACCGCGCTCGGCGCCGAAGGCGTCAAGGGCGATCCTGGCCGCATGTCGGCCGCGCTCGACCTCGCGGAGAAGTCGCCGGGCATGTCGGGCGAGGACGTGGCCGCCTTTGTCACGGCCAATGTCGCGGCGGCAGCGGGACAGAAGCCCGCCGCCGACTATGAGACCAAGCGTCTCGCCGCGGCTGGTCTGGCGCAGCCTGGCCCTCGCCGTGAACCCGGCGCCGACCGCAGCGTACTTTCCGCTGCAGTCGAGCGCACCAACAAGCGCCGCTAGAAGGAGGCGACCATGTCGAGAATTCTCGAACAGGATCGGTTCACGACCGCTCACTACATCGTCTCCGAAGCGAACGGATATCGCTCCCGTGAGGTCGGCATCATCGCTTCGGGGTCGGGCGTGCTCAAGGCGGGCGCTGTTCTGAGCCGGGTGACCGCATCGGGCAAGTATGTGCCTTTCGACCCGGACGGGGAGGATGGTTCCGAGAACGCGGCCGCGATCCTCTATGAAGGATGCGATGCTTCCGAAGATGACGTGCGCCGCACGCTCACCGCCCGCGACACCGAGGTTCATGCAGACGTCCTGCAGTGGGCCGATGGCGTCTCCGACAATGACAAGACCGCCGCGCTGGCCGCGCTTGCCGACTTCGGCATTGTCGGTCGCTAGAGGGAAGGACCCTACCCATGGCCATCGTAACCGATATCTTCAACCAGAACGCCTGGGGCGCGATCGAATTCCACGAGGAAATCGTGGAGCGCATCGACTTCAAGCCCCAGCTTCTGGGATCGCTCGGTCTGTTTGAACCGATCTATTCGCGCTCGCGTACGATCGCGGTCGCGAGCAGGGAGGGCACGCTGATGCTCATCCCGACCTCGGAAACCGGCGCGCCCCCCGAGGAACTCATTCCTCGCGGAGCAAAGGTCCGGAAGTTCGACGCCGTCCGGCTTGCCAAGGGCTCCACGATCTACGCGATCGAACTCGCCGGTGTTCTCTCTCTTCCGTTCGACGAACAGACCAAGGAGATCGCCGAGGAAGTTACGGAGCGAACCGCCAACATCCTCGACGACATGGAGCTGACCTGGGAATATCAGCGTTTCGGCGCCGTCCAGGGCCGCGTTCTCGATGCGGACGGAACGACGGTTCTCTTCGACTGGTATGACGAGTGGGGCATCGCCGAGCCGACCGAGATCAACTTCGCACTCAACGATGCCGCCACGGACGTTCGCAAGAAGTGTCGTGACGTCAAGCGTGCGATGCAGAAGGCGGCGAAGGGTGTCTGGTCACCCTCCACACGCATCGGCGCTCTGGTCGGCGACACCTTCTTCGATCTGCTGGTCAATCATCCGCAGATCAAGGAAACGAAGCTTGGCACCGAGCGTGCAGCGATGCTCGAGAACATCGAGGGGTTCTCCGCGATCGAGATCGAGGGCATCACCTTCATCAACTATCGCGGAACCGACGACGGAAGCACCATCGCGATCGACACGGCCAAGGCGCGGTTCTTCCCCATTGGCGCGCGCGGCGCCTTCAAGGTCGGCTGGGCACCTGCCAGCGAGTTCAAGCCCTACGTCAACAAGAAGGGGCGCGAGTACTACGGGCTGGTGCTCGAGGACAAGTCGGGGCGCGACGAATGGGACCGCGTCGAGATGTACAGCTATCCGCTGTTCATCTGCACCCGCCCCGAGATGCTGCTTCGCGCACGGGCGCAGTAGCCATGAGCGCCCGTGCGACCCCCGGCTTTCACAATGGCCGGTACGTGAAGGTCGGGCTTCAGCATCCGCCGGTCGCGGAAACCGCTTCTGGCGATGTATCGCTCGAGAGCCTCACCAAGGCAGAACTGCTTGACGAGGCGAAGCGCCGCAACGTCGAGGTATCCGAGCGTGCGACCAAGGCGGAGATCATCTCCGCGCTCGAAGCCGCCCGGGGCTGACATGCTCCCGGCTCGCTTTCATGTCCTGCGCGATCGCATGATCGCGCAGGTCGACCGGATATTCGCCGGCCCGGTTCGTCTGGCGTATCTGAAGGACGGGCAGGTCGATCCGGAGCGGGCTGCCGTCGATATCGAGGCGGTGTTTCGCTACGGCAATTCGGCCAATACCAACATGACAGGTGGCATGGCGCAGCGCTGGAGCGTGCGCTTCGATACTGCAAAGGCAATCCTGGCGATCGACCGCGCCCGATATCCGGATGTCCGGCTGCGCGGCGGCGACAAGATTCGCGTGCTGTCGATTCCGGGCCAGCCCTGGTTCGAAGTCCTGGGCGTCGACGACAGAAATCACACCAGGCTGTTTGCCGGTCTCGGAGAAGCCTGATGTCGCTGGTACGGATCGGGCTGCGGATCGCTGCCGTGGAGGCGCTCAAGGGCCAGACGCGCGTCCTCGACAATGTGCTCGACAGCCAGATTGCCGCGCTCGACATCGGCGCGGACGGCGCGGTGCGCACGGACGAGGAGAAGCCGTTCATCGCGGTCTACACCAGCGGTGCCGTGCACGAGGGAAGCAACGATCTGCGCATGATGCTCGACAACGGGCTGACGGAAATCGAATTCGAGATGGGTATCTCGGCGGCGATGACCGAGACGAACGACAACACCGGCGAGTCCTTCATCGTCGAGGGCATGCCCGCGACCGATCCGGCCTATGAATTCCACCTCGACATGGTGGCGCGCGAGATCGCGGACACGCTCAACGACCCCGCCAATGAGTGGGCCGAAATCTACCGGGGCCTGGTCATGAGCTACGTCAAGATCGAGCATGCGCGCACGTCGAGCGGGCATATCGGCGTCAAGCTCGCCGGGCGCCAGATCAGGGTGACGGCGCAGCTGATCGAGGACCCTGCGAAGGGGACCGTCCTGCCGCCGGAAGCGCCGCTCGCCAGGCTGATCGCCAAGCTTGCCGTCCACGCGAACCCCGTGCGGCAAGTCCAGGGCGCCATTCTGGCCAGTGCGATCTCGGGCTCCGACGAGCCGTGGGACGCCGTGCGGCGTCACCTGGGCATGACGGCGGACGAACTTGCCGCCCTCGGCCTGTCGCCCCTGGTGGGCGACGACGGCGAACCGGCGCCCGAAGGGACGCTGGCGACACTGGATATCGAGGGCAGGGCAGGGATCGAGGTCGAGAATGGCTAGCGTCGTCGCCGAGATCAAGGCGGATGTCGAGATGCTCAAGACGGCCTTTGGCAATTCGCTGAAGGTCGGGCCGGTCGAGGAAGTGGACGCGCAGAAGGGCTATCGGCTCAAGCTCGGAGAGGGGCCGGACGGCCCCTACCTCTCGCCCTGGTATCCACATCCGGAATCGGGTGGCGCCACCAAGAGCTGGGCGCCGCTCTCCAAGGGCCAGATCGTCGGCGTCATCAACCCGACCGGCGACCCGCGGCAGGGCATCCTGCTTCGGGCCGGGTTCTCGGGACAGGACGGCGCGCCGTCTTCCGACCTCGCGGAGAATGTGCTGCAGTTCGGCGGCGTCACGCTGTCGATCAAGGATGGCGTGCTGACGATCCACGGCGACGTGCAGATCAACGGTTCGATGCTGCGGCACAATGACAGGAATGTCGGGGACGATCACGTCCATACGGACGTCAAACCGGGCGGCGGGACCAGCGGACCGCCGCAATAGGAGCATCCAGATGGAAACCCGCCAGTATCGCGTCCGCGAGGGCGTGACGATGGTCAATGGCGCCAAGGTGCCGGCCAACCGGATCGTCACCCTGACGCCGACACAGGCCCGCTACGACCTCGATCACGGGCGGATCGCGCCCGCCCGCAAGGCAAGGCGCCGGCGCCCGGCTAAGGACGATCATGGCGGGCGTTGATCGGGTCACCGGTCGGCCGCTCGCAAATCTGGCCTCGGCCTTCCAGTCGGTCGAGGTGATCCTGTCGACGCGGCTGGGCGAGCGCGTGATGCGCCGCGAGTTCGGCGGCGGCATGGCCGAGCTTCTCGGCCGATTGGTGACGCCGCAGCTCTTCGTGGCCTTCCAGACGCTGATCGCCACGGCGATCGATCTGTGGGAACCGCGCTTCGCCGTGCGGCGGATCGTGGCTACCGGCTCGGTGGACGGCATCCGGCTCGGGCAGGTGAGTTTCGCAATCGAAGTCGACTACCGGCCGAGGGGCCATCTGGGGGATGACAGGGTGGAACGCGTGATGAGCTTCGGTCTCGCTTTCGGCCAGGGCCGCGCCCGGGTGATCGCATGAGCGCGCCGACCACGATCGACCTGTCGCGCCTGCCTTTCCCGGCCGCGATCGAGGCCCTCGACTTCGAGACGCTGTTCGCGGCTTTCCGCGACCGCTTCCAGGCGGCATGGGACGAAGCGCGTGCGGACAATCCCGACCTGCCGCCCTATGAGGTCGGCGGGCTGGAGACCGACCCGGTCGCGATCGTCGGGCAGGCCTGGTCCTATCTTCGGCTGCTCGACCGGGCGCGTGTCAACGACGCCGTGCGGTCCGTGCTGGCGCCTATGGCACGCGGGTCGGACCTGGATCAGATCGCCTCGCGGCAGGGCGTTCTTCGCCTCGAGCTGGTTCCGGCATCGGGCAACGAGCCCGCGGTCATGGAAGGCGATGCCCAGCTGCTGCGGCGTTACCTCCTGTCGTTCGATCGTCCTTCGGCCGGTTCCGCCTCGCGATACCTCTATGAGGCGTGGACGTCGGCGCCGAAGCTGCACGATGTGCGCGTCAACGGGCGCGCCGTCCATGGGCGGATCGGCGACACGGACGTGGTCATCATCGGCGAGAACGGTGTGGCGGCGACACAGGCCGAACTTGCGGTCGTGCAGGCCGCGGTTCAGGCGCCCGACGTGAAGCCGGAAGCTGTCGGCGTGTCGGTTCTGCCGGCCACGCGCCACGAATTCCAGGTCGTCCAGACCATCCTCGTGCCGGTCGGGCCCGATGCCGAGATCGTGCGCAAGGAAGCGGAAGACCGGGTTCGCCTGATCGCCGACAGCCGCATGAAGATCGGCGCCGGCGTGCCGCGCGATCTTCTGGCAGGCGCATCCTTCGGGCCGAGCGTGATCGACGTCCAGCATCATGAGCCGGTCGCCGATATCGTGGCGCACCCCTACACGGTTCCGGTGCTGACCTTGATCGACATCACGGTCGAGGTGGCGTCGTGACCGACGCGGCGAAGATCCTGCCGTCCAACGCGACGGCATTCGAGAGGGCTGTCGCGAAGGCGCTGACCGACATCCTGCCGGTGCCGCTGCGCGATATCCTCGATCCGGCGACCACGCCGGCTGCATTCCTGCCGTTCCTGGCAGCCCATGAGAGCGTCGATCTCTGGTTCGACGACTGGCCGGAGGAGCGCAAGCGCCAGATGGTCGCCGAGGCTGTCCAGCTGGCGGCGCTCAAGGGGACAAGAGAGGGCGCAAGGCGCTTCCTCGCCTATGTCGACGCCGAGATCACCTGGCTGATCGCGCACCCCGCGCGCTTCGTCATCGGTCGATCGGCGATCGGTGTCAGGCCGATCAACCACCGGCCGATGACGGCGCACTATCTGGTCAAGGTTCCGCTTGCCCAGCCCGTCAATCCGTTTCGGATCGGCCGGGCCGTGCTTGGGCTGTCGGCCATGACGAGCATCAGCCTCGAACCGCTGCGCCGCGCACAGATCGCAGCCAGCGTGGCGAAGGCTCCCGAAACGCTCACCAGCGTCAATTTCGCGTGGCGTCGGCGCGCTCGCTTCGGCGATCGCCTGCCGCTCGACGGTTCCATTCACTTCGGCCAGTTCATCGACCGGCCGCGGCTCTAGAGGGATGAGATGAAGCGTATCCTTTTCGACGATGCCGAGATTGCCGGGCATAATGATTTCAATGCCATCGGCGCGCACTCGCAGGCAGCACTTGATGCCCTGGTCAACGACGCCATCGGCTATCCCGCGCATTGGGCGGCGTTCACCGTTGCGCAGAAGTCGGCACAGGAGGTGACGGTTTCGGCCGGTCGCTACGTCACCCGCGAGAAGATTTTCGGGCTCGACGAATCCGTCGATCTCAATCTCCAGATCCACATTCCCCTGGTCGCGTCCGACCAGCGCTGGGTGGCGCTGATCCTGCGCGGCGAGGAAATCACGGTCAACGAGAACCGCAACTTCGAGACGTCGGTCGATCCGGAGACTTCCATCCCGGTCAATATCTCGACGCCGAAGCGGGTCGAGCGGCGCGTCTTCATCGTCGTCCAGCAGGGCAACGCCACGCCGGCGCCGGCTCTCCGGCCGGCGATCGCCGAGACCGACGCGGTCGTCGCCTTCGTGCTTCTGACGTCGTCGGGCATTGCATCGATCGAGCCTGGCGAGGGCTGGCGCGTCAAGACGCTGTACGAGCTCGACGGCCGCCTCAGCTCCGTCGAAGTCAATCTCGATGCGCTGTTCCGCCGCACGGAATCGATCGAGACCGACATCGCGAACATCACGTCGCGCCTCGGCGAAATTCCCCGGCCGACGATCATCCGGCAGATGCAGCGCGACATCGGCGCGGCCCGCATCCAGCTGCAGCTGCCCGAAGAGCAGCGGGCCTATGTGTTCGATCCCGCCCTGACCTACGCCCAGTGGGACACGACGCATGCGGGCTGGCTGGCGCGCGTACGCGAGGGCGTGCGGTTCGCCTATGCCAACGAGAAAGACCAGCAGCTGGCGGTCCTCAACGAGGACAACCCGGCCATCATGATCGGCGCCAACCGCCGCATGATCCCGGCCTATGACGAGGCGCTGCGCATCGCCAATGTCGGGCGCGATGCCGCGCTCAACATTTCGCAGCAGGTGCACACCGTCGTCACGGCGGTGCTGAAAGAGGTCTCGCGCACGTCGATCCGCTACGGGACGGCCGTGCATTACTGCACGAACCAGCGCTACTGGTCCGATCTGCTCGCCAATGTCCGCGTCGGCGAGATGTTCTTCCATCAGGGCGAGGAATACCAGCTCGTCGAGCGCCCGGCCGGCAGCGTGCGGGGTCCGTCCTGGCGCTGGATACGCCGCGTGATCCGCGAGGAATGGACCGAGACCTATTGGGAGTATGAAACCGAGGAAGTCGGCGTCAACGGCTCGATCTACGGCCAGACCTTCCTCGTCTCCCAGCCGATGATCGTGACCTCGATCGATCTCGACTTCGCCACGGTCGGCGCTTCGGGCGACGTGCACCTGTTCCTGTGCGAGACCAATTCGGTCGGCATGCCGAAGTTCGACGAGGTCCTGGCCTACACGACGGTGCCGCAGAACGCGCTGGTGATCGGCTGGAACAAGTTCACGCTGCCGATCACCATGCTGGAGAGCGGCAAGCGGTACGCCTTCTTCACGGTGACGACGGGCAATCACGCCGTCCACACCACGACGGGCAACAAGTTCACCTCCGGCACGCGCTTCTATGCCACCGACGGCGTGTGGGCCCAGGGCGAGGGCACGAGCGACTTCGCCTTCAGGATCTTCGGCGCCAAGTTCCGCGACGTGCGCACGGTCGTCTCCTTCGACGCGCTGACGCTCGAGAACGGCATGACGGATATCGAGTTCATCATGAAGGCATGGGCGCCGGGCGGCACCATGCTGGAATGGGAAATCCGGCCGAGCGGCCAGACTGAGTGGCGGGCGCTCGAGGAGACGTCCGATATCGGCACGCATCCGCTGGTCGGCCTGCCGGCGCTGGTCGAGCTGCGGCTGGTGCTGATCGGAACGGTCGACCTGGCGCCGATGGTGGTGCTCGACAATTCGCTTCGCGCCAAGCTCGGCCGCCACCGCGGCGACATGGTGGCGGTAAGCGAGGAATTCGAGTTCGGCCTGTCGACGGAAACGATCGTGACGCAGTTCACGGTCGACGCGTTCAACGAGGCCGAGCACACCTTCACGCCGCGCATCATGGTCGGCACGGACGTCATCACGCCGGACGCAACCGAGATCTGGATCGATCCCAACGAACCGGAGCGGCGCCGCTACACGTCGTTCTACGAGCTGGCGGCACCGGCCACAGCGGCGCGCATGCGCCCGGCCATGACGGCGTCGAACGTCGTCTCGGTCCCCTTCATCGAAGATTGCTTCCTGGCTGCGCTTTGAGGTTTGCCCCATGAACCTGCATACCGACCAGATCAAGGCTCAGGCCGCTGTCAAGATCGGTGAGGCGCTGCTGAAGGCGATCAACGCCCGCTTCGACGCCTATCGCGGTTATGTCGACAACGACCCGTTGTCGGTGCTGGAGAGCCTGCCGGCCGTGCTGCAGGCTCGCGCCGAGGTGTTCGGTATCGCCGAAACGATCGAGGCCTGGCTCCAGCAGCTTGCGCAGATTGCAGACGGGTTCGAACACGAGTGGCAGGGCACCGCGGTGCGCTTCCGTCTGGGCGGCGGGGAGTGGGGTGATTTCGTCGATCTCAAGGGCGAGGTCGGTGATACCGGTGAAGTCGGCCCGAAAGGCGACAAAGGGGATAAGGGCGATCAGGGCGAGCCAGGCCCCAAGGGTGACCAGGGTGATATCGGCCCGAAGGGCGACGACGGCAGTTCGGTCAACATTCTCGGCACGCTGGCCAATGTCAGCGAACTGCCGGCCAGTGGCGATATCGGCGACGGCTATGTGATCGACGGTGATCTGTGGGTCTGGAATGCGACAGACGAGGAATTCGTCAATGTCGGTCCTATTCAGGGTCCCCAGGGAGAGAAAGGCGATCAGGGCGATACCGGCAAGAGCGCCTATGAACTCGCGGTCGACGAGGGCTATGAAGGCACGCTGGAAGACTGGCTTGGCGACCTGGCCGATCTCTCAAGTGCTGTCGAGCGCTCACAGGCGTTTGCCGACGGCACCGAGCCCGATGGGCCGGGATCGAAATCCAGCCGCGAATACGCGCAGGAGAGCGGGGAGCACAAAGATCAATCCAAAGCCTGGGCCACTGGCATCAACCCTGACGGCCTTGGCTCGCTATCGGCGAGAGAGTGGGTGGAAGAATTTCGCACTCGCTATCTTGGCGCTTTTGTAGACGACGCCGCCGCGACGGCCTTTGCTGGTGGATCACCAATCGAAGGCGCTCTCTATGTCCGGGAAGCGGACGATGCCATGCGCCGCTGGAGCGATGGATTGTGGACGACAGTGGTGGGCGACAAGGGCGATCCTGGCCCACAAGGCCCACAAGGCCCACAAGGCGAGCGGGATACGCGGAACTTCTGCTGGCAGGGAGCCTTCGAACACTGGCCGATGGGCGCGACTATCACTGGCACGGCGGCTCGGATCATTGCTGCCGCTGGAGCGACCATCGCCCGAACCAGCGGTGCGACCGGTGTCACCGTAACCCGGCAGCAGGGGTCCAGAGGCAATAATTTCGCTCTCCGTGTGCACCGCACACCGGGCGACACGAGCACCAACGCGATCAACTTGGTTCTTCCGTTGGAACGCTACGATGCTGTTGCACTGGCGGGTAAGCCTTTCAGCCGCACGTTTCGGTACCGCACCGGCGCTGACTTCTCGGGGGCGCTGTTTATCGGCGAGAAATCTACCAACGCGCTAACGCGCCAAGTCATTGCGTTGACCAACGGGAACTACTCGGTTGGTGACAACGCCGTTACTTCAGCAGCCCTCACGCCTTCCACGTCATGGCAGACATTTACCCTTTCGGGAACATATCCGTCCGACATGACGCAGAACGCGGCTCGCTTCCAGCACGTTCCAGCGGGGACGGCTGGTGCCAATGACTGGTCCGAGATCGAAGAAGTGCAGTTGGAGATTGGCGCTGTTGTCAGCCCTTATATTCCAGGCGATCCGATCTACAGCAAGATGCGGATGCGCTCCATCATCTGGAAGACCTACGATGACGACATAGCGCCAGGCACGCCTGTCAACTACAGCGGCTCGAAGCGCTTTACCGCCAACGGAACTGGGGTTGCAACAGCCGTATCGTTTACTCCCGAATGGGATATGGAAGCCACGCCCACGGTGACCGTCTATAGCCCGCAAACCGGTGCTTCAGGCCAGATGGCGCAAGCTTCCCCCGCTGCCGACATTGCAGCCGCTGTGACGCATCCTGGACGAAAGGGGTGCATCATAGCAAATAATGCCGCTGCGATTGATCGAACGCTTTACTTTGCTCACATTCTTGCGACGTGCCACCCATGAGCATTTCAGCGATCTCTTCGGACGCAAACACGATCCTGATGGATGTCGATGGGAGGATTTCAACTGTCCCGAAGTCCCTCGACAATCCCGAATATCAGCGGTGGATGCAGCTCGGGATGAGGGCGATCCGGCTGGAGCGGAACGAATACAATGCCTTTCCGAGTGCGATCCACAAGAAGGTCACCTCCAGCACAACCGCAATCCTTCTGTTCATCTTTTCGAGCGGCATCGGGCACGCCCAATCCCAGCGGCAAAGATGGGTGAAGGTGTATGTCGATTTTTCCGACCCCGATGATGTGCAGGTCATCGACATTCAGCAGGGGGTCTATTTCGAGAACAGCGCCGGGTTTCAAACCTTGAGCTTTCTGGATGACATCCTGGAACCCGGCGAGGTGTTCGGCGGCAAGAACATCTTCCGTGCTCGATGCCTTTCCCCAGGCGTCTACGAGACAAAAATCCAGTCCACCATTGCCGTCACCACGGCGGGGGGTGACAACGGGACCTATGCGATATGGGCGGGCCGTCCGGTGCAGGATGGCAGCGACATCATCATCACCGGCTACCGCGTCAGCCCGACACCGTTCGTTACGGCCGCGTTTGTAAGCAGCAATGGCGGCTGGGACTTCACATTCAAGGAAATCATCGGGTCCAATCCTGCGCTTGCTTTCGGTGAAGCTGGCTATGTCATCGCGGGCAATGGCGATCATGTCTGTGTTATGCGCGAGGAGACGGGGGCTAATCGACCTCTGTATCAAACCCGGAAGACGGGCGGCGTAGGACCGTTCCCCGCGCCAGCTCTCATCACGCCACGCGGTACGCAGCCCGAGCTACATAGGCTGCCAAACGACGATTTGGCTCTTCCCCTTGGTTTGCGGCAACCCAACCGCTCTGGCCTCGATGCAGCGGGACGACTGGCGAGCGGGACAAAACTGACAGGCGTCGGTGCGCATCGCTCGACAGATCACGGCGTAACCTGGCCGAACTTCGCGCAGATCGGAGCCGGTTGGTCGACGGACGTAGGGCAGTTGATGTTGACCCTCGTCGTTGGCAGTTACGCAATGGGTGCTTGCTATCTCGCGCCCGGCGCGACGAATGGTGACTATGGTGTCGAGCCGGGCATCTATCTGGTGGGGGTCAACCTTGGAAGGATCACAGGCTGATGAACAACCTTTCAATCATTGTGCAGGGTGAGCCGGGGAGCGGGAAAACGCTCATGACAAACAGGCTGCTCATGATGCTTCGCGCCGAAGGGTTTGAAGTGGAGACGCTTCCCGGCGAGGACGATCTGATCGTGATGAGCCCGCTTGATCGGCTGTTGGAGACCAGCGCCGGGCAGGACGAAAGCTCCAGCTAGCTACTATTCCTCCCACGGGCCATCATCGTCATGGTGGTACAGTTCCCTGCAAACGCGGTTGGCCGAGCCCTCGCACGCACGGATATGCTCCTCCATCTCCAGGGCCTTGATCCCATCGTTGTCATTGACGGGTCTTACGAGTACGGCGACGTTTCGGTGGTTCATGTTTCGGGCCTTCCATCTTGAGAGGGGCGGGCAAGTAAGCAACGGGCTCGGCGCCCTTGTCAAATTCAAAGAACCGGCTGGCGGCCTTGGTTACATGTGGGTCGCCATTCTGGTCCAAGTCAAGGATCTGGTCTTCGTAGAAGATGTTGGGGCCGATGGGCTTGTTGGTCGCTGGCCGTCGGAAGTAATGGAATGGGATTGTAACGAACCCCGACTTCATAAATTGCATGTAGGCGATGGCGCGTTCAACCGTATGGACCGGGATTTCTCGCGGGGAAACTCCTCTGAACACTCTTGTGTAGTCGTCCAGCGTCCGCAGCACAGGAGCGTCTATAGGGTAGTCCTTTTCCGCCCAGATGCTCTCCGCAAAAGCAGGGCAGCCCAGCACCTGATATTCAGCATATGCCGTTCCGTTCCAAAGAAAGCAGCCATCAACGTGGTCGGCAAGCTCCGACGAATTAAACGAGGAGTGGCCCAGGAAAATGACGTTATCGGGCAGGACCTCGGGCAGCAGATCTCGAAGTTTCTGACACCCGTCCTGAACGATCTCACTACGCAATTCGTGGGGGTGGGGCTTGATAATCAGCAGCGAGTTCGATTTCGCGGCCATGTCCACCAAGGCCCTTGCCCAAGTGGGGAAATCCTTGAAAACATTCCCCCGGTCGTCGGGGGCCGCGAAATCGATGAGAACCTTTCCGAAGGCGCAAAACACCTTTCGCCCATCTTCCTTGGCGGCACTGATCGCCTGAAGAACCCTCTGGCGCTCGGATTCGTCTGAATCGCTGGTCCCGCTTCGGTTCATGTTAATCATCCCCAGAACCAGGTCTCGCCTTGTGACGGCTTCCGGGTCGCTCGCCAGGTACTGGTCAAGGCGGTACCGCCCGGCAAGTAGGGGATGTCTAACATCTGGTCGGGCCGTCATGTCCTCAACGGCCACGGTGCGGGCCTCCAGAGTTGAAAGATTGGAGAAGTAGTTTTCGTATGCGACGGATAACCCCACCATATGGATGTTGTATCGCTTCCCTATTTGTTCGCACCAGCGGCGCACGACGCCCTGGGGAGCGAAGTGAGTATCCATCGCGACTACTCGAACTGGCTTTCCGGTCGTCTCAGCGAGGGTCACCAACCGCTTGCATATGACCAGTGCAAGGTCGCTTCGATGGAGCATGGAGTGGAACAGGTTGACGGCTTTGGCAGTGTCCAGTTTGCCGCGATATACGCCTTGCAATTTGCTGATGCGCTCTGAGAAAAACGTGTAGTAATTCACCCCGTCGCAGGACACCATTTCATGGTCCCAATCGACAACCCAGTGATTGTGGAGCCGATCGGACGTCCACGGCTCGTCCGAAAGAGATGACCCGTTGGTCCTGATCGCACCAGAAATGCCGTGTAGCTCGGGACGCCGGGAGATCGGCATAGTTGACGGGATGACCGAGGAAACATCATACCCTTGTCGGAACAACTCCATGCCGATGGGGACCATGAGCCCAGATGTGATGCGGTGGTTGAGGTCGAAAAGAACGACATAACCTTTAGGTGTGGATTGGCTGTGCCGGTCGACGTATCGCGACAGGAACTCGTACCCCTTGGCTGCAAAAAGGGTAAGTGCGCGCCGGGAGCGAAGACTTGGGCTTTGAGCGATATCCGATGCTCTGGTCTCGAATCCTCTAATTGCCAGGTCAAAGCGGCCGATATCGCGCAGGATGTCCCAGCAAGCTCGCAGATGGCTAGGATCGACATCTGCGTTGGGCGGGATCATGGCGGCGAGGTCGGTAGCAAGGCGCAAATTGCCACGCCTGTATTCCAACGAGGCCCAAATAACGAGAGCATCCGAGGCCAAATCCGAGACGCCCTTCACGGTCGCATCGTCCAACTGCTTGATCGACATGGTGCGAATAAGATTGGAAAAGGCTCTTGGTCGGTTCGCGACGGGGGTGACAGGCTTCGGCGCCTTAACCGGCAGATTGTCTGGCGCGGAGCGAGTAGACTTCAGTCGCACGACGGGTTCGCCGGCAAACAACTGCTTGTTGTTTCTCAGCCTCCACAGGGCTTGCCTCACACTGTAGGGAACGATTTTCCTGATAATCGTGCGCATCGCCTCACCATATTTACTGAAGAGCGGCACCGCTTAGCGCATGCCGGTAGACAAGTCACTCCTGTTCCGCGCTTTCTTCCTTTGGTTGATCGCGTGGCGGAAGGACATCAATCTCCAAATATGTCGAAGGATTAACGGGATTGGAGTTGTAGATGTGGGTGAAGTCATAGATTGCTTCTCGCACTATGAACCGCTTGGCGTTCACCTGCTTGTTGATGCAATTCATAGCGTTTCTGTTATATTTGACGCGCCAAGAGTTGATGGCGGCGGACATCGCGACCGCATGGGGTGCATGCAGGTCATCGAAGCGCCGAACGACCATCGCCTTTAAGAGGTTGTCGTTCTCACGGACGCGCGCCTTGTATAGATCAGGGAAGCGCTGCCATCCGATAGGCTCGCAGTGGATAAGTTTCGTTGGCTCTTTTCGGGCCGCTATCGTTTGGTGAAGCAAGGGAGATATTTCCTCAACCTGCTCCATCGAGTGATGCGAAAAGATCAACATGCGCCCTGTAGGGGGGAGCACGGACAGGTCGGGGTTTCTGTAATCGAAGAAGTGCGCTTCGATTGGCAGGCTTTCATGCTCGGCAAGAAGCTTGATGATTTCCAGCCCGGCATCAGAGTACTCGAGACCAAACAGGCGCTTTCCGTGCACGGCCTTGCCCAAAAAGGTCGAGAGGTTGAACAGGTTCCACCCCGGCCCCGCGCCGAGTTCAACTATCGTGTCCGCATCCAAGGCATGTCGGTAGATGGCGGTCATCGGGTCGAAGTTTGGCTGCGCGACGAACCGGCTGTTGCATACTCCGAGACGTGACGTCGGATTGCCATCCGACGTAGTTTCGTTGAAGTCGGGCAGCGCGTTCTTGGTGATCGCGTCGGTGCCCTGATTGTTTCTCAGGAGGTGGGGCTGGCTGCGAATACCGGCGAGGATGTGAGCGATTGTTTCGCCGCCGGCTATCTTTTCACGGATACTCTCAACCCTTCCACCCCAATGGTTTTCGTAGCTTTGCTTAACGAAGTCAGCGTTGGCGCCGCCTTTTTCGAGGGGGGAATGTGCCTCCATTTCTTTCGCGGCTCTGATAGCCGACGCAATCCATTCTTCCATCGGTGGGTACTCTCCTAAGGGCTCACGGATTTTAGCCGCCCTGCCCCCCTAGCCGACCGTTCCACCCCTGGCAAGGCGCCTGCCATGCGCCCGCCTAACCCGGATCATCGCAATGCTTTACCTTCGCGCCGGGGTGGCGTGGCTGTTGTGTCTGATCGGCTTCGGCCTGACGCTTCGATGGCAGCCGCTCTACCCGCTTCCTGCATAGGGGATCGCCGCCCCGAAACGTATAATGCCGGCGCCCGACAAGAGGAAACCTCAATGGCCACGAAGCCTTACAACGAAAAGAAGACCTATTCGGTCAAGCTCAGCCGCGCCGTCCAGCATGGGCGGATGCGGTTTCTGCCGGGCGGCGTCTACGAAATGAAGGGCGCCTTCCTCAACAAGCTGGTCGACGAACACGGGGAGAACTGCGTTGACACTGCCGACGCCATCGCCTGAGAACGGCTACACGGTCGACTCCCGGTATGAGATGTCGCCGGACCTCTTCAACGCGGTCTTCGGCTCCATCCATGCCCGCCTGGTCGAGCGCGAAGAGCTGGAAGGCACGTTCGAGAACCTGATCGCGCAGGGCACGCAGGCCGCGCTCGATCTCATACAGGTCAATATCGCGCCCGAACTCGGCGAGTTGCAGCAGGCGATCCAGACCGCCTTCGACAATATCGCGATCATCGTCGAGGGCGTCGCGCCGAACTCGGTGCTGCTCAACAGCCAGCCGGCGAGCTTCTATCTCAATCCGGCGAACTTCTCGACCTCGGCCACGATCAAGAGCTTCATGGCGGCGGCCGACCAGGCCGAGGCGCGCACGGCGATCGGGGCGGCATCTGCGACAGGCGTCGCGACTGCACTCGATGCTGTGGCTGACGAACTGGCCACCAAGGCTCCGGCGGCCGATGTGACTGCCGCACTCGATACGAAGCTCGACAAGGCGGGCGGCACCATGACCGGGCCGCTGCGTCTGCCGGCCGGTACCGAGGACGCCGCGCCGTTGCGCATGCCGCACGGCACGGCGCCGGGCGAGTCTGTAAACGGCGATCTGTGGATGACCACGGCCGGGCTCATCGCGCGGTTCAACAACGCGATCCGCACCTTCTGGCACAGCGGCAACATGGCGCTGGTCACGGAAGGTGAAGCGCGCTCCGGCACCGCCGCTACGGTCCGCGCCTGGACGGCACAGCGCATCGCACAGGCCATCGATTCTCTGGAGACCAAGCCGGAGGTCGGGCTGTTCACCGGGTCGGGCACTAATGCGACGAACTTCCCGCTCGGGCATCCGGTGATGGTCCTTCACGGTGCAGCGGTCGATCGTAACGACAGCGCGACTATCCGGCTCGATACCAGTTCGCCACACCGCTACACCATCGGTGGCGGCGGCGCGGCACTCAGCGGCACCTTCCGTGCTCGGGGCCGTGACGGCAGCCTCAATGGGTCGCTCTTCCAGAGGATGGCATGATGCAGCTGCACGAGATCACCGCGGTCCGTGAGACCGAAGAGCCGGGCGTATATATCGTGGCCGCCGATCTTACCGACATGGAAGGCCAGCGCTACGTCGCCGACTATGCCTCGCGGCCGGATGACGGTTTCGGCCTCGCGCCGCAGATCCGCGCCGGCCTCGATCTGTGGATTGCCGAGGGCAGGCCTGTCGCCCCCTACGTCCCGCCCACTGCCGAGGAACTGCGCGCGGCCATGCCCGAACTCTCGCGTCGCCAGCTGCGGCTCGGCCTGCTCGCCGCCGGCATCACCTCGACACAGGTCACGGCCGAGATCGACGTCATGCCGGAAGGCAACGCGAAGGAAACGGCCAGGATCGAATGGGAGGATGCGACCGTCTACCAGCGCACCCATCCGCTGATCGAGACGATCGGCGCCGCGCTCGGGCTCTCGCCCGAACAGATCGATGACATGTGGATGGCCGCCAGCGCGCTGTAGCGCCCGGCCACCGAGCTTTTCCCCGACCCGCCTTCTGGCGGGTTTTTCGTTTTCGGCGTCATGCCGGAGCCCGAATGGCCCTTGGGCAAGGCCCCTTCACAACACACCAGGAGAAACCCGATGTCGGCACCGACTTTCGGCATGACTTTCACGCGGCCCGAGGACGAGCCGGTTCCCGTGCTCGGGGCCGATTTTTCAAAGGCTCTTCTGATCGAAACCTCGCCCGACGCCTCGGCCGAGGCCTATCCGATCGGCGTGCCCGTGCGCATTTCCACGTCCGATCCCGATGCCGTCGAGGCGCTGGGCACCGGCTACCTGGCCGATGCCGTGCGCGGCATCAACAGCCAGATCGCCGGGCTCAATGCCGGGGCGGATGTCGTCATTCTGCGCGTGGCGGAAGACGACGACGAGGATCCCGCGGCGGCGCTGGCCAACACGTCGGCCGCGATCGTCGAGGCGCTGCAGGGCGTCGGCTCCATCCCCTCCATCGCCAACATGACGCCGCGGCTCATCTTCGCCGGGCGCACCGCCTGGCGCCCCGACGAGGAGACCGCCAATCCTGTCGTCGCCGCGCTGCCCGCCGCCTGCGAAAGGCTGCTCGCCATCGCGCCGATCGACGTCGACGACAGTTCTTCGGCGCTGGCGATCGATGCCCGCGAGACCATGAATTCGCAGCGGCTCATGCCGATCGGCGTCGCCGCCCGCGTCTTCGAGGGCGCGGAGGTGGTCACCAGGCCCATGGCGCCGCGCGTCGTCGGGCTGTTCATGCGCGTCGACGCCATGCATGGCGGGCGGCCCTTCAACCCGATCGCCAACCGGCCGATCCAGGGCCTGGCCGGCCTGTCGCGGCCGATCCCCTTCTCGCTGCTCGACGGCTCCACCGAAGGCCAGCAGATGCTGGAGGCGGAAGTCTCGATCGTGGCGCGCGGCGAGACCGGCGTCGACGGGGCGGTGGGCGATGGCGGCTTCGTCTTCATCGGCACGGACAACACCGAGACCGGCGAATTGTGGAAGCAGATCCACCAGGTGCGCGGTGCCGACTATCTGACCGTCGCGCTGATGCAGATCACGCGGGAATTCCTCGGCCGTCGCATCACGGCCGACATCGTCGAGGCCTGGCTGAATTCGATCCGCTTCATGCTGCGCGACCGCAAGGCGGCCGACGACATTCTGGGCTACGACGTCCAGTTCCGCGCCGACCGCAACAGCCCCGAGCAGATCAGGCTCGGCCACCTGACGGTCAATCTGGGCATCGAGCCGGCGCCGGCCTTCAAGCGCGCCGACCACGAAATCCGCCGCTACCGTCCGGCCGTCGAAGGTCTCGTCTCCGAGATCGTGGCGCGGCTCGGGGGGATTTAGGGGAAGTTTTTCACTGCCTCACGGGCGTTCGGCTGCTTCGCAGCCCGCCCTCCGGCCGGGCGCGCAACGATGCGCGGCGTCCGGTCGAACGCTCGGCCTGGCGGCCGTTCATCGACACAATCTCAATCTCCTGAAAGGGCACTGCCATGCAGCCGCTTTACATGCTGACCGCCGTCGACGTGCGCCGGGCCAACGAGCCCGATTCCTCGCGCGCCACGACGATCTCCAAACTGACCATCCCGGCCATCAAGTTCATGACCGCCAGCCACAATCCGGGTGGCGGCGTGATGGCCGTCGACTTCACGCTGCCGCGCGTGGAGCCGATCGAACCCGCGATGGAGATCAAGGGTTTCGACACCGACATCTTCCGCGGCCTGGGCATGCCCGAGCGGTGGACCTTCGCCGGCGCGGTGCGCGACAAGAAGACCGGCATTGCCGTGCCCGCCCGCGCCATCATCGAAGGGTCCATCACCGAATGGGAACCCGACGAGGCGAGCCCGGAAGAGTTTGTCGGCTGCACCCACGCGCTCAAGGAAGTCACGCATTTCGAGTTCTCGCTGAACGGGCAGGAGCTCTTCTACATCGACTTCTGGGAGCGGATCATGCGCCGCAACGGCGAGGACCTCTTCGCCGCCGACAGGCGCGCGCTGGGGGCTTGATATCGCTCACGGGCCGCACCGCCGCTTTGCGGCTGGCCCTGCGCGGGCGCGCCGGACGGCCGGCGGCCCGCAGTCGCGGGCTTGGCTTGCGGCCATTCTGTTCCGTTTTCAACACACATCATGAAGGTTCGTTGCCATGAGCAATCCCACTTCCGTTACCGTTCCGCTCGCTTTCCCCGTCCCCTATGAGGGGCGTGAGGTGAAGGAGCTTACCTTCCGTCGCATGAAGGCCAAGGACACGCTTGTGGCCGAAGCCGAGAAGAACCAGACGCGCGCTGGCTACATGCTCTTCGCCGCGCTGGCCGGCGTCGATCTCGCGCTTATCGAGGAACTGGACGTCGAGGATCTCGAGCAGATCGGAGAGAGGATCGTTCCCCTCATGGGAAAGTCCGCGGTGGCTGCCCGCCGGAAGGCGCTGGCGGCAGCGGAGGCGAGGGAGGCGGCGGAGGCGATGTCGCGGATGGCCGCGAAGGAGGCGGCGTCCGCTGGCGGGACCTGATCGTCGGCACCGCGCGCCACGTCCATACACCGCTCGACCAGATCGAGGAATGGGATGTCGACAAGCTGATCGACTATTCCGCCTCGCTCACCCGCGTCCTGAAAGCGGAAAACGGTCGGCGCAAGCGCTGACCGTTCTTTTGCCTCACGCGCCGCATCGCGGGCCTTGCCCGCTGGCGCTCCGGCGGGCGGGCCATGCGGCCCGACGCCCGGTCGGGCTTGCCGCCTCCGGCGGTTCTTTCATCACAAATTGAGGCTTCCATGGCCACGCTGACTTCCCAGCTCATCGTGTCGCTGATCGACAGGGTGACGGCTCCCGCGCGCGGGATCGCCGCCACGGTCGACCGGCTGCAGGATGCGCAGCGGCGCAACAATGCCCGCATGGACGAAATGCGCGGCCGCATGGTCGACGCGGCGGCCATGGCCTATGCGATGGCGCGCTCGGTCGGCGCGCCGGTGCGTGCTGCCGCCGATTTCGAAACCGCGATGAACCGCGTCACCGCGCTGTCGGGGGCCAGTGGCGAGCAGTTCGACCAGCTGCGCCAGCAGGCATTGGAACTCGGCCGCTCGACCCAGTTCACCGCCAGCCAGGCGGGCGACGCCATGGGCTTTCTCGCCATGGCCGGCTTCAAGGCCAACGAGATCCTGGGCGCCATGCCCGGCACGCTGCAGCTGGCTTCGGCCGCGCAGATGGACCTGGCGCAGACGGCGGATGTCGTTTCCAACATCCTCACCGGCTACGGCAAGGACGTCTCCGAGCTGGCGCATGTCAACGACGTGCTGGTGAAGGCCTTCACCTCGGCCAATACCGATCTCTCACAGCTTGCCGAGGCCATGAAATATGCCGGCCCGATCGCATCGGCGGCCGGCGTGCGCTTCGAGGAGACGGCCGCCGCCATCTCGCTGATGGGTAATGCCGGCATCCAGGGGTCGATGGCCGGCACCTCGCTGCGCGGTGCGCTGACGCGCATTCTCAACCCGACCAGCGGCGTGGCCTCCGCCATGCAGGAAGCCGGCCTGTCGTTCACCGACGCGCGTGGCCGTCTCCTGCCCTTCGCCGATATCATCGAACAGCTCGAGCCGCATGCCGAGGACGCAGGCCTGATGATGCAGCTCTTCGGCCAGCGTGCCGGCCCCGCCATGGCCGCCCTGGTCGGGCAGGGCTCCGACGCGCTGCGCGAGCTCGACGAGGAGCTGCGCAATTCGGGCGGTACGGCCGAGCGCATCTCCAATGTCCAGATGGCCGGCTTCAACGGCATGATGAAGGAGTTCTGGTCGGTCGTCGAAGGTGTGCAGATCGCCATCGGCACCGCTCTCCTGCCGGCCATGACCGATATGGGCCGCACGATGATCGCGCTCCTGGGGCCGATCGCCGCCTTCGCCGAGGCCAACCCGCGGCTGACCGCGACGATCGTCGGGCTGGTTTCCGCCCTTGTCGCGCTGCGGGTGGCCGTGGTGGCGGCACAATTCGCCTTCCTGTGGATGAAGGGCGGGGCGATCTCGGCCGCGATCCTGTCCATGCGCACATTGCAGGGTGCGTTGTGGGCAACGCAGCTGGCCTTCCTGCCGTTCACGGCGGCGCTCAGGGGCGCGCGGACGGCCATGGTCGGCTACACGGCAGCCGCGGCCATCGCGGGCCATGGCGGGGCCCTGTCGGCCATGGGCGCCAGCATGCTGGCCCTGCTCAACCCGATCCGGCTCGTGCGCGCGGCGATGCTCGCGCTGCGCGTCGCGCTGATCTCGACCGGTATCGGTGCCATTGTGGTCGGCATCGCCATGGCTGGCGCCTGGATCTGGCAGAACTGGCAGGGGCTGGGCGAGATGTTCGCCGGCATCGCGGAAGGCATAAGCGAGGCGTTCCCGGCCGCGGGCGCCATCATCGACGGCATCTCGTCTTCGGTATCGACCCTGATCGGCTGGTTCGGCGAGATGACCGGGCCGATCGACGCCAGCGCGGAAGACTGGCGCGGCTGGGGCACCGCCGTCGGTCAGGCCGTGGGCGGGGTGCTGCAATATGTGGCCGATCTTCCCGGACGCATCGCCGGCGCGCTGGCTGCTGGCGGCGTCGCGCTCTACGAGGCCGGCACGGCCCTGATCCAGGCAATGTGGGACGGGATCAAGGCAAAGTTCGACGAGGTGCTGGCCTGGTTCCGCGAACTCCCCGGCCGCATCATCGCCGCCATCGGCTCGATCGACCTGTCCGGCATCATCCGATGGCCGTCCATGCCGTCCTGGCTGGGCGGCGGCGGTCCGGCCGTGGACGGCGCGCGTGCTGCCGGCGGGCCGATCACGCGCGGGCGCGCCTATCTGGTCGGCGAGGAAGGTCCCGAAATCATCACCGCCGGCAGCGACGGCTATGTGCACGATGCAGGTGCCAGCCGCGACATGATGCGACGCGAGGGCGGCCGGCCGGGATCGGCGGGCGGGCGCGACATCGCCATCAGCTTCGGCGACATCGTCATCCAGGGGGTGAGCGATCCGCGCGCCATCGCGCGCGATCTCGTGCGCGAGGTCGACCGGCAGCTGCGCGCCGAGATCGCCGGCCTCCAGGCCGACAGCGAATGGGGGACCGCCTGATGCTCTACATGATCGGCACGCTGACACTGGACACGCGCCCCTTCAGCGTCAACGAGGTGACGCGCCAGGCCGGCGCCGACATCGCCTCCAAACCGCTGATCGGCACACTGCCCGGCAAGGAATTCATGGGCGAGGGCGACGACCGCATCACGCTCACCGGGCAGCTGCTGCCCTTCAAGACGGGCGGGCTGACCGAGCTGGAATTCGCGCACCAGATGCGCCGGCAGGGCACGCGATTTCCCCTGCACCGGGGCGACGGGCAGCGGCTCGGCTGGTTCGCCATCACCAGCATCAAGGAGAGCCACCGCCATCTCGACCGCACCGGCGTCGGCCATGTGGTCTCGCATTCCATCGCCATGGAAAAGGTGCAGCCGGATGCCGGCGCCGGCCAGCAGATCATTTTCGGGCTTCTGGCCCTGTTCGGGCTGGAGCGCTGACATGGAACGTATGGTCGTTCAAGGCGAGGGCATCACGCTCGACCTGATCCTGTGGCGCCTGCACGGCGTGCGCGGGCGCGGGCTGGTCGAGGCGGCGCTCGCCGCCAATGCCGGGCTGGCCGATGCCGGCGCGGAGCTGCCGATCGGCACCGTCGTCCTCCTGCCGGCACTTCCGGCCGAGACGGCACCGGCGCCGCGCCCGGTAATCAGTTTGTTTGGGTGAGCCGATGCCGTGGAAAGTGAACTGGCAGGTCTTCATCGACGGGCGCGACATGAGCTCGGTGATGGCGCCCTTCCTCATGGATATCGATGTGACCGACAAGGACGGGACTTCTTCCGACACCTGTTCGCTCCGGTTCGACGATGCGGGCGGGCAGGTTCTCCTGCCGCCCGATGGGGCCAAGGTGCGGGTGCTTCTGCAGGGCGTCCAGGTCTTCTTCGGTACCGTGGACACGGTTCGGTCATCCGGCTCGCGCGGTCGCGGCATGGTGCTTCAGGTCTCGGCCAAGGGCATGGACAGCCGCGGCCGGATCAAGGAACCGCAGGCCTTCCACAAGGACGATGCCAGCCTTGAGGAGTTTCTCCAGACGGCTGCCGAGAGGGCCGGGCTTGCCGGCGTGCGGGTGCTGGGCCGGCTGGGCGCCATCCGGCGCGGCTATTGGGCGGCCGACGGTGAAAGCTTCCTCCATCTCGGCCAGCGCCTGGCGCGCGAACTCGCCGCCACCTTCAAGATCCGCGCCACCGACGCGGGCGACATGGCCGTGCTCGCGCCGCGCGAGCATGATGAGCCGCTGCCCGTGGTCGAGGGCGTTGTGGGCCGCAACGTGATCTCGTGGGACATCGCGCCCTATACGGGGCGCCGCGTCTTCACCAGCGCCCGGGCGCGCTGGTTCGACCGCGAAAGCGCCACCTTCCGCGAAAGGGAGGTCACCTTCGCTCTCGACCGCGACCTTCCGGAATCGGTCAACGTGCTGCGCTCCACCGTCCATGACGAGGACCAGGCGGAAGAGGCGGGCGCGGCCCGCAAGGCCGAGGCCGAGCGAGAGGGTGGGGAGGGCAGCGTCGAACTCGATCTCGTGCCGGAGGCGCAGGCCGAGGGAAGTTTCGTGCTGACGGGCGCGCGCCCGGCCGTCGATGGCACCTATCGCATCGCCTCGGTCACGCACCGCGCCAGCCGCAATGGCGGTTCGACCACGAGCCTCGATATCAAGCGGCCCCAGGGCGGGGCCGGCAAGGACGATCGGGGCTGAAGGCCCTTCAAGCGACCATCAACGGAGAAGAACGATGTCGATAACCAGATTGTCGGCCGCCGGCGAAGCTGTGCTTGTGGCCGAAGAAGGCGAAGTGCTGCGCAGCTATGTCTGCCCGGCCGGTGTGCGCACGATCGGCGTGGGCCTCACGCGCGCCTCCGGCGTGGTCGATCCCAAGCCCGGCATGACCATCACGCGTGAGGAAAGCCGGCGCCTCCTGCATCTAGCGCTCGACCGCAACTACATGCCGCGGGTGAAGCGCGCCGGTCTCGACCGGCGCCAGGGCGAGTTCGACGGCTCGACCCTGTTCGACTTCAATACCGGGCGCATCCACAACGCCTCCTGGGTCGGCCACTGGCTGGCCGGTCGTGCCCGCGAGGCCGCGCAATCCTTCAAGAGCTGGACCCGCGGCGGCGGGCGCGTGCTGCCAGGTCTGGTGCGCCGGCGCGACGTGGAATGGGACATGATCGAGCACGGCCACTACCCGGCCGGCAAGGCGGCCGCTGCACCCGCCTCGCTCTCGTCGCACGAGGACTACCGCGATGCGCTGATCAGGCTCGGCTACGACACGACGGGTGCCGAAGGCCTGGCCAAGGCGGTGCGCGCCTTCCAGCGCGACCACGGTCTCACCGTCGATGCCAAGATCGGCCCGGCCACCCGCGCAGCCTTCAAGCGCGCGCTCGACCTGCACGCACAGAATCGGGCGGCGGGCTCCGGCGGGGCGGCGGGCGGCGTGGCCGGCGGTGGCGGCGAGATCGCGACCTCCGGCGAGGCGACGACCGAGACGGCGCTCTGGGCGCTCGGCCTCGGCATCTCGGCCGCCCTCATCATCATCGCCCTGTTCCTCGTCTGGCGCTTCCGTGGGCCGCTCTTCGCGTGGGCGCCCGAAGGCGTGAAGGACTGGTTCGAGGACCGGGGCATCGTCATCGGCCGCCGCGTGCGGACCTGAAGGGGAGAAGACACATGCAACTCGCGCACTACCGCAAGCTGATCACCATGCTGGTGACCGGCATCATCATGCTGATCCTGTCGAGAGTCGGCCTGACCCCGTCCGATCTGGCCTTCTATGGCCTGCCTCTGGGCGATCTGCAGGAGGCGATCGTCGACTTCCTGATGCAGGTCGGCATTCCGGCCGTGTTCATGGTCGCGCAGCCGAACGCGGAGGGCGATTCGCTCTGGCGATGGTGGCACTGGATCCTGTGCGGGCTCGCCATTGTCGCGCTGCTGACCCTGATCGTGGCCGGCGTGTCATGGATCTTCTGAACCTCATCCCCGGTGGCGGCGTCACGGCAGGCCTGGCCCTGGTCGCCACCTGGCTTGCCGGAATCGTCGCCGCATTTCTCCGGGGCCGGCGTGCCGGCCTCGACACAGCCAAGGCAAAGGAGGCCGAAGCCCATGAACGCGAACTTTCCCGCACCCGCAAGGCTGCCGATGCTCGCAGCGATGCTGAGCGGCGCGCTCGTGCTGGCGAACTGTCAGACGAGTGGACCCGCGACGACTAGCGGCGCCTGCGCGGTCTGGCAGCCCATTTCCTCGAGCGTCAACGACACCGAGCAGACGCGCGTCGAGATCGTCGCGAGCAACGCGGCGCGGCGCGCCTATTGCCATGAACGATAGCCCCTGGCGCATCATGGCGGCGGCCCTGGCCGGCGTCGGGCTGGTCGCCCTGGCGATGATGCTCGCAACTGGCGAGGCGCGGCCGGCGCCGATCCTGGCCTGTATGGAGTTGTGCCCATGATCTTTGCCCACATCACCAAATCCCTGCGGGAGACCTTTCCCGGCCGCGCCTCGGAGTGGGCGCTCTCGCTGATCCTGCTCAACTGGGGGATCATCCTGCTCCTCAACCCGCTGCTCTTCTCCTCACCCTCCTATCGGCCGCTGGCGGGCCTTGCCTATCCGGAGAACTGGTCGATCTTCTGCATGGTTGCCGGCGGGGGCCGGCTTCTGGTGCTGGCCATCAACGGCGCCTGGCGGCGCTCGCCTCACATGCGGGCGGCCGGTGCTTTCGTGACGTGTTTCTTCTGGTTCCAGATATCAATCGGCTTCCTCCAGGCGGGGACGTGGAGCACAGGCCTTGCGGTCTATCCCGTCCTGCTCTTGCTCGATTCCTACAATGTGATCCGCGCGATGGGGGAAGCGGCCATTTCCGATGCGGCGGGAAAGCGGGCGAAGAGACATGAACCTGGGGGCTGAGATCTGGATTGCCGCGCTTTATGGCGGCGTGCTTCTGCTGGCGGCGGTCGGCCGCTACCTTTCCACACGGCCGGGTGCCAACAGCCAGGCCCACATCACCGCCATGGGGCTGGCGCTCGATCGCGACCAGATGGAGCGCGGGCTCAGCTATCTCTCGCGCATCGCCAAGGCGCTCGAGGCGATGTCCGACAAGCGCCAGGCGGACATGCAGGGGACGCTCGAGGAGATCGTCGAGCACCTCAAGCAGCCGCAATCCACCCGGGCGCGGAAAAAACCCGGAGAATGACACGCCCCGCCAGCCGCCCGGCTGGCGGTGCTTTTTTCGTTTGGGGTGCTGCTCTACATCGTGGCCATGAGCGAGTATCAGCCGAAATATCGCTGGCGCCACACAGGCTTCGCCAACGAGCAGGATTTCTGCTGCTGGGTTGGCGAGCGGAATGTGGGGCGCATCTATCTGGCCAACGAGATGAGCGAGGACGGCTGGCGCTGGTCAATGTATGCGCACGGCCCCGACATGGATCGCCAGGGCCGAATCACCCACGGTTATGTGGCGACGCCGCGGGAAGCGGCGCGCCACGTCGAAGAGGCGTGGGATTTCGCGAAACCGAAGGACCTGCGGATCGTCACGTCCGACCGGACATGATCTCGATGGCCGGGCGCAGCAGCTCAAGACGCTCGCGGGCCTCGGCAGGATCCTCGGCGTGCCTGTCGATGGCCGCACAAAGGCTCTCATTCAGATAGGCGGCGTCGCCGGGGCTATCGATCGCCCACGTGGCGCGCAGCGCCAAGCGTCGGCAGGCGGGTACGTCGAGCGGCCCCTCGGCGGCCAGCGCGCGCGCGAGTTCGTCAAGGGATTCTTCTGGTGAAGGCCTCAT